TGATTCTACATGCCGGAGACTGGGGATATTATCCTAACGCCATAGCGGATACCACAACTAAGAACGCTAGCTTTCTCCATTATGCGAAAACCCTAACCGCCTTAGGGGTAGAAAACCACGCATGGCCATTGGCTCTGCATAACCCTGAAATCCAGGGCATAGACCCCTTCAACAGTAAACTCACTGTAGAAGAAGTCGCTGCTATCTCGTATGAATCTAAATTTAACTATTGGTATTTCTTACGGGAAGTCTCTAGGGTTCCACAAACCGGTACCACCATCCCTTCTTGCTATTTAGCAAACCGAGCTAATATGGCACTGAACTGGTGTTTCTTAAATAACATTGACTTCGCTAACATTATGCCCCGTCAGTGTGGTAAGTCGGTCGGAGCTGACGTATTAAACAACTGGTTAATGCATGTTAGTGGCGTTAACTTAAACATACAGCTCATTACGCGCGGTGATGACCTGCGTGTTAAAAACATTAAGCGGCTAAAAGCCATCCGGGATTTACTCCCTCCTTATCTAAACTTTTACCGTCCAGGCAAGGACGCTAATAACACCGAGCGCTTAACCTGTATGGCGCTTGAGAATGAATATGTGACTGCTGTTGCACAAAAAGATAAAGCAGCAGCAGATAACCTAGGGCGTGGATTGACATCGTCCATTATTCAGGCGGATGAACCACCATACTGTGCAAACATACATATATCTTTGCCTGTAGCGCTGGCAGGTGCCGGTACGGCTCGTGATTTGGCTGAAGCGAACGGTACGTTCTATGGTAACATCTATACAACAACGGCTGGTAAAAAGGATACGCCGGAAGGGAAGTACATGTACGACCTTATCCACTCCGGTATGTACTGGACTGAAAAGCTATTAGATGCCGGTAGCCGTGAACAAGCCTGGGACATGATTGCACTGCACAGTAAACGTCGGTTGGTAAACGGTACGTTCTCACATCGCCAGATAGGTAAAGACGATGAATGGTTACGCAAGAAGATTATCGACTCTACAGGGGATAAAGATGCGGCGGAGCGCGACTATCTGAACCAATGGACATCCGGTAGTGAGAGCTCACCTTTATCAGTAGCGCTTAACAGAGCCGTAGCGCAGTCTAAGAAAGAAGCTACCTATACGCAACGCTTTAAACAGAACTACCTCTTAGATTGGTTTATAGGGCGTGCCGACATGCAGTCTAGGCTCATGAACAATGAAATCATTCTAAACATCGACCCGTCTCAGCTTGTAGGGGAAGACGGTAACGGAGTGGTGATAGAAGACCTGCGTAATATGGAAGTAATTGCCGGTACAGATATTACGACTTCTAATATCTTCAGTTTTGCCAGTTGGGTGACTGACATGTTGGTGATGTTTAAGAAAATGACCTTAGTCATTGAGAATGCGGCATCCGGACAAGCCATACTTGACATCGTGGCACACCAACTCATGCAGTTAGGTATTAACCCATTCAGACGTATCTTTAACCGCGTTATCGATAACCCTATCTCCATGAAGGCAGCCTATCTTGACGTCGTTGAAAACAGTGACAAGTGTGAACCTGAGCTTTATGAGAAATACAAAAAGTATTTTGGGTTTAATACGAATGGGGCGACTCGCCCACTACTGTACGGAATGGTACTTCAGAAAGCGGCTAAATCCACTGCTCATTTATGTAACCATCCTGCTCTAGTAGAACAGATACTGAGTTTGGTGAAAAAGAATGGGCGTGTAGACCACCCATCAGGCGGTCACGATGATATGGTTATCGCGTGGTTGCTTGGACACTGGTTCAGTACTTATGCTCAAAACTTAGCCTGGTACGGAATCCGCCCAGGGGTCGTGCAGTCACTGGTGAGTGAGTTAGGCGCCGAACTGAGTGACGAAGAGATACGTGACCGTATCTTTAGGGAAGGATTGATTAAGCGCATTAACGGCTTAAAAGAGAAACTGGAGACTTGTAATGACATTGTACTGACACAGTCATACTCAATGCAGATTAAGTTGCTGGTGGCTCAACTTGACGATACTGACTTTGAAGCTAAGGTTATGGCAGACATCCGGGCTATTAGTGAAGAGAAAGGTAAGGAGAAACGTTCGTTAAGTCAAATCCTTAAAGAAGAAAATAAGTATTACTAAAACGACATTACTCTCCTTCCCCGTTAAAGGAAGGAGAGTAATTGTCTATTCTGGTTAAGTTGAAGAACTGCCGCCGGATTTAAGGGTAAAGATACGCAGGATGAGATAGATGTAAAGGGCAACGCCTGTGGCGACCCGCATAGCTGGTCTAGCTCTAGGTACCGCTTCTTCTACGAGTTCAACACATAGGCGCTTAATCGTAATCAAATCTTTGCGTTTGGTACGTGAAGAACGATAGTAGTCTCGGCATTTACTAATCATAGCAGGGACATCCGTAAGCGATATACCGTCACCACGAGAGACATCAAACAACATGATAACTAGTTCTTCGGATAGCTCATCGAGTTGAGGACGTAAGACACGGCTGTTTTCTGACATGTAAGATAAGGTATCTCTAAGGTAACGAATGTCAGCAGTTGTGACCACTGTCATTGTGTCTTCTAGTAACGACTCCTTAATGAGTTCGGCTTTAGTCTTGTAGCGTCCCTTTAAGTCCTCAATGAGTTCTCTTTGGAAGCTACGGACGTTACCGACGACCTTAACACCTTCATGTTCACCTATGCGGCTAAAACTACCAATGCGTGCTTCTTGGTCTTTAATGCGATGGAAGGATTCCGTTAAAGCGTTTAAGACGTCGGTTAAACGGTCCTGTAGGTCATTTGCCCACTTAGCCACATCATAGGTGCCTTGGAATGTTTGAAGCTGCTGACGCCATAGGAACTTATCTGAAACGACTTGTTCACCACGCATCTTAAGTAGTTCAAACCAGCTCCCTGCTTTCTTTAAATCCGACCGATAGTCCAATGACTCATAGTGAGCCATGGCAATGGATTCATTGGCTTTAAATCGAAAACGGTTACGCATGCCTGATGTTAAGTGTTTCATGTGGGCGCCGATAATGGTGTATACAATACCAATCTCTTTTTCGTCTTGAGAAAGACGGCTGGTAGCAATACGGTGAGCCACATATAGAAACGAAAGGTTCATGAGACTAGAAGCCACGCGCCAGCGAGATTCAATCCCGTCTAGCTCGTAGATGTCATTCTGGCAATCTTCAATATCGATAATACCACAGATTTCTTCTAGCCAATAGCGACCGTCGACTTCGTCCATCCATACCGCACGGTAAACCCCTAAGAGGTGCCCACCGAAAAAATTGGTGTGTTCTTCATTTTTGTTTGCGAACTTCTGGACGAACTGAAGTACGCGATTGATAAATTGCTTATCGACCTCAATGTTGGTATAGGTATCCATTAGGTCTTTGAGTGATGGAAATGCCATAAAGTTATCCTATCAGTGAGGATGAATAAAAAGAGTATCTAGAGGATTCGTTTTCGGCACGGGTTAAAACCCATATTACCTTAACGCATAAACACTACCTGTTAACTATAGGGAATACTTATAACCATGTTCAACATTTTAACTTTACTGTGCGAGGCACATTATGAATGCAAAGAAAGAGCAAGAAGCTCGAGTTGCCGCCATGCGGCTAGTACTCGACCACTACAGGCGAGATACCGTCAGTCCCATTTTTATTACGCCGGAGATACTTAGGGAATACCACTACCAGCTAAAGGATGTTGACCGTGTAGTTGTGTTTATTGGGTTTGACATTAACAGCCCATTAATGATACCGACAGGAACGCACTTTAAACAAGATGTATGGGTGGTAGAGTCCATCTATCGCTCCGCAATTGACGTAACTATCGAAGGTGACATGTATTTCATGGACACTGAGATTAGATTACGTTATGGAACCGACATCGTAATTAATACCCACCCTCTGGCTGAAGTCAAAGGTATCCACCGCTTCGATGCAGTGAGTTGGGAGCACTGGAAGTCTGAAAAGATACGGACACGACTTATGGGTAACAAAGCTGTTAGAGTCTTTCATAACGAAACCGACGCTAAAGTGTTACAACAGAAGTTCCGCGATGTCTTTTTAGCCCTCCCTACATTTCCACTGAAAGATTTTATTAAACTCCTTCCGTCAGTCAAACTTTTGTATAATAAAAATAAGGGGCTACATAAAGTAGTCGGTGATATCATCATAAAAGGACCTTACCGATACACCATACCCGAAAACCTATTATTCACAGGAGACGTCAGTCATCTAGATTACATCCAGCAAGACTATCCATCAACCACTCGGATAGAAGGCGGTAAAATCGAGATGCTGAGTTACTTCAACTATGCTGACAACAACCCTTAATCAAAAGAAACTTATCGTAGTCGGTAATTTCTTCTCCTGTAACGGGGAGATAGGAAACCCACTGCGCGTGGCCTATACGGGAGCGGATGTTGCCCCGTGGCTAAAAGAAGCCTTTGATAATAACGTATCTGAAGAAGACTATGGCGCACTCGCCCAACACCCAGACCCTCATGTGAGGTGTCTGGTTGCTCGTAATCTAGAATGTCTGGATATACTGGCAAATGATGTCGATGCTTCAGTACGTCAAATTGCAAAGGAAGCTTTGCGCTATACTAGAGGACCCATGCGGGACCCGATTGATATAAAGCGTGAATTTCACCATGAATGGGTGCGGCAGTAATCCCATAGACTCAGGACAATAAATTAAACCTTTAATTTATGCCCTCTTCGTATTTTAAACCCACTAATCCGTAAACAGGAGTTTTACATGAGTAATTGGCAAGGCGGTGGCGGTAACTGGGGCGGTAAACGCGCTCCTAAGCCACGTCCACAACACGGTCCAGAGCACGAACTAGAGCCACGCATTGAAGCTATCTTACGCAAAGACCGTAATGTCCCTAAGAACTATCACAGTCCAGGTGAATCTCCATCGCGTGAAACCATACTGTTAGAAGGTGACCCAGAACGTCAAAGTATTGAAGTACCAAAAGCGGCAATGTTGTTTAAGCAAGCAGGCTACCCACTGAACCACGACCAGTATCCACCGATTAAGAAGTTTAATTCTGAATACCCAGATTCAAACTACTACTTCGTACACAGCGGTCCTGTATTCTGGAAGAAAGACGAAAACTTCCGTCATATCCCGACATACTCACGTTATGTCATCGACCGCTTCGGTCGTGTACTCAATGCCTGCACTGGTGTTGCTGTACAACCTGAAAACGATCGTATGTATAAACTGGTGGCTGATGGTCCTGCCTTTAGCAATAACCCATACTGGGCAGCTAAAGACACACTGCTGATGTTAGCATTCAGTACCTTACCTGAAAACTTCATTGACTATGGCGGTGGTACATACAGCCATGAGCTTAAAGTTGATGCAGAGAAAGGTGAGTACACATGGGTTGCTCGTCCAGCAGTGAAAGTCCGCAATGGCGAAACTGGTCAAACGAAGTTATATCGTAATTTCCCTGAGTTTATTGAATGTGCGGTAAAAGACTTCCAGCAAGCCGGTGATTTACGACGTCAAATCCGTACACCGATTGATGGCGTTCTGACCGTAGGTCCGTTCCAAATCAAGCTAGCAGAAGAAACGGCGATGCCTGAACTTCCAGTGGCTAGCGAAAGCAGTTCTACTGCGGCAGTCAGTGAGCCTGCTCCAGCAGCAGCCACACAAGAAGAAACCGTCGATATTGATTTCGATGATTTAGAATTCTAACATGAACTAGTGTACTGTCTGATTTCGGTCAGACAGTACACTAATAGGAGCTTTTATGAAAATATACTTAGTAGGTGGTGCAGTACGTGACATAGCAATGGGCTTAAGTCCAAAGGACTTTGACTATGTGGCTGTTGGCGGTAATCCCGATTATTTTCAGGAATGGAAGATGGTCGGTAAAGACTTTCCGGTTTTTATTGAACCGGCACATGGATGGGAAGTTGCATTAGCACGTAAAGAAAGTAAGACAGGACTAGGGTATACCGGTTTTTCTATAGAGTGGGAAGGGGTGACTCTAGAAGAAGATTTAGCTCGACGTGACCTGACCATCAATGCAATGGCGCAGGAAGTTGACTGGGAGCAAACGGTTGAGAAAGGGTACCCTATAACAACCGGGGATATCATAGACCCCTACGGTGGCTTAGACAGTCTTAAGAACCGATTGTTGCATCCGACCTCAGTGCGGTTCGAAGAGGACCCAGTGAGGCTATTACGCGCCGGGCGCTTTCTAGCACGGTATACTGAGTTTAAGCCGAGTGTCCAGTTAATCGAAGTTTGTAAAAGAATGGCGCGACAGGGTACAATGGGTGAACTTAATGCGGCCCGTGTATGGAAAGAAACGGAAAAGGCCCTAACTGAGCACTTTCCAGTGAACTACTTCGACTTCATTACCCAGTTTGACTTTCCCTTTGTACGGTTCTTACGGGCAATGAAACATACCCGTGAGGACAATGCTTATCATCGTGAAGAGTCTGTCTATGACCATACAATGATGGTATTAGCTCATGCCAGTCAAACCGATAATAATCCTAGGCTTAACTTTGCCTGCTTAATGCATGACATTGCTAAACCCTATTGTTATGCAACTCAAGGGAATGGACATGGACATGAAGAGGTAGGAGTAGGGATGGTTAAAGAGTTCTGCTCTACATGGAGTATACCTAAGGCATATCGAGATTCGGCCATTGCAGTTACACGTTACCACCAAATGGTACATTCTGCACTAGGACGTAATGGCGATAGTCCGCTTAGACCACGCAGTGTTATGACTCTCTTCAATGGCATCCATGCCTTTAATCAACCCGATAATTTAGAGTTTCTACTGCAAGCATGTTTCGCTGACCATTACGGACGCATTGGCGATGAGCCCCCAGCCGTTTATCGCAATAGCGAGTTTCTAAAGGAGTGTTATGCCGCAGCTTCGCAGGTTGACGCACAAGCTTTAGCCGCTCGTCTTATCGAGAAGGGGAACTGCGCAGGACACGTCATTGGTGAACGTATCAATGAAGCGAGATGTAAAGCTATCTCGGTGGTCCGTAACCAATGGGTTTAATAAGTTAGATTAGGTTATCTGCGTGATAGCAGATAACCTATCTTTTTAACTTAACTTATTTTTCTCTCTATAAAAGCCCAGAAGGCGGTTTAGATATAAATCAACCCACTTGCCTTAGTTAACTAAAATAACCCTCTTAGAAATCGATACAATGCGTTTTAAGCTATATTTGAATACAAAGATTAAAGTAAGTTAAAAACATCCTGTTAAAGTTATGTTTTCTTAGTAGGTAATTTTGACTCTTGTAAAATACCCAATTTTGACCTAAATATTTTTAAGTGCGATGACTTTCTAAAATTAGGACATTTCTCTCTATCCATTGCCCCACCTTTAGTATGCCTTAATTTGTAAAAATTTACAGAGCCGATCAAATTAAGATGAGGAGCTTTTCTAGATCTATTTTTTTCTAAAGAAAAAAATAAGTAATTATTAATATATATATAGAAAAAAATATTTTAATAAGATTAGTCATATAAAGATATTAAAAAAAAACAACTGAAAGTTGTTTTTAAAGAATATAAAACCTAAAAGAAAAAGATCAGGAACTCGAACTACGTTCTCATTCTGGAAATTAGATCGGTTTAAATATATCTCGAAGAGTCTGCTATGAGTGTAAGCACTCATAGACTCACTAGGAAGATTCTAGAGAAAAGTTTAGTAGGTTTATATAAAAACTCAACATTTACACTCTACTCCTCCTGAGGACTACCTCAGGAGAGATGAAGTAAACTTTCAAAAAACATTGGATTATAACTGATGCCTCCCTTGAGGGGAGTCATAGAAAGTCCCGGAGGGAGATCTAAAATAAACAAAATATATTTGGGCCGCGACGCGACGCCGTCGGGCACACCTCTGGCAAAAATAAAGTCCCTAATGCCCTCTAAAAGTTCCTGTATCGAACGTAGAGCCACGTTAAAGTATTAAGGTGATAGATTGCTTACCTTTTACATTATCGTCGCTCTAATCGCTTTACAGAGAAGATTTTATATTTTAATCAAAAACAGTAAAAACACATTCCTGTCTCCTTTTACGGAAGACAGGAATGGTTTGTAAACCCCGTAGGGGAGGTGCCACTAAGATACCAGAGTGTGAAAACAGTGGCACCTCTATTCATCGCTGTAGCTAGGTCTAATAATTACAGCCATACAATTGGTGCGATATGAAAACAACCGTAACCTATCTCGAGGACATCTGTGATGTAGCACGGCTACGCACGGGGGATGTTCTTATCAATTTCTGTAACTGTCGCTGTGAATGGCGGAGTGATTGGCAGCAATCTTTAAAGCGTGCTTGTCAGAACGCATACATTGCCGATTTGAATACCCGTAAGGGAGACGCTACTAAGTTAGGCATGGTAACATGGGCTAAAGAACGTAATGGGGTCTTTGTTGTAAACCTATACTGTTACATTGAACATACCAAAGAACCTTTAACCACCATTGAGGAAAACCTCTATCGAGGACTTAAGGTGGTTCATGCCCTGTTCCCTAAGAGTAGGGTAGTTGTCCCTGCCCATGTGCCTTGTATCCTGCCTCGATGGCATACTTCACTTATGCAGCAACTCCATAGCGTACTGCATGACCGAGACCTTGTTTTGTACGTAGACGGTAAATAGAGACCCAGTCACCGAAGTGACTGGGGTACAACAGGCGACTCACGTGAAGCCACAAAGCTCTCTACTAAATTTGTAAGTTATCTAAAACCTATATTACTTCAGTGATATACTCTAATAAACCAAAGGAGACTGTTATGTCTAACGAACTTTTAAAACCACAAGAATTATTGGCGCTCTGTAAACAGAACTTTGAATCCGACTCCCTTACCTTGGAAGACAGTGACAGTCTGAAGACAGCCCTGGAAGGATATGTACAGACTTACCCAGCCGTAGCGAAGGGGTTGTTTTATTCACAGAGCGAGAACGGTGTGTTGTGTACCGAACTTAACGACTATGTGGCTCGACTGTTCATGCAGTACCTGGATGACCTGGTTAAGCTGAACCAGACGGTCTATGTGAAAACCTCTACATTCAACATCCAAGATACCGCAATGCCTAAAGCGATGCAGGCAGCACTATACAAAGCTATCCCGTATTACCTTAATGGCCCATGGTGCGTTACTGTCGATAAAGACCTACGTCAGTTCAGTCGCCGCTATCTAGCAGAAGACTCGGTTAGTCAGATTGAAAAGATTAAGCGCATAACCGAGCGTCGTTTGCGTTATATCGCACCCGGCTCACCTGTCAGCATCGTTGGCGGCGGGGATAACCAGCACCGTGTAGGCATCCTCTGTGAAGCTAAGGGCGATATCCATTTAGGTTGGACAGAGTGTACTATTGCGTTCAGTGCCGGCGGTAATCTGGTAGAGTACGCAACCTATCACCGTTCTGAGATACGTCCATTTAGTACCCAGAAGAAAGACCTAGATAAAATCGGTCAGTCTTTATGGGATACCTTAGAAGCTAAATTGGTAAAGGCGTAACTTCAGAACCTATAACCCCCCCCCCATCATGAGAGGAGTATTAAAGCATGCAACCCAGTAAGTCAGAAGCGGATTACGAGCTTATACGTAAAGGCGAATGCCCTAAGTGTCATGCTGTCGGTACCCTACAGGAAATCTCCTTAGGACATGGCGGCATGATAGCCTGTACCCGCTGTAATCAGGAATGGGACCTCGTTACCCTCATGCATGGGGCTAACCCCACTAAAACTCAATCTTAGAAGGGATATTAATCATGGCGATTATTACAGAATGGTGGTGGCTAGCGTTACTAGTAGGGCTGCCTGCTGGCATAGCAATCAGTCTCATCAATCACCGCACCATGCGTAATTGTAAATCCCCTGTTTTTCCAGAAACGGAATTAAAGGAAATTATAGCGACCTGTCGCAGTGAAGGGAAATCCCCTAAGCAAGCCCTTTCATTAGCGAGGGTTTATCTCATCAACCATGGCCATATGGGTTCCAGTTGTGGTTTCCATTTAGAAAGGCTGGTCTCTGAAGAGTACTACGGTAAACTTCCTTTAAGTACCGGTTAAGGTACTGTGCTATTGCTCCTACTGTCCTTTACGGGGCAGTAGGAGCTTTATTTCTTTCTATCTTAATTTTTCATAGATTGGAGATAACGCATGTCGTTACTACAACCAAAAATCAAACGGGTATCTGGGTACGGTAACTTAGACGTAGAGAACCCTGACCCTCAGCGTTATATGCAATGGGCGTGTTTACTACACGCCATAGTAAAGCGAGATAAAATCCCTACGGGTGACTTCCTAACCTACAGTGCGTTTTCACACTGGTTAGACAGTGTCGACTATAGACCGAGCCATACTCGCTTGGTTGACCTATCCCCTTTACTGGAACCTGGAAACTGTCTAGGTACAGAGCACTATGTTTGTTTACCTGTAGACGAAGCTTATCAGGTTCGAATTACAGTTAAGCAGAGTAAGGCAGGGTTACCTCGATGGGTACGTCGGTCTAACAGTCACCGTACCGCTTATGCGTTTACTATTACTCAGTATTTGAAAACGGGTAATCGTGTTATACGTGGTACTCGTAATACTCCCTTAGAAGCTCACAATGAAGCTCTAAGGGTTTTTATTGGTAATCTTAAACGTATCTACCAGGGTAATTCTAATTCGTTAAATAGAGCTGTTTTAGAGCGTTCTATTGAAGTACTAGAATCTCGTTATAAAAGTAATCTTACTCTTATTGAGAATAAGGTATTTTTTATTTAACTTTACTTGCCTAATATTTTGAGGGGGGTACCGAGCAGAGCGAGGTGGGGGGAGATACCCCCCTCTATCTAATATTAGAAATAGTATTATGAAACTGTGAGTACTCAATACTCACAGAGGAGATCATGAACACTGTGTACTGATAGACAGTACACACATGAGAGACATTTAAGCCCTACTATCGTACTATAACCTGATGATTCTATCTACTCTCCTAGAAAGAGAGTAGATAGGGTTATAGACTGTATTTAGGGATATTATGATTTATCTGTTTACTTTGAGTAAACAGAGTAGTAAGTACTGAATACTTAGAAAAGGAGAAAAGAGATGAGTCGATTAGTATGTGGATTGGGTATCAATGACATAGAGAACCCTGTCGTGATTAAAGACAATGGTCTGATTGTCTATCGATGTCCATTCTACGCCAGATGGCACCATATGTTAAGTTTGGCTAAAAAGCGTGGCTATGACGTGTGTCCTGAGTTTCTTAAGTTTAGTGGATATAAGGCCTTTTTAAAGCGCAGTGGGTATACTGACGGTAAACTCGTCCTGTTACTGCCGGCTTATCTAAGCACCTCAGTCATTGACCCTACCTCCGTTGCCGTATTAGACGCTCACCAGGTTCGCTACATTACGAATATCCGTTGGAGTCGTAAAGCCCTACCTTGGGTAACAGCACGTAACAGAGGCTACGTAGGTGACTTAACCCTACACTATCCAGTCACGCATCGTGCTACCCATCGTGGGGATAACGAGCTGGATATTCATCTACGATGCTTAGCGGATAAGATTAAAGACTTAACTCACTTAGCTGAGGAGTATCGTACTAACCCATGGACCTTTCACAGCTTACGTCGGCTAGTTTCCCATATGGAGAATTCCTTTAAGGAATGTCTCCCTTATGCCCCTGACCCATTTTAATCAATTCTCCCTCTTTACGGAGGGAGTTTCCTATTTCTTTTTTTGTAATTATTATTTACAGACTCGTGTTATATAGGTAGTGGATAACCGACATTTGCCTCCAGCAAATGGGTAGGGGATTATGATCTTAAAAGAATCTAGAAAGATCTTGTAAATAGATCGTGAAAATTAACAAGGTAATCCTATGTAGGTTTTACCTAAAACAACGTCGTTATTCACTCAGCCTCAATCGACTAAGGGTATCCATTTACCCTAGGAGAATGATCATGCTCACAGGAAACTACATAGAAATGTTTGAAGTATTAGGAATTAGTCTAGGGTACCTTATCCTCATCGTGCTATTTCTGACGATTGCCGTAGGCAGCTTCATTGCTGCAGGGCCATTTAATCAAAATGCCATGGATGCCGTCAAAGAAGAAGAGATAGAGCGGTTAGCACTAATCCTCAAAACCAAACTCATCTATAGTCCTCGCTTATCTAACCCTAAGCGATGGATACAACACCGATGTTCCAAACACTGTAAGAACACTTCCCTAGAATCTAAGTTTACGTCACACGACATTGACACCATTGTCATGAAGGCACGGGTATTAGTCCATGACTATCGTCGTACCGTAGGTCGCCTAAAAGAGGAAGGTAAACTCATATAACAACTAAGTAGGCTAGCTATGGACGCGGAGCGCGAACTCATCTACCAACTCCTCTCCATTGCCGGTATTATCGCCGGTGGCATCTTTGCGATATGGAAGGGGTATTTACAAAAAAAGAATACTCGCCTGGAACTCATCACCGTCAATAAGAAACGGGAGATTCAGAAAGAGAAAGTATTCATTGCAAAATTCATTGCCTCTATCGCCTTAATGCTGGCACGTACTGAAAATGCCCCTTTAGGAGGGCGTCATTTCTCTAGAGCAAAGGAGTTCTATCTAGAGTATGGACATCTATTAGGTCATGAGCCTAAGGTGTACCCTGGACTGTTTAAGCTTGCTAAGAAGATAGCGGTACGTGACTTGTCTCAGGGAGTAGACCCGGAGTCTTACTACGATGAAGATTAACCGGGTACTATAATTAAATGTGTGAAACTGACAGTAGGGAAGGTTGTCAATGATAGTACGCTTGAGTTTAGTGCTCCTTGCGTTATGGTCATTCTACAGCTTGTCTGTCTTCGTACATACGCGTGTTATTCCAGTTGATAGCCCATGGGTAGTTGCTTTAGAAAGCAATTCCCATGATAGTGCTATCATTCCAGCCGGAATAGCGCTGGAGCGACGAATTGAATCCGGGATTATCCAATCTTGTGTAGACCACAAGAAGAATGGCCCGGCATTCGTAGATGGACATAGATGTGACCATAACACACAACAATACCGGTTGGTTTGGGAAACAGGCTGAATGTATGGTTAATCTATACGACGCCTAAAATGGCTTAAGTCCCATATATCTTTTTGTTTATTAGACCGTCCATAGATAGGTCAGCCTTAAATGGCAAAACAAAACAGTCCGTCAATACTGAGAGATTGATATAAGACCTCCTAGGGAGATAGCTAATGCTATCTCCCTAGGCACTCTTATCTTTTTTCTTTTTAATAGATACCGCCTAACATGATACCGATATGTTCACGGCTGGCTTCAGGGTCACTGAAGATGGCGATGCGATGGAACGTGTCCTCGATGAATTCTTGATATCGCACATACGCGTCTTCCATCTGGTCTAGCCGACTCAGTAAACGGTCGTTAGGCGTACCACCAGTCGATGAACCACTGCCAATTTGAATGGATACGCGGTTGTAGACAATGGCTTCGGTCGCCATCACGCAGAGGTTAGCAAAGTCTCTCCAGTAAGCTTTATCGACAGTAGAGAACTGCTCGTCATAGGAAAGAACGCATTTTAACCAAGCAATACCGCCTAGCGTTTCATGTACCAGTACGGTATTCGGACCGACTAATCGTACATTCGAAATTCCTGCACTTTCAAAAGGTGTAGAGGACGCCAACATGGCATTCGCGGCATTAGTTAATGGGTCTGACCCAGTATCGAAGTTATTCCTACGTGCCCCGTACTCGATGGCCATTACTCTGGAGATTTCGCGTCCTTGAGTCATAGAGGTAGGTATGCGGTAGATGTAGGCGCCTTCAGCAACAGTCGGTGTTAGTCCAGACAAATCAATGTTCGTGTGTTGACCACCGATGGTGTTAAGGTCTGGTAATACAAACTGGTCAATGACTTCACTCTTAATGAGCCATTCCAAAGAAGTCGTGTTATGTCGTTGATAGAGGGAATGTTGTTTAAAGGCCATATTAAGTAAATCGTAAGGAATACGGTTTCTAATATGGGATATGACGTAATCGATTAATTCCATTGCTCTCGGCCCCTTTGTGGTCTTTTACGGGTGACGTGAATAGGATAGGGTATGGGCCCTAGTATACATAATGTTTAAAAGGAAAACAACACAATGAAAACCAAACTAATGATTTACGGCTGTGGTGGTACAGGACTTAACCTACTGCAGGATGTGATTGACCACCCTAATCTACCGACTCAATCACCGGTAGATGCTGTACGTATTGACCTGTCTAACGCAAACGAGCGTAAGGACTGTCCTCTACCAAATTACTCTATTCCTGGTACCGGCGCTGGTAAAGACCGTGCTTTAGCACTCGAACAAACACGTCCTCACATTGACGACATCCTTAAGCAGCACTTACCTGGCACCAACAACATCGTACTGTTCAGTGCCGCAGGCGGTACGGGTTCAGTCGTTGGTCCTCTTATTATCGCTGAACTGTTACGTCGCGGACATTCTGTAACAGCCTTTGTAGTAGGTTCTACCTTAACGGGTAAGCACTGTAAGAACACACATAAAACATTGCTTACCTTACAGCAGCAAGTACGCAACATTAAAGTGCCTTTAGCATTGGCGTATTATGAGAACGCAGAAACTGAGACTGAGACAGGTCGTAAAGGTAATCGCCCTATGGTCGATAAGACGATTGCTAACGATATTTACCGTATGTCTCTTCTTTCTTCAGAAACACATCGTGAGCTTGACCGTAACGACTTTAAGAACTTCTTAGACTATCGTAAAGTTACCGATGTACCACCACAGCTTACCGAAATTATCTTTGGTGTAGTGGGCGATGAGAACGCGAATGACTTTAGCGCATACCAAGGTTCCGTTATCAGTTCTGTCTCTGTGCTACGCTCTAAAGCCGATACGGGTCCTGACTTAGGTCAGCCTTATGGCGCCGAAGGTTACTATCAAGAAGAAGTCGTAGAAGAGTACGGTGATAAAGCCCATGGCCAATGTGCGATTCTGACAACATTGAATCTAAGCACCTATATGGATAATGTGCTGGCACGACTACAGCATTTAGAAGAAGTGGAAGAAAACCTAAAGCGCGATAACGGTTTCCGCTGTGATATTGCTTCTGATGACGATGACGTCCTACTATAACCATTAAAATCCAAATAATTCTGTTACCTATATTACCTGGGTAGCAGAATTATTAATGGAGTTTCTTATGCATACTGCATATATTCAATCTTTAACCCCTGAGCAAATACAGTTATTAAACCACGTTATACAAACCTATGACTCTTCCTTTGTGCCGTCCTCCTCGCGTCATGTATCATACCGCTTACGCATCTACGAACAAATCATTGGAACGCTATTAGCGGAACACTGGGGGGCGAGGTTTAAACCCCATCTTACCCAGAGCTATGTCCAGCTACAGCAGTATGTCAGAACCTGTACCAATAAAGAAATACTTTTAAGTGTTTTAAAACCCATTCCATTGTGGCAAGTAACTTTCCATGTGGAGTTTATTGACCCTGTGTCGTTTATTGTCTATGAAGAAGGAGCAAGAAGGCCATGCGCCCCGATTATTTAAAATCCATGGTACTGGATACCTACACTCTCGCTTCTAGACTACTGTCCCATGCTGACTATATGCAACACGAACTAATGCAGCCATGGCCATTTCCTTTTAAGCCCACTATCGAAGTCTTCCAAGGAATGCTAGTAGCCCATGCTAAAGACATCGTAGAGTATAGTCTATGTGCCCACATTCGTGGACATCATGATTCTCAGCTAGAGCTATGCTGTCAATCCCTAACGGGACGTAATAATCCAGAACAGGCTCAGTCCTTAAAGCGCTTCTATAATGAAATCGCAGGAATGGACTGGCATGAGCGAATCATTGCTTTAGTCGGTACACAAACCTACGACATCTGGAATATTGATGCGACACCCGACACAGTAGTCATCGTACATATAGGTGATTTTCGAATAATGGAGTGGGAACGAGACCATATGGAAAACGGAGAGTATTATGCAGACCCCATTACTATTAGGAATTCACGACGTTAAGGAGTGCCTGGGTGCGACTCTAGAGACCTATGGGTTTGTGTTCCATGGGCCTCTAGAAGAAATCGTTAAGCACGAATTCGAATGTCATTTCTATGGTAAGACCTTTCGTGACCTCACGGTATCTCCGTTAGAAGAGTACTTTGACAATAACCGTGTTCCTACCGATTACCGCCACTACATATACTCCGTGTTAGCAGAACAGTTCAGTCGCCTTATTGACCGCATTGTTGATAGCCAAGCACGTGAGTATTACCATTACCAATTAGAATGGGTAGATAACCTTACCGTCTATTTACATAGATTGGAACCTACTCTTACCGATACATCTAGTTCATCACTGGAGGGACTGTTATGCAGTTATTAGTAAACCACCACGATGCAGGTAGTCCGTATTATCGTAATAAAGCACTAGCCGCGGTTGCGGCTAGTGCTTTATATTCTTTAGCACAGACTTTTCTTTGCAGAACGTATAATCGTCATCAGGACTTGAATGAAGTGAACGGCATGTTCCGTCACGCTATTTCTGCCCTATTGAACGAAACCCCGGTCGAGCACTACTACGACCCAGAACCATGTAGCTGTACCACACATTATGTCCAGTGCCCCCAATGTTTAGATAAACAAAATACATTAAGTGCGTCTGGCCTAGTATTAGATAGTCTACCCTTTGCTGATTTACATGTCCAGAACTGCGAGTGTTATGACCAAGAAAGCATTTGCCAGTCATGTCTGATGAACGAGCAATATGAACGTGAAATTGAAATGATCATTTACGAGTTGTCTAACAACATGATGATTACACGCGAAATGATAGACTTTCTAATGGCTTACCCGTCACCAAACGTTTATCTGATTGACGATAATACCATCATGTTAACTGACCAAAACTTGCCTCAGTACAGCCTGCCTGCGTATAATAACACTGCTCCTGGATTTGGAGTATTCCGTAATGCAATGGTGGGTGGTCCAGTGCAGAGCATAAAGTCCTATCTTAACGCTACACCAACACATGTCTTTTATCCTCATGCGCTAATGGATGCAGAGTTATGAAGTTAGTCATCCATTTTAAACATATTCACCTCCTACAGGGCATTCCTGTAGGGAGTGACTTATGGGAGATGTGGAAACTGGCAATAGAGATGCACTGCTGGAATATTCCGCATAGTGAGATACGCGCTGAGTTACAGGAATTTGAAGGGTGTTTTAATAATGGTAATGTAGACTGGAAGGTAGAATTTACAGACATTATAGATACCATAATCCACACACTAGCATCCTCAGCTAAACAAGACCACAGCGCGCTATTATGTGAGTATGATGGTCTAACGCTGGATGACATCGATGTGTTGGATTCGGAAAGTCTAATATTGGAGTTTAACAATGAGTAACTTTATTGTATTGTTGCACCATGAAGACATCATGGACTACATCGAAGGCACTGACTATACCTTTAAGCATGCCTTAGGGGTCTGGGTACGTGGTCTTATTATGGGTCGGTCAGAAATGGCCATCTTTAAAGACGTTGAGACTCTCTTTAGTGGACCAGAAGAAGAGTTTGAAGACTTCTGTGATGATGTCACTACGATTATGGCCAATATCGATGAGGGTAGTCTCAGGCGAGTTAAGTCTCTTTACTGTGCCAAGGAAGAAGAGATAGGCGCCAGTGCCTTAGCGTGCTATGTCGAGGTTAATGCTATTGACCAGCATACGCTAGGCTTTACCGTAACAGGGATAAAGTAAATGTCTAAATACTTACACCGAGTCGTGGCCCCGTCTAATGGCGTACTAGAGCAAATCCTAGGAAGGTTCTGCAGTAGTAATGTTCCACCGGACGATTTTGAGACTCGTCTCAGGGATGTTCTTAGCTTTACCTACTCTACAGTTCGTGGAATAGAATGCGAACCGTTCCCTTTCGAAACCCTAGAAGGAGATAAAATCGTTAAGGCAAGACTTCAGCTATTTAAGCAAATCATAAGTAGCCTTAGTGAGGCTGCCCTAGTCGAACTGAGGTATGACTCTTCTGTGGGTAATGACCTCATCTTTTTAACGGTGACCTATGAGCCAAAACCCAACATCCCCAACCCCCACTATCGGTAACCTTCAGCAAATGATAATCCAGGTCATAGGGATACAGAAACTGATTAACCTTTATCCAGAGGGATTTTCAGTGATGATTAAACCTACCCTGGACTGTCTATTGCAAGGCATCCGTGATAGAGATGATATATTAGAACATCTCTACGAAGATACCTGTGAAGGGTTATTGGTCCGTGTTTGCCACTGTCACTCCATGCGCATGGACTGTGCTGACTGTGAAGACATGGCCCACGTTGATAGTCTAGCCATCGGGCTGTTAGACGCCCTTTTAGAACTACTGTTAAAATCGGACTTAGTATTGGATGAGATGGCAGTCTTTCTTTCACCGAGTCATTTCTTTGACTACCAAGTCCGTGTATTGGACAATGATAGTCTAGTACTTGATAAGAGGCTATAACAATGGAACCCTTTGAAAAGGTCTCTTTAATCATAAGAGACCCCTCTTTAAGTGAATATGTCACTAAACTCAAAGAGATACACTGGTATGACTTACCCATTGAAAACGAAGTCGACCCATTCGTGTACGCTCAAGAAATGTTCTTAAAGTTAAATAACGACATTTATGGCGCCACTCAAGGTAAGTACTGTGACCCTGAAATTGTAGATGCCTTCTTAGAGTTTAAAGCCAAACTCGAGCACTCCATTGCATCCAATCATTACTTACCTCTCTATCGCTTAGAACACCTTACACTGGCTAGTGTAGAGTTTGTTTCCATGGACGGCGATGTTGTCGCTGTCTTTGATTAAAAGAATCTAGTAGGATTAAGGAGATTACCCATGACCATTTATGACATTGTCCCTGGACAGAAACTGAAGTTTTCAATCTATGGACAGATTAACAGCGTGAAGAACTTCGAAGGAACAATTGCCGGGCTAGTACTCGGCAGCTATGTTCCACAAACCGAAGACCCTTCCATTAACCATGCTAACATTTACCCAACCTTACCGGACTCTCGTAAAGAAGCGTTCCAAGACCTTTATACTTCATACCAGTATGTTCAGCTAGTACGTGCGGATAACAGCATTGTATATATCGGACTACCATGGATTAATGATGCAACCATTGAGTCTTTAGAAAACGTTATTTGTGACATCCGCCTAACTAACTTTAAAGCTTCTCGTCGTGACGAACTCGTTCTCAAGTTAGCACAGTGGAACTTTGATGTAGAAAAGATAACGGTATCGACCGAGTAATTATTTTAAATGGGCTTGTCTTATAGCATAGGTAAAGGCGGGTCCAGTTCATGATCGCACATGAATGGCTTTACCAATTGGGTTTGGACAACAAAGTGTTGTTATTTTTCAGATACTCTAGGCTTCGTGCTTAGGGTATCTGTTTTTTTTTTTGCTTTTTTACAAGACATGGGAATAGATTAGACCCAAAAGGAGATAACCATGTCCGCCTTTGTAAAACCTTTAGATTACTATAGCCGAGATTATGACATCATCGGTAACTATAAGCAGTCCATGTCACAGGTCATTCATCTGTGCACTGGCGCAACAGTAGAAGAAGCACGTTCATTTTTAGATGTCAAAATGGATAATGAGTGGAAACCTAAATCCCCTCAAATGAAAGCTCTGATGCGTGAACCCCGCGCTGACCGTGCTAAAAAGAAAATCGATTTTTTATCTTACATGGACTGGGTGTCAGCACAGAACCATATCTTAGCCCCAAACCTTATCTGTTACGCTAACCCTAACATTGAAGAATCTTTCCTTTCTGGCTTTATCTCCAACAACCTAGCAACTCGTTCTGCGGTTAAGAAGGAAGGTCAAGCAGCCGGTATGGCTGGGGATAAGGAACATGAGAAGTTTTGTGACCTATTACAAGCTAACTATAAAATCCGAAACAACTCTATCAGTGGCGCACTATCGAGTCCGTTCAACCCATTGTACTACGCTTCGTCTCATACATCCTTAACCAGTGTGTGTCGTACGATTACGTCGTATGCCAATGCCTGCAATGAAAAGTTAATGGCCTCTAACCGCCATTACTATAGCCCTGAGGTTACAATAGAGAACATTGCCTATGTTACCTCCCATGCTGACCTAACTGCCGTGTCAATGGCAATGGATGCGTTTAACATTAGTCCGCCATCGGTTGACTTTGTGTTAAACCAAATCTTTGAATCTACCAGACTGTACTGGAATCAGGAATCGTCAGAAGCCATGATTGAAACCATGGTTCGCAATATGACGGATGTTGAACGCGCTGCCTTTAGCTTTACAGGTGACCTACACGCGCTCCATCAGTCTAACGATACTGTGGTTCGTTTATTCTATGATAAACTTTCTACGCGCACTGCGCCGGTCATGGATAAGGCAGAGCAGGAAAAATGGCTAGGTGTCGCTGAAGATAATGAAATCGCTCTAGCGTCTTTATTGTGTTCAGACTTTATGAAAGGTAAAAAACCAAAAGACCTAGACCCAGAAGGTTATGGGGTTTGGATTGGACACATCAAGAATGTACTGACGGTGCTGGATGAATATCAGCTCTTTATTGACGCATTCATCAGTACTCGTCTAATGGTAGGGGCTATCCATAGTTTACCCACGATTGTACGTAAGGTCGTCGTAGGGTCAGACACAGACTCTTCTATCTTTAGTACGCAGAAGCAAGTGAAGTGGTATACTGGCGCGATAGACTTTAGTCATGCTGCCGTGCAAGCCGGAGCCATTACGTCGTATCTCGCTTCACAACACATTGTGCATACCTTAGCACTGCTGTCAGGGCAGATGGCTGTTAAGAAAGACTTACTATTTAAACTCTCTATGAAATCAGAGTTCTATAGTAAAGGATACTCGCAAACCGGGGTCACAAAGGTATACACTATGTCAATAGACGCTCAGGAAGGAAACGTTTTTGGTAAACCTAAACTTGAGGTGAAAGGTGTACTATTAAAGAGCTCTAAACTCCCAGGTCCTGTGCGTGATGAAATTGAGAAATTCATCTGGTACTGCATGGGTGCCCCTGGTGTAAAAGGAGGAATATCCCCACTGCAACCTGCTGCCATTTTAGCCAAGATAGAGCATCGCATTATGCATCACTTACGTAGTGGTAATACGACGTACTTTAAAACCGAACAGATTAAGACTACAGCTACTTATGCAGCAGAAGACAGTGCTGCGCAGGTGGTGTGTAAAGACATATGGAATGAACTGTTTGGGGCAGAGAAAGGGTATATCGAGCAACTGCCGGCGGATGCCTATAAGGTTAACGTTGATTTAAGCAAGATGGATAAGCTTATGGCATGGGGTGACATGTTAGGACAAGATAAGAAGAACAAACTTCGTGAGTTCTTACATCAGCGAGGTAAGTCGTCCATGACACAGCTATTAGCCCCTACAGAGCTAATGGAAGGAGGCGTGATACCTAAAGAGTTGCTAATGGTAATGGATACGAGAAAGGTACTCTTTTCTCTGATGCAGCCATTTTATATTCTGAGTAACGCATTAAGCCTTAATATCGCTAACTCTAAGTTCACCCATTTCTGGAGTGATGACTTTACAGAAGAACAGGCAGATAAACATTTGCCAGAAGGATACACCATAGAAATCTAGTTAGTAAAATGTGTTTCAGTGCAAAGTAAAACCTATATTCCCATAGTGTATATGAGTAAATAAAACAATGACTCTGTGTCCCTTAAGCCTTCGCTTAAGGGACACTCGGTCTTTTTTCTTTTTTAGGGAGTATAAAAATGCGCATTTCAAATATGGAAATCAATGAAGACTTTACCGTTCAATGTATTAAAGGCAGTCTGGTTGCAGTTATTACCATTGGCCTATTTAAAACCAGTGATATTAAAACTGAACGAGTCGTGGTTCAGTTACAGCGTAAGGGTAAGTTAGACACTATCTACGATGCTGTAACTCGTAAAGCCTTAGCTATCTCTTTACGTGATAAAGGCATTAAGTCAGCTACTGATGTAGAAGCTTACTTATATGAAGAGATGTTAAAGCGATACGCGATATTCGAAGCATAAATAGAGAGGAGGGCAAACCCGTCCTCTCTATTTTTTTTTAGTTAAACGAGAAAGCAACGTCTGTATAGCCTAAGGTGATTAAGTCCACAATATCTCGGTTAGGGGCTTTTTCAATCACGCGTTGCGACCTTAATACACGGTCGTATTTGCGCCATAGGTTTTCCTGTGTAGTCTGCTCTGGGTTATTAGGAGTAAACTTAAGGCATACCTGAATAGAAGGGATAATCGCCGCAAACTGAACCCAGTGATTCTGTGGACTAATGTCAGTGGCCAATTCAGGTAGCCCTATACCCATGTCCGGATACACAAACGAAGGTACATGGGATAGTATTTTCTCCCATGTAGCAGAACGGTTGGATACGTCCTCTAGAAGCCCATAAAGGGTTTCGAGTAACTCACTGGTGCGGTTAGGAATAGCGAGATGAGTAGGAAAGCTCCCACTATCCATCTCCCATGCCCCCTTACCTATTACTAGGCTGCGCATCATGATGGCGTCCATCTGTGACCACATCATAGATGGGTATACGTATTGTCCGATAAAGTGCTCAATCCGACGCTGATATTCTACAGGCAGCTTTTGGTTTTCCAGATGCCAACCTAAATACATGTAGGCGAGTAGTCCTATGTCGATGCTTACGACACAGTAGTTAATGTCTCCCTCATCAATGAGGTCTGGGCGAACATATGACCCTTTAACGCCCGCTCGGTCGATTACGCGTAGAGGTTGGAGGGTTTTCCATGGAGCTTGACTAAATACACGGTGGCGGTTTTTCACCACGGTCTCTGCGACTAGTATTGTCTGTGTGCGCTCTCCGTAAAAGAGGCCACTGAATGCTTCACCCGAATTCTGCGATGTGGTAATGCCAACACTAAAAGCAAGCTCTTCAATGTTCTCATTAACCTTATTATACAGCCCTAAGGAATCGGTTGTCAATAGCCCTTGTAGTCGATAGCATAGACGTACAATAGGACTGGACATGTCAATCGGCACATACTTGTTGTTATAGTAGTTAATTGCCGTTGCTATGTTTTTGGCTTGAAGTTTTACCAAGCGGTCAAGCCCTGCCTCTATTGTGAGTCCACGAGACAGGCCAGTAAATGTTTTAAAAAGGGGTAACATGACATGGCCTCTAGTAATAAAAAATATGGATGTCCTATAGGATGTGGACGATGCACTTTGGTGTTATCGCCCAGTGCAAAAATGCTATTAGAGGAATAAGTAACTATACTTTGCCTAATAGTATGTTAGAGTTTATCCTTGATTGGGTAAACCTAACAGGTAGACTGTCCACTTTTCTGTTTTTCAAGAAAACGTGACACCTATATTCCCCATATGCTTTAACATCATTAAAACAATTGATGTTAGCGGAAATAAGCCATACACGGCTTTTTCTTTTATTTAAATTATCATATCTCACCAGAGGATATTTACTATGTTCGATCCAAATGAAAACAAAGCACCTAAAGCAACTAAAGTTCCAGCAGGCGACAATACTCAAGCAACATCGCAATCAAGCGACTTTTTCTCTGACTATCTAGCCGGTGCTTCTGACGTAGCATCACGTTCTTCTGAAATCGTAGTTAAGGCAGTTGAGTTCCTAAACAAACGTTCTGAAGACGCTAAGCGTCTAAACGCTGACCGTGTAGGTCTACGTTTCACTCACATCGATGACGAAACAGCGCTAGGTCTACCTGTTATCATCGCTTACAACACTAAAGGTCCGGTTAACGGTTTCTTCACTATCATCGTTGAAGAAGGCGCATACGACGGTAAGTTAAAAGGTCGTGAAGTACATGTACTGAACGAACAGATTGTTATCGACCAATCGACTTCTGATTATTGGGATGGTATCTTAGTTACAACTATCGCTAAGCATCTGAAGCAGCTTACTCAAAAAGACTATGCGCACAATAGCTACATGGTTGCACGCGAGTGCATGGACTTGTCTAACGAGAAGTACCTAGGTGCACTATACGCGACATCAGAGCGTAACCTAATGTCTCTGTCTGTAGTTAATGTCCCAACAATCGAAAACTTGAACCAACACGGTCTGTCATTGGAAATAAGCCATGACGTATCACCTGGTGCAACAGTTGAAGATTTAGAAGGTAACCCTGTTTACTGTGACGTTGAATCAACCGTAAGTCTAGGTGTGCCACGTGACCGCAACAACAAAAACCGTTCACACAATGCCCGTGAGCGTCGTGCTACTCTTGTAAACGTACGTAGTTACCTAGACTTCGTGTTCCAACCAGCAAGTCAAGTCGCTACGTTACCTGGCACTCAAGAAATGATTCGCCCAGCATACCACCCAGTATTGATTCAAGCAGACAGCTCAGGTATCGATGCTCAAACTGGTAAAGCATTTGAATCACGTGAAACTGCACTGTTCGCATTGCTAGCAATGGCAGAGCTGGCGGCTAACCGTAACTACATCAACATTCTGCGTCGTAACCACGGCGGTAAACCAGAAATTGGTGTATTAGGCTACCGTTGGGAAGGTCGCTACGGTGTACAAGACTGGGTACCGGCCGAAGTAGAAATCGATAAAGGTATCGCTACTGGCATGAACTCAGGTCGTCAAACACTGGATGCTTACCTAAAACGTAACGTACACGACACTATTACAGTAGCAGTCGACGTACTACGCGGTGGTCGTAACGCATGGATCTATGAACCATACGTACAGTCAGTGCTAGCGAACAACCCAAATGACCGTCTAGAAGCGAACACCAATATTGTTCGTATGATTGACGCGTTCACTAAAGGTCACTTCTCTGCACTATGGCCAGAAAACAAACCTATCTTCCAAGAGTCTGTTGTTGCAGTACACTCAGCAACTTACTTAGACAAAGATGGTCACGTACATGACGTACGTGAATGTGGTACGCTACAGCTACACCAACTTTACAAAGAGCAAACTGATGCACGCATGGCTGAGTTTGAAAAATCAATGGCACCGGGTGGTTCTAACGGTGATGTTGGTCTAGTCAACATTCACAATCGTCGTCAAGTACTAAAACAAGTACTAGGTGCAGAAATCAATGGTATGATTGAACGTCTGTTCTACATGCCTGACTTCTTCCCTGTGTTCTTAGAAGCGTGTGGTCGCGCTGGTCTTCGTGTTAGCTCTGAAGGTCTACACGACACAACTGTAGCTGGTAACATGGGCGTGGATAACTTCCACGCTGGTCAAATGCCTACAATGACAGGTATTTACCAAACCTCTACAGGTGGTTATGCAAACGGCCAAGGTCAATACATCGGTGGCAACTACAGCTACGGTGCATATGGTGCCTACAACGGTTAATTTGTAGTATTAAACCTACGTAAGAAATAAGCTGAAGGCTGCGGTGAAAGCCGTGGTCTTCAGCTTTCTTATCTTTTTTCTTTTTCTGTATAAAGCACTACTACTAACAAGGATAGCACGAATGCCAAAAATCTTTTATCTCTCTACTGACACGGAAACCTTAGGGTTTAATGGACCGGTACGATTGCCAGATGGCACTATAGTCCAAGGTTGTGCATATTACCCTATCGTACAGATTGCAGGTAAGTTATTAGACGGACATTTAAACGAACTAGCCCACTTTAATTATTTCATTCAACCTACCGCAGCACAAATGGCACGTGCCCTACCTGAAACTGTAGAATTTCATATTAAAAATGGTTTTGACAAAGCATGGGACTCGGCCGAGCGCTTAAGTATCGAAGATGCACAGGTGGCTATCTACCAGTTCCTAGTCAGTCATCTGTCTATTCACTGCCCTGAGTACATTAAAGAAGGGAAACTTCCTGAATACAAATACGATAACCCTGCAGTTATTATACTGCATGGTAAGTCTGTTAATTTCGATCGTACCTTTTTAAACTGCCAGTTACCTGAAATCGGTATGATACTAGGGCATCAAACCGCGGATGTCTCCGCTATCCGTACGTTAATGTACCCAGTAAAGCATTTACCTAACCGACTCTCTAAGACAACGTCTACCCATGATGCACTCGATGACGTCAATGCAGCGATTGCTGACCATAAGGCCATCTTAGATTTCTTAAACCTCGTCCCTGTACCCAAAGGCAAGTATCACTATTTAGAAGATGTCACTAACGTAGTATCTGAACAAAACAAAACCTATATTGCTAAAGTGATAACCTTCCTAAAAACCCACCTCTTTAAATAAGGAGTTTTACATGATAGGTGCCCGTGTCTTTAACTTCGTTAACTTAGACAATGTTATCCAGCGGATGGATAAACCTCCCATTATCATTAACCAGCTTGCGCTCGATACGGAAGAAGACAGAAAACTCTTAGAGTCTTTAACCGTAACACGCTATGAAGCTACTGACGTGTTTTCTACTGTCCCTATGTGTTCCTGCCGCCGCACTAAGGTCGCTGAAGCCTTAGGGACTATCTGTGAGCACTGTGGTACAGAAGTCGTGTCTCACCACAACCAAGCCATGGAATCCGAACTGTGGATATCCGTCCCAGACGGGATTGAGTATTTCCTTTCTCCTCTGCCATGGATATTCTTAAATCAACGCCTCTCTGCTCGAGGCTTTAACGGCTTACAATGGGCCATGGATTCTAAAATCCCAGACCCAGAAGAGTCTAACAAGAAAGCCTCTTCTATTGTTAACCGCTTTAAACAAGCGGGTTTTGTTCGTGGGTTATCTCACCTCAAAGACCAATTCGACACTATAGTCGATGTTGCTATTAGAGAAACCCAATCGGCTCAAAAGCGAGTTGAGTTACTAAACTTCATTGACTACTACAAGGATGCCCTGTTTGTCAAACACATCCCTATTCCGTCTAAGGTCGCGTTTACCATAGAGAATACCGCCTATGGTAACTATTTCGACCGTACAATGACTTCCGCAATAGAAGCCATCTTCTCAGCAGCAGGTACGTCCTCTATGCGTAACATCAAACGCTTAGAGTCACGCTTTACCTCTATCTTAGTTAACCTAACGGCTTACTATGAAGACGTGGTTACCAATAACCTGTCATCTAAGTCAGGATGGCTGCGCCGAGTAAACTACGGCACTCGTATGAACTATTCCTTCCGGAATATCATTACGTCCTACCATGGTCTACATGAGGTCGATACGATATTGGTTCCGTACCATCAGCTATTAACGGTGTTAGAACCTTTAGTCGTGGCTCACCTCATCCGTGAGTATAACCATACCCACAGTCAGGCTCAAGCCTATGTAATCCAACACGCTACCGATAAAGACCCACTGTTGTGGGAAATATTGGAAATGTTCATTGACGAAACGCCACCTGTGCCTGTATCGGAAACAGCGCACGTAGTGACGCTAGATAAGGGAGGAAGACCGGTACTCACGGATTTACCGTGTACACTTACTACACGTAAGGTTAGAACCGGTGGAGGTATACGCTGTGCCCTTACGCGCTATCCCTCATTATCCCGTTCTAGCACGCAGGGCGTTAGGATAGTTGGATTAAGTGACTGCGAGATAAGGATTTCAGTCCTTGCTCTACGTGGTCCAAACGCCGACAAACTAAAGTACAGTTTGCTCCATTAAGGAGAAACTCGTGGAAATTAAACTACACGGAGACACTTTCAGAAAATCTTTAGAACATCCTTCTATTGTCGTTTCTCGGACCGGCAAACTCTTTAATCTAAAAGAAAACGCTTACATTGAAATCAATCCTCCTAAAGAAGATTGGTACTTGACGTTTACTTCTCCTGACACAGGCAAGACATCATTACTCCATCGCTTAGTTGGGGAATGCTGGGTGTCTAACCCTAGCCCGGAAACGTTCACCCTGATTAACCATAAGAACGGTAATAAACATGACCCGCACTTTGGAAATCTAGAGTGGACCGACCATAGTGGTAATATACGTCACGCCTATGAACATGGTCTACGTACCGAAATGCAGACACTCGAAGTTTTCGATAAAGTAACACAGAAATGGTTTAAATCTAAAGGTCTAAATAAGACCGCGGCCTTAATCGACCTATCTCCGGCGCAACTGTCTTATCACCTTAAGGCAAAGGGCTGGTTTGAAAATGCCAATTTCATCACTCAGCTTTCTAACCTGGAAAGCCGTAAGGTGGCTGACCGTACTTTGTTTCCAGTAGGTGTTTTCGCCAAAGATATCGAAACAGGGAAGGTCGTTATAGCTGAAAACATTTCGCGCCTATCTAAAACCATAGGGGTTCCGAAGTCCAATATAAGACGTTGCATAGTGAAGGGAAAAGAATACCCCTCCAATGGCTACTTGTTTAGTTTGGACGGTGAGTTCCCAGAGACATGGAAAGATAACCATCGGACTAAAAAAGCCGTGGTCTACTTACATGAAGACGGGCGTAGAGTAATTGCCGTTTCGGATAGAGAAGCACAGAAACTGACAGGTATTAATGCTAAGCGTATAGTTAGAATGAAGAAAGAAGGTTCATCCTTTAAAGGTTGGAAAGTGCAAACTGGATAAGTCCGCCTCTATGGTGACATACAGGTGAGAATACGTGAATTGCTGGTAAAGTCTAAAGCCTAACACCAAAACGGATAGCGAAAGCTAAAACGGTAACGGTGACGAAAGTCAGAAAAGACGTTAGGATGACCTATGGTGAGAGCCTAAGGGTTTTGACAATGGACAGCTCAGCAGCCAAGCGCCTACGGATTGTTGTGATAACAAGCTATGGTGAAGGTTCAACGACTATTACTGGGTACGGCACCCGATGTAGGAGAGCAAGCGCCTCCGAAGTGCGTATATCTGGAGTTGACTGAAGAAGTCTTATTCTCCAGAACTGATATAGTCTCGGCGTATCGCAAGATACCTGCTAGCCTGTGATGGTTAGTCGTCCGGTGAAACCCCGGAGCAGCATTAAGTTGCGGGTAAGGGATAGCATCCTTACTGAAGATAACGTTCGACGGTGACCAAATGACAGGGTCTATTGCTTTAGATGAATACATGGCTGAACGCATGAGTTTACTCGCGCCTCACTATGACGTTTATTCTACGGCATACCCTTTAACATTAAAGCATAACATCGGTTTACCGTCTGTTACTGTTACAAACAAAGCAGAATGGATGGCATCCGAAGTTATGGTTATTTAAATTAGAAAAAAAGAATAGTCTGCAGGTAGTGACTACTACCTGCGGTTGTTCTATCTATAAAGAGAAGTGTATAGGATGATAGTAACTAAACTCAAGTTTTATTACGGAGCGTGTACAGGTTTCTTCCATCGGAACATGCGCAAGATCATTCCTAAATGGAATCAAGCTGCAATCGATAAGGCATCAGAATGGCCTGGTATTACCCTTATTCCGCTTGTGGCTGAACGAATAGGTATTGTATCTGGATGCCCATTACCGGGATACGTAATGATGCTGCAACCTATTCGGGACTATGACCTTTTGCTCCAAGAACAATGGAAGGTCAATAACATCTGTCTAGACGAGTGGGTCTATTCGTCCGCCTGGCTAACAATGGTACAGTCTAAAACTATCACTGAAGATTCCTACTTTAGATATCTAAAGTACTTCCATGACCTAGACGTACAGTGGAAAGCGGGTACGTTAAAAGGAATGCCTACTTTAAGCCAAAATGTCTATAACGATTATGGAGCCGACGAGATGGCTTTAGTCATTGATATAAAGAATGCTTTATTCGAGATATTCAATAGTAAAGCCCTCACCGATAAACCCTACGTGATGTTATAAGGCTATCTTACCTTAACACCCACATTATGTTTAAGCTAATTTGCAGGAGTACAGTAAATGCAACCGTGTCTATGGGAAAGAATTAAAATTTGGTTTTGTGAGAATTTCGAACATAAGTTTGATAAGTCTAAGGCATGGGTCTTTAATGGTCATCGGCATAATACATGTAAGCGATGTCGCCGAGTTATTTCTACCACGCTGGAGAACGATTAATGTGCTATTCCCTGCTAGAGTGTTATTTCGACGGAACATTAGTCATTATAATAGTAGCACTTATAGCCATCGCGGCCCTAGCCATGGCTCTAAGCCCATATCGCCGTAAAGTATATGTCACTTTGGCACCCTTCAGGAGAATACCAACCATTGATAAAAGGGAATAAGTAAATGAAGCATGACCCCGCAGAAGATGAGCTGTCAACGCATGATTTTAAAGGAGAATTTATTAGAAATGGAATCCGTTATGTCACTTACTGGAATTATGGCCAAAATATACCACATGGTGTTATTCCTGACACCATAAAGGATCTTCGTCGACGTGGCGCACCATTGACCGGAACGATTACTGTCGAAGGACTGAGTGACTACTTAAATAAATATGTCAGAGGTTCAAATGAAGTGGTGGAAAGGAACAATTAGAAGACTTCAGGAAGACATGGTGTTAGTCGTAGGAACGAACCCAGCCGGGAGACATGGCAAGGGTGCTGCTAAGTTTGCGATGCAGTTCGGTGCTAAATACGGTCAAGGGAGAGGGATGATGGGGCAGACTTATGGTCTTGTTACTAAGAACCTCAATAAAGACTTTATAGAGCAACACGGTAACCGAGAGATACATTACGACAAGACTGGCCCACGTTCTTTATCTAAGGAACAGGTTGAAGAGAATATCTTTGATATGTACACCATCGCGATGACCCTTCCTGCATTGCGCTTCATCGTTATCTATCAGGCTACAGACGACAATCTAAACGGATACACTGCTAAAGAAATGTGGGAGATGTTTACTCACGTAGACCCACCCGATAACATCTATTTCCATGTTAGCTTTAAAAAGTTCTTAACAGAATAAAACCTATATTACTTATGTGACCCAGCCTTCTTAGCAATAAGAAGTATCTTTTAACCAATACCTCTTATGCTATGAAACCCAATTGGAGAACACAATGCTTAATACCATTTATGCCGATAGCGACGTCGGCATTGCCAGTTTGTTTGGTCGGCCCAGCCAAGCCTTACAAGCTAGAATCAATCAAGGGGTACAGGCTTTCTTAGAAAGAACCAGCCCCTATTGTTCAGACTTAGCGGCATCGGTAGCCCACCGTTTCCATGAATATACACATGGTGACTTTGCCCGCCGTGTAAATAGCGTCCGTGGGTACATTAATCAAAGCTTTAAATCTGATGGAATCCGTTATCTATCTAATGTAGAAGAGTTACAGAATGCCCCTGCATCAATGCGTCATTATGTAATGGCACATCCTGGCATGCGTGAACTCTATCAGCAAAACTGTATCGAAGGCTATGGCGATGCTTATCGTGATGCTTCGCCAACAGGTATTGGTCGCACTCACTACGACTATCGCGTCATTACTAATGGTGTTGTACAAGCAGAAGAAATGGATGACGGAGAAACAAGAATGATAGCTCGTCGTTATTACGAAGCGGTAGTGCCTGAGTACACGCCTACGTTAAGCGATAAGGCCGCAGTACAGATTACCTACGATGTACTGACTCGTCATTTACGTGACTCATTGCTTGACCCTAGTTCTGAAAACAATGCCTTAATCGGCTAATAAAAGAAAGGGCGTTTGTCCTTTCTTTTTTGTCAACTATAGGAACCACCATCATGCCCGTACCTGCAATAGGCACTCTATCGTCAGACGGTTACGTTACTGACCCTAAAAAACAACTTTCGTATATGTTTGCCCACATATTCGAAACCCGTCATAATGACACCATCCTTTTCACAGGACAACTTACTTCGATTCAGTTACTGACCGCTAAGTACGCTAAAGACAGTGCGGTGTTTCGTACCGAACTTACGGCAGCATTAACAAAATACTTTTCTCGTGTCTTTGATAGTGCTAAAGTTATCGTTACCACTGAAGATATCGATGAGTCTAGCTACATGGCTTCTATAGACGTCAAGGTGACGCGTAATGGCGAACTTTATAGCTTAGGTGCTGAGCTGTCTATAGACCCCTTAAAATCCATTACACGCCTGATTAAGGAGATTAACCAGTCAATAACCTCCCCCTAAAGGGGTAGGCTTGTAAAAGCCTAATTGACCAGCCTTAGTTCTTAACAGAACTACGTTATCTTAGTTATCATACCCTGGGGTGGCCGGTCCAGCCCCAGGCTCTATGCAGGCTCTGTAAACAGTTCTAGAGGTAAGAACCGTCAACCTGGTGAGCCGATTACGGTAAGCTTTGATAACATTGGCGAGGACCACTTAACTGCTTAAATGCACGTAAACAGGAACGATATTATGTCTAATTCCGTATTCGTCTTAAATGACGATAAAACGCCCTTAATGCCGTGTAAGCCGGCTAGGGCGAGATTATTATTAAAACAAGGTAGGGCGGCTGTGTTTAGAACCCATCCCTTTACTATCATTCTAAAAGAACAGATAGAGAACCCTGTACTGGAAACGATAAGGGTAAAGGTAGACCCCGGTAGTAAAACCACCGGGATAGCCTTAACAGTTCACTATAAAAGAGGAGTAAAGTGCATCTGGGGAGCCAACCTAGAACACCGAGGTCATGCTATAAAAGATGCATTACTATCTAGAGCACAGTGTCGTAGAGGGAGGCGTGGCCGAAAGTTACGCCACCGTAAACCTAGATTCTTAAATCGGTTTAAACCTGAGGGATGGCTTGCACCAAGCATTATGTCTAGAGTAGATAATACACTAACTTGGGTAAATCGCTTGATGCGGTACTGTCCTGTGGGACAGGCCTCTGTAGAACTTGTTAAGTTTGATATGCAGAAGATGGAAAATCCTGAGGTTACAGGTAAAGGATACCAACAAGGTACTTTACACAACTATGAAGTTAAAGAATACTTACTGTATCGCTATAACCATACTTGTCAGTATTGCAAAGGCGTCAGTAAAGACCATATTCTAGAGATAGAGCACATTGTACCTAAATCTAAAGGAGGCACGAATAGTATTGGTAATCTAACTTTAGCCTGTTCGAGCTGTAACCGACATAAGAATAACCATACTTTGAAAGACTGGTTAGAAATAAACCGTGGTCTAAAAACACCTCTGGCTAAAGCCAGGGTACGTAACATCCCTAGTGTGATATCAAGACGTAAACCTACGCTTAGAGACGCTGCCGCTGTCAATGCGACGAGACATAGGCTAGTAGAAGAGCTAGGGTTTTTAGGACTACCGACGGAGTCGGAGGGAGGGCATGTTACGAAGTATAACCGCCGCCGGCAAGGCTATCCGAAGGACCACTGGATAGATGCTGCGCTAGTAGGTGATACGGGCAGTAACGTGCACATACCGAAATCTACGCATCCGTTACTTATTAAAAAGACTAAAGTTAATAACCGTCAAATGACTAGGCCGGATAAGTATGGTTTTCCTAGAACTAAACCTAAAGGCCCGTCTAAAGCCTTCGGGTTTAAAACAGGTGATGTGGCTAAGCATGGTAGGCTTATTGGCCGCGTAGCGATAAGAACATGCGGTTACTTTAACTTTTTAGGTAAAGGCTGCAGTTACCGGCACTTAAAACGTATCCAGTCAGTAGATGGTTACCAGTACACCGACGGTAAGTTAACAAGTCTAATAACAGAAACCGACTACTTGCCATGGTTTACTTATGTACATTCCGTTACTAAAATAGATGGTAGTGCTAAAAAGATAACTGGCAAGCTTAATAAGGAGGGAAAGAGATTTTTATGTACACCAAAAAATACATCAGGCACGTCCTGATTCCTCAGGGGACTAAAGTCCCCGGTATTCTCAGGAGAAAATAAAATGAGTGGTTTTATAGTCCCAGAAAACGTTTTTCCTTCTATTAAGGAAAGTTTGTTCCGTGACCGTTATTTGCCTGCCTTCATTAATAACGATAAAGAGCTTTGCTTAGAGTGGGTAGAGCGCATCTCTATCTCTCCCTTTGCAAAAGTACGTGTAGTCGATGATTCGGATATGGATAAGATTCTATTTGAAGTCCCGCCACTAGTACGTGGTCCAGAGACTCAGATAGGCGGAAACTTCAATGCCGTAATGCAAACCGCTAGCCGTATTGCAGAAAACTACAACAGTAAAGTGACTGAGCGCTATATCCGTGATACGTTAAATGGGCGCTTTGTCTGTGAAACCGAATCCGACGCTGACATGGAAGCGTGGATTGACATTGCAATTCGTTATGGATATAGTCGTCCAGATACACCACAATCTACTGCCTCAGGAAACAATAATGGATTGGTTAACGAAGAAGAAGACTGGGATTAACATCCTTTACTTTTCCGATGTACATATGCTTCATCCCCGTGTACGCAGTCGAGATATTGCTGACCGATTACAAAAGCTAATCCTTAATGTTATCAAACACCATGTGTTAGACTATATCATCATTGCTGGGGACTTTTATGATGAAAGTGGCTATTTACCCGATGAAGATGTATTTGTAGTAGAAGAGTTTATACGTGTGCTGATTCATCTATGTGCACATAATCATATCAAGCTTCGGATACTAGAAGGTACCCCGTCCCACGATAGAAAGCAATCTCGCCACTTCGTTAAGGTAAATAATTTCCTTAGTGGAAAAGAAAAGGCCGACTTAAAATACATCGAGACATTGGACATTGTTAAGGAAGAAGATGGTTCGACATGGCTTTATGTCCCAGATGAATGGCATCATGACCCAGATGTTGTCTGGAAGCAGGTACGGGATAGGCTGAATCAGGAAGGTTTAACTCAGGTAGACTTTTCCGTAACACACGGGATGTATAAGCACCATGTACCACATGGACTGGATTTAAAAGCCCATGACCCTGACCGGTATCTGGATATCACCCGTTACTATGTAGACAATGGGCATATCCATACAAAGTCTGTCTACAAAGACAGGTTCATTACCAATGGGTCACCTGACCGTTTGGCTATGGGGGAAGAGGAAAGTAAAGGGATATGGATGGCTCATGTAAGTAGTCACTCACGTATGGAAGACAAATTGTTTTTCTTTGAAAATAAAGAAGCCACGTATATGGTAACTTTAGACATTAAAGAACATACCTTTGAGAGAAGTAAAGAAGTCATCGAGTCCCATTGCCATCCTACAGAAAGACGCTTTATTCGTCTGGAAATCTCAGAAGAGCTTTATAGTCAAGGACTGATGAGTTATTTCCAAGACTTATACCCTAATATAGTCTGGACAAAAAAGGTCACTCGCAATGACAATATGCAAGTCTCTTTTTTAGAGGCATTAAATGCTAAAGTGCACAATAGACCTATTAATGCCAACACAATCGAAGACCTTTTCTTAGAAGAAGCACGTCTTCGTAATGTAGACGAGAATGAGGTTATAGATGCCTTAGCTTTTTTGAAATCCCAACCCTTTTATGTCAGTAACCTCCCCCTAAAGGGGTAGGCATGTAAGTGCCTAACTGACCAGCCTTAGTCCCGTTAGGGACTACGTTATCTTAGTTATCATACCCCGGTGTGGCCGGTCCAGCACCGGGCGCTATGCAGGCTCTGTAAACATACCTAGAGGTAGGGTAAGTCAACCTGGAGAGCCGATTACGGTAAGCTTTGATAACATTGACGAGGACCACGTAACTGCCCTACGGGCACGTAAAGGGAACGATATTATGTCTAATTCCGTATTCGTCTTAAATGACGATAAAACGCCATTAATGCCGTGTAAACCGGCACGGGCGAGATTATTATTAAAACAAGGTAGGGCAGCAGTTTTCAGAAAGCAGCCCTTTACTATCATTATGAAAGAACAGATAGAAAACCCTGTTCTTGAGAACATTGAGGTAAAGATAGACCCCGGTAGTAAAACCACCGGGATAGCGCTAGTAATGAATACTAAACGTGGAGCTAGATGTATCTGGGGTGCCAACCTTAAGCACCGAGGTCAGCAGATACGTGATGCCTTATTGTCCCGCGCTCAAACGCGACGGGGGCGACGCAGTCGTAAACTGCGCTACCGTAAGCCTCGATTTTTAAACCGAGTTAAATCTAAAGGGTGGTTGGCGCCCAGTATTTACACTCGAGTAGATAATACCCTCACTTGGGTTAACCGTCTTATGCGCTATTCGCCAGTGACGTCGGCAGTGGTTGAACTCGTTAAGTTTGATATGCAAAAGATGGAAAACCCGGAGATTGCAGGTAAGGCGTATCAGCGAGGAAGTCTCTTTAACTATGAAGTTAAAGAGTATTTACTGTATCGATATAACCACACCTGTCAGTATTGTTCTGGTGCATCTAAAGACCCCATTTTGGAGATTGAACATATTGTTCCTAGAGCATCAGGTGGTAGCAATCGACTGAGTAACCTGACACTCTCCTGTGCGACATGTAACCGAGAGAAAGGGAAACTGTCTTTGGCTGACTGGAAGGATAAATGTACCCACCGAAAAAACCCTATTGACATGAAGCGATTAAAAGGTATTGTTCGAGTGGGACAGAACATTAAGCCCGCACTGAAAGATGCGGCTGCCGTGAACGCTACTCGATATCGTCTAGTAGCTGAGCTGGACTATCTGGGACTACATACGGAAACCTCAGGAGGACACATTACCAAATATAATCGTAAGCAACAGGGTTATCCGAAGGACCATTGGATAGATGCTGCTTTAGTCGGAGAAAGGGGTTCTCACGTTCATATCCCTCCGGAGTTACATCCTTTAATCATTAAAAAGGTAAAAGTTAATAACCGCCAGATGACAAAGCCTGACAAATATGGCTTCCCTCGAACGAAAGCTAAAGGTCCTTCCCGAGCTTTCGGTTTTAAGACAGGAGATATCGCGGCTTCCCCGTTTGGCGTGGGGAGGGTGGTCATCCGGACCTCGGGTACTTTTAACGTATTAGGAAGAGATGTTAGCTGGAAGCGTTTAGTCCATCTCTCCTTTACTGACGGTTACGAATATGTGGACCAACGCATCGTCAAGATGATTGTTGATAAGCATACTGTAATTAAAGAGGTGTTTGAGAGAGTCATATCAAAAACATTAATTGACGCCGATTCCCTTCTCATAGAAGGTACATTGAATCGTAAAGTAGTTCATGGTATCCGTAGGGACAGTAAAACTAGAGACCATACTAAACTATATTAATCATAAGGAGTAAACGATGACTCCACGTACCGTAGGAGAAAAGTTAGCGTTTTCAGTAGGGACAGCTATCCCTTTAGAGGAACACGTTGTTTCAGATGGGTATAAAGCCGACGCTATTCTGTTAAACGTGAAAACGTTATTTAGAAACTTCTGGGGGGCGTGGCCAAATACCGACCGTCCTCCAGTACAGCAAATGTTTGAGCTTTTTGTAGAAGAAGTTAGAGACATTATGGCACTGTGTCAAACGATGGGAATAACACCTGTCCTATATCACTTGACTTATGCCTCACTGAGCAATCGTTATCCGAATGCTACGTTAGTAGTTCCTAAGACCGATAACCAGAAGGCCTATGCCAGCGCCGAAGCAGCTATGATGAAGGTAGCCATTAGTCAGTTCCCAGAAATGGTAAAGAGCGATTTAACATTACCGTCTTTTAACGGAAACGTTTATCTGTTAAGTTCATACCCAGTAGACTTACTTAATGCGCATCGCTATGTATCGTTAAAGTTACTCGAGAGCCATACGGGGAATGTGAAAGGACGCGCTGAGTGGTTTAGTAAACTCAGTAACGCTCCTGAACTACAACACCTTCCATTTAACCATTTCATGTTACAGGTATTTGGTGACCGGGCTACTCAGTTTGTAGGCCAATCCCAGAAGATAAAGAAAGCCGTCATTAAACTAGCACTTTCTCGTAACTGGAATCAGTCTACTACCCTTACCCGTATACGTGAAAATCTCACATCGATTGAAGACAGTGACTTGCGCAAACAGTGCCTGTCATTTGTCTAACCCGACAATAAGGATACCCTATGACAGGCTATGTAAAAACCCCACTGAGTCATCGTAAGCTGGCACTTCGAGGTGTTCCCTACTCCGAAGACAGTTATAAGGCACCGCAGTTTGTACCCGACATGTTCGCTGGTAACCCGCAGTTAGTTGCCTGGGCAGAGTTTCCAGAAGAAAAAGACAAAGTCGATAGCCGCACTGGAAAGTCCATGTGGAAGGTACCCATTAAGGCCTCTACAAGCTGGCCTAGACTGCGCAGCTTATTGATGGACATAAAGTCATTGATTGGTAACAGTGACCCCGTAGTGAGACGCGTAGAGACCCTTACACTACCACCGGACGAAAGCGGTGAAGGAGTAGGCACTGGACGAGTGCATCAGGCCTACATCTATTATGGCCGAGCCAAATCTGGGCACTTGTTCATTGCTCTAGAAAACGCAGACCGACCACGATGTACTTTCTTGTTTGAAGAAGACAGTTGGCATAATTACCAAAGTAAAGAAGACAGTCAGCAGGCTGCCTCTGTACGTTCGGATAATGTGGCGCTGGGGTATATTGATACGCTTATCGATACATACCAGTGGGTCTTTACTAACAAGTATGACCCTGACTTCGTTCCAAAACGAAAACCACGCATTCCGCCAAACCCTGTGTACGAAGAGCAACCTAAAACGGAAACGACTCCTGTTGTAACAGAAGGCTGGGAATAAAGCGATCATTAGCTACGTCCTTTTAAAGGACGTAGCTATCCTTCTTTTGCCTTATTTAACGAGGCGCGTGAATTCTCTGGAAGGTGGCTATTTTCAGCCATTTTTAAAACCTATATTACTCTTATGTATACCCACTATTAACATTAGGAGAACACCATGTCTTTAGCCATATCTATCATACCCGCCACTAAGCGGCTATCGACTTCCTATAAAGGAAAGGAGATTACGTGGCAGTATAGCGTATGGGGACGGTTAAACACTGAGCCAACCGAGCGTATTTTCGGTGCGACCAACGACTATCTGGCAACTCTACCCGAAGCCGTTCAAGATGACCTATGGGCGTGTTACGAAGAAGCCAATGATTTATTACTGTCTATTGGTAACTTAAAAACCTTAGAGTCTGACTTGATTACTATTGTTAACCGTATGTCACAACATTTTGATTTTGACCATCTGCTTAACTGGGCAGTTACCAAAGGTAATATTCTACCAGACACTAATATTGAAGAGCGCAACAACACGACTAACCCTGACTCAATGCACTATGTTCGCCAAGACGCTCATGAAATGGCGGTGTTCTGCGTACTGGTAAAACTCATTACGCCAATCTGGGGACCATACATCAACCATGTTAAAGACGAAGTAGGCAATCTACAAAAAGAACGTATTGCTGCGCGTATCTTTGCAAAGTCTGCGTTTTCTGAAATGCGCCCATATGTACGCATTCAAGATTACCTAACCATACTTGCAGAAGTCAAAACCAAAAACATCAATACAGCAATGATGTATGGCCTGCCAAAAACAGACCTAGACAGTTTCCTGATGGGGTTAACACTGACTCGTCGTTTTACGGTTATCCCGCTGCGTGCAAAGGGACAGCCGTCAATTGTAGCCTATGTCTTTAAGTTCCTAGAAGACAAAATCACGCAATTAGGAAACGGACCATATCGTGACAAGTTCCCATTAGGACAAGGGACATCACAGGAATCCGACAGCTTTGCTGACCAGTACCGTATCTCTCAAGATGTATCGGACATGATACCGATTGAGATAGAGTACTATTTGGAAGATGTTCCTCGTATCTGTGAAACCATGGGACTCGATGAAACAGGCCTAGAAGACGTCGTAGCACTGCGCCGTGCTCTAAAGGAAAACAAACGTTTTAAAATTATTGACGTTATCCATGAAGTGATTCCGGCGTTAGTGTTTAGACACGTTGTCTCACCTGCCCTGCATCGTCATCTATGCCGTGACGCACGATTAACCTTAATCGCCGTTACTGCGGTATACTGCCATGTACGTGGCTTAACAGATATCACTCGACTGCTTACGGCAGTTAAACAACCATTAGACCTTACTGAAATGGAGATGGGGACTCAAAATGGTCAACAGTTACGTCGGATGAGTAAAGAACTTGAAGATGCACTTAATGACCGCTACCCACATCGACAACCCAGTGATTTAAGAAACGGCACTAACCCAGGCCGTAACATAATCGAAGAAATCGTCAAATTCATTAATGCCCATGACTGGCTAGGTTTAGACGATGTCTCTGAAATTCGTAACTCTTTAGCTACACTCTTTATTGAAAAGTAATCCACCATACACTCTTAGGAGAACAACACGATGTATCACCAAAACCCATTAACTGAAGGCATCCAAGCAGCAAACTCTATTCAAGTAGACGTTGTTAAGGCATTCTTCATTGCGGTACCTGGAGAACACCCGATGCATTACCGTCCAATGGTGATGACCTTCGATGATAACAGTTTCCGTCAGATGCGAGATATTACTGCCAATGGTTTAACCCTAGACCATGCGGCACTTCGTCAAGTCTCACGTAACATTATTTCGCAATCACGTCAGTCCCAAGGCGTAATCGGTATCGATAACGGATGGGGCACTCAGCGCTTTGCATTCTATATCCTTTTCCGCATTACTACACCCGCTCGTACGTCAGATGAGATTTTAACAGGTTATACCGACCATTTAGGTATGTCTGAACTAAATGGCCCATCATCACGTGTATGGGACCAGAACATGACATTGTCTATTAATAGCCATATGCGTGTTCATACTACGGAAACCTATGGTACACATGGCAGTCAGTTAGTTTATGCCGGCCGTGACGTCAATCAGGTCTTACGCCCTACTTACGTCCAGCTCAATGACCAGCCGATTAATATGACTGAGTCATCCATTGCAATGCGCCCAGTGGACACGTTGCATCGTTTACAAGTTGAAAAGATGGGAGGTGCTGACACGGTACATGACGTTCGCGGACGAATTGCTATCGGCGATGGTTCTTACGGCGTATCTAGCTCACGTAAAAACGAATTATCTTCCCAGTATCTGTCTAAGATTCTACAGTCGTACTCAAACGCTCACCGTCAAACCAACGGTATGGGAGGTGAAGTTATGACTACGGGTACAGCGGCATCCTATGCTCGTGAGATATCTCTAGATAGCTCAGTACTGTTCCGCCATCTAGGACAGTACAGTTCGTATGCTCATGCTGGCTACCTAACCTTTGGTGAGCTAGTTCGCATGTTCCCGTATGTCGAGCAAAACATCCAAGTAGTTATGCCTGGACGCGGCTCAATCGTGAGCAACGCCGAAGATACACATGGCTGGGGTGCCCCTGATGAAATCACTAACGTGGCACATGCCCTGTCACATACTATCCCGGCTATACTCTCAGACTGCTTAGCAGTTAGCTCAACCTTTACTATTCATAACCGTACCATTAATGGTCAGCCAGACATTGCGGTAGAAGCACTCCAACCTATGTTTGACAGTGTTGCGGATGAGCGCATTTATCCTGCGTTTTGTGAGAGTATCCTAAATGACGTTATTCCGGAACTCTTCCCATATAACGAAACCGACTTCCTTATCCAGATGCGCTGCTCGCTTTTTGGCTCATCACGTATCGAAGTTAGTATTAACGGTTCTCCACTGACACCCTATACTGCACCTAACTATGCCGATGGTTTAACTGCCTCGTCTATTGGTGCTAACGACGCACAGCTTGCTGACACGGCTATTAAAACCGGTGGCATGTTAGACGCTGTGTTCTCAAATGCCATTGACCCTGGTTTAGCGACACGCCAGTACACGTACTAATTACTATTTTAACTTAAATGGATGGGGTAGAGATACCTGCCCCATCAGGAGAAGACAATGAAACTATCTGACCTATATCTAGCATTAGCCGCGGCACTGGACGTGTTCCCTAACGAAGAAACCAAGTACCTGTGTGCGAACTATGGTGAAGAAATCGTACCGATTACAGTACCTGTTGTACGCAATGGTCAAACCGTAAACCTGCCAGTTATTATTCCTGACGATGAAGTCATGAAGGTGGAAGAAGACGGTACAACCATTAAGTTCCATCCATATGCCGAAAGTCCATTCGGTGGTCAAAGCGAAATGTTAAATCGCTTAATCATCCTTGCAGGTGGTAAACTATGTACTACTGTTATCAGTCTGGTAAGTCAGCTCATTAACCTATCGGTTAACTACGAAGAGTTCGACAAGTACAGCAACAAAACCATGCAGCTTATCGGTAAGTTACCTCCTGTGAAGAAAGACAAGTCGCGTGAGAAAATCCTAGAGTATGCCAATAAAGTTATGCGTGCTAACACCGCCATTGCAGGCCAGCATCCATTGCTGCGTATTAACGTAGGTCGTCGTGAGCGCAGTGACATTAAAGCACTGCGTTGGTGTGAGCTTTCATTGCCTGTACTAAAAGACGATGGCGATATGCGTATCTTTGGTGTTAAAGCACCTTCTAAGTTAGCATACGATACCGTTTACGGTGCATTTGCAACCGTACTAGGGCATGACAGTTTAACTGAAGACAACAAAGTCTTTCTAAACGGTTCCCTATCGCAAACTGCACCATACTTTCAGGCGCTATTAAAGACACTGAAAGAAGCGACAGAACACTTTAACCATGTCCTGTCACAAATGGGCCGTCAAGGCGATAAGTCTGCAAAACTTAATACGGACTGGTTTGGTTTACTGGATGACCCTGATACTCTAGTAAAAGAAATCCCAGTACCATTTGAAGGTAACGTAGGCAAAGCCGATGGTAAGTCTGCATCTATTGCAGTAGCCGAAGGCACTCAAGCCCCTAAACCTGCAGCAATTAATATGGAACTGAGTTCCAAAGCTAAAGCACCGGCGCCTGTTACACAATCGGTTGCTCAGACGACCACTATCGACCATAAGGATACCATGAACACTATGCGCAAACAGACTATGTCCGCGTTACACAAAACCAATGCCAGTGCCGCTAGCACTTCTATGCGTAAACAGCCAGCACAATCTGCTGTACGTGATGAAGCGCCTGTGGAGGTGGCCGAGACGGCAAAAAAGCCTCAACTGGAAATTGGAACCCGTTCTCGGGAAGTAGCTTCCGCAAATAACCAGTTGCAGATAGGTGCACGTGTTCGTGAAACGCAAGTACACGATGCTTTAGGTGAACCAGTGTTTACACGTAACGGTCAGCCACTGATGATGCCTTCTACGGATAAAATCCATAAGGAGCTTTTCATCATTGCACGTGAACCTAATGGTACGATTGCATGGAATGGGGATGTTCCTCACTTAGACCCAATCACACGTATCGAAGTCGACCGTCTAAAGCAACAGCGTCAAGGTAACGGTGCGTATGGTGCAGGTCCTGCTCGTATGGGCTACCAACCTCAACCGGCCGCCTTTGCAAACCCTAATGACCCACGCAATCGCTATCAACTAGCTGCGCCTCCGGCTCAGCCTGGCTATGGTCAGCCAGCGGCTCCTGGATACGGTCAACCTGGTTATGGTCAGCCCGGTTATGGACAACCTGCAGCACCAGTCTATGGAACCGCACCGGCCTATGGCACGGCTCCTGGGTATGGTTATACATCACAGCCAATCGTCCAGGGTACAGGCTATGCAGGACGTGTAAGATAAAATAGAGTTTATTAACCCACAGACGTAATGGTCTGTGGGTTAATATTAATTGTCTCTATAAATTTTTCTTTTTCTTAGCGTAAACTATTTTTGTATCGCTGTAACAAGGTATCGAGATAACTTAGACTAGGGAGTAAAAAGGAAGTCTTAACCCCGTTATAGGCAGAAGGATGTGTTAACCCATTTAACCGAGCAATGACCCAATGATAGTCTTCACGCACCCCACGTGATATTAGCCATCCGCCTAAGTCACCTCTATATTTTAAATTATCATTTCGGTCCATTATTACCGTGGTGGTATTAGAGTGACTAGCGATAACTTTTAGTTGTGCCTCTATGGCATTTCTAAAACCTTGAGAGTTAAACCCATCTACGTCCTCATCCACGGTAGGGATGAGCTTATTTAAAGAAAATGTCATAATTGCCCCTTTACCATAAATAAAACCTATATTATCTTTTATGAATGCGTTGATAGTAACGCATGGTGTTCTAAAAGATTCACAACAGCACAAGGAGAAACCAGTGGGAACCATCGAAAAGTTACTCAATCGTTCTGAGTTAACAGGTACAACCGATCTTATTACCCCATATGGAAGTCCAGACTCCAGCCCGCGTTTACACATGGTCGCCGCCCAGTCCCAACAGGCAATGCAGCCATTACGCCCAGATATCCCTATCTCTTTGACAGGTTACGAAGTACAGATGTCTAAGACGACAATGGCCATCACGATGCCCTGTGACGCTATTATCGAGGACATCATCTCGCATCACGTATCCGCCGTTATGTCACAGCGTGACACGGTAACCAAAACGATAGTCTATCAAGACGTAGATACGGGTGAGTATGGGAGTATTGAGCTAGAAGGGTATTTCCGAGCACACGACGTGTTTGGGGCACGTTTAAACCTAACCCCAGAAGGTCAGCGTCTGCGCCCTGGCATGCAGGTCAAAAAGGATACAATTCTCGCTCACTCAAATGGCGCTAATGTTGGTGGTGTGTATACTACGTCATTAACCACTGAAGTGGCTAACCTATCATTAAACGGCGTTATAGAAGACGGACTGATTGTTTCTGAAGAGTTCCTGAAAAGAGCTGCGCCTGTGGCGATGGCATCGCGTGATATTGAAACCGGAAAAGAGCGTTATTTCGTTGGAGTATATAGCGAAGGTGGCGTATTCCGTGCCTTTCCCGGACCAGGCGAAAAGATACGTGACGACAACTTAGTTTTCGCTACGCGTAACTATGACCCATTGTTAGACTGTGTCTATATGCTAGAAGACATGGTTGATACTGTGGACTTTGCCTATGACGAATGCGTCTTTGCACCACCAGAGTGTGAAAATGCTAAAGTGGTAGATGTTACTGTATATAGCTCACCTTCAACCTCGCGCTTACGTCAGACTCCACCTACCATGGAAGAGTCCTTAAACGTTTACCGTGAACAGAAAGGACACTACTGTAATAAACTGGTTGATATCTACCGTCGGCTAAGAAAGCAAGAAGGGAATCGCTTAAAGCTATCACCGAAGCTAGAAGAGCTACTTACCTATGCGCTGGCAGATAAGCCGAATGACCAACCTCGTTCAAACAACTATTCTGGTGCAGGTACGGTTCAGTACACCTATAAGGCTAAGCAGATTGATGAGTGGTACGTATCAATTGAATTAGCCTGGATGTACGATTTAAGCTACGGTGCAAAATTCGCGGACTTACACGGATGTTTCTCTATAAGGACTGATTTTAATTAGTAACAAATGTACCAATAGTATGTATTTAAATTTTAATAGTGCGAGAATACAACTATGTTTTGGTACATTCCAGGAACAAACGATTGGGCGATTGATGAAGAACATATTCTTCGTAGTCCAGAAGGAAAACTCATCCGGCCGAGTGTTAACCAAAGGGTTAGATTAACCCTGTACGGTAAACCAACGGCTACTTCATTGAAGCGTCTATTCCTTTTAGCGCATCATGACATGTTTTTACCAGATAGAAGTCTAGAGGGGCTCCAAAACGTTAAGTTTGTCCCTCAAGAGAAATCTGGCTTTACTGAAAGTAGTGGGTTCATGCCTATCTTCAAGGAACCCATTCACATTAATAAGGATTTTCGCGTATGTCCACTATGCCCAAGTCTGGCCGTAAATAAGGAGGGTACTAAAATTTATTGCTGGAGGACTGATAAGTATCTAAATGTTTATAGTCTCGCCGGTTACCGATACCTTACTCACTACGGCCGAAATTACAGGGTTCATAGATTAGTAGCATCGGCATGGGTAGAAAATCCAAATCCTCGGACTAAACCGGTTGTTAATCACATTGACCACAATAGAGATAACCCGCATTATCTTAACTTAGAATGGTGTACCCAGCAAGAAAATGCCGAGGCTATGGTGGAATATGGAAACAGCGCTACAGCCATCGAGTGTAAAGTTAGAGACTTTGTAACGGGCGTGGTAACTATTTATCCTAGTGTCAATGCCGTCGCTAAGGCGTTAGGTTTAAAACCACCAATACATTTAAGTACTTTAATGTCTACCAACCCTTATCGTCTTTATATGGACCGCTACGAAATAAAGCCACTGATGGATCAGACCCCATGGAAAAAGATATCTCCAGGAGAATCCAGGAAGTCCCAGTACACATTTGCAGTCTACGAGTCACCTGGTAATGCCTTGATTTATCATGATCGTATGCAGGTACAGAAAAACTATAAGATATGGAACGTTCCTAACATCGAGCGCCTAATCGATAAGTTTTCTGAACTCCATCCTGACAAACGTATCTATTATTGCAAAAACTATATACATGAGACTATACAGTCGATGCGTATAGGCACATGGGAAATTAAGGAGTGGGCTTCAATACGAGAAGCCTCTAGAAAACTTAATGTCAGTTTTTCGGCCATACATGGAGTTATCCGTGATAACGCTTCTTCTAGAGAAGTTAAAGGTTACCTCTTTAGAACAACATCCTCGTTGCCGTGGGAACGCAATGTAGATGCATTTAAAAGTAAAAAAATGAGTTTAAAAGCAGTGCACGAAAAGGACGGAAGTACAATCAACTTTGTATCTCTGCGTGCCGCCGCCACCCACTTTAACTGTGATAGAAGCACCGTTAAAAGATGGATACGTAAAAAAATTGTTTTGTTCGGTTACTTTTTAAACAAAAGTTAATAGCATCCCTTAGCCAGTAATGGCTTTGAACAAACTCCTCTAATTGCGGGAAGTTCTTGGTGAAACTTACTACCAACTTAATGCGGAAACGTAATTAAGGGCGCAGCTAATCACTGCGGTATGGTAAAAAGGTAAGTGGAAAGAAAATCGACGCAGCGAAGTTCCTAAGTCTATTAACAGATATGGAATGAGTTCAACGACTATCGAAAGGATAGCCATAGTGGTGACATTATGGTGAATAACTGAGTAGAGTACAGCCACAGGCTTATGGTGGCCCTGGAGAACAGGATAGCGCACATGCGTAATGGAAACGGGGAGCCCCTACCTCATCTTTATAAAGATGTCGAGGGTGATGATATAGTCTGCCCCTTATGGCGACATAAGGCGGGTGTCTGAGCACACCGGGTCAACAATTGCACGTTGATTGGACAAAGGGAAAGGCGTAGTCTGTGAAATTCGTCCACGTAGCCAAATGCCACGTGATGACTTCGGCAATATTGCCGATGTAGTACAATCAGGAATCTCTGTCTTTGCCCGTATGAATATCGGGCAAGAATATGAGCGTTACATTAATGCCGCATGTCGAGACGTGTCTAAAGATATGCGTAGAATGAATGCAGAAGGAGAATGGCTAGAAGCATTTAACCATGGTATGGGACTAATCCGTATTGTCTCACCGGAACAATACGAGCACTATCTTAAGGTTAAAAATACTGACCTTAAGAAACGTGAATGGGTAGACAGTGTTGCTGAAGATATACTGCGTCTATTAGTGCGTCCGGATTCCGGAATACTAAGCAAAGAGCTTATCACTGCGATTCGAGAATATCGTCGTCCCGATAAGTCACCTATTACTTATTATAACTATGACGGTAATCTTATCCGCACTGAAAAGACGGCTTTAATCGGTCCTAAACAAATGATTGTCTTAGATAAGTCATCGTTTAAACCAATGGCGGTAGCCGTATCCCGACGTCAACAACATGGTTTACCAGCGACCACCAACAAACGCACCAAGGTTGCCTTCCCGACTAACCGACAGCCGCCGAGAAGTTGGGGTGAAACCGAAAACCGAAATCTGTGTGCCGCAATGGGAGGTGAAGCCGTATTGTACCAAACAGACCAATCCACTAACCCAGACGCAACGCGCAATGCATTAGAGAGCATGTTACGTAAACCTAAGCCATTTAAAACCTTTAAGCACTTAGACCGCACTAAGGTACCTGAAGGTGGGTCACGCACGATTCAGTTCGTTAAGAACTTATTAGGCGCGATGGCGATTAAATTTACCACACTGATACCAAAAGGAAATCGATGATGAATCGGCACTATCATGTACGCGACATATTGGCAATGCCGAAAAATGAAGTATGGGCTCTTCCTGATGGGGGGCTCTTTCTCACCTTTGATAATGGAGAAGAACTTAAAGTACCGACCCGAAGTACCATAGAGAGCAGCTATTACTGGAAGCTCTTTAAGTACTGGCCCGGTGCTCAGATTCTGCCCAGACACCATTTCCAAGATAAGTTCTATAAAGCCGATAGTCACGACAAAATGTCAACACTGGTTTTACAGGACGTTTTCTTTGGCCACCATACTGAGTACCTCATGGGGGAAGGTAACGAGACCATATGGGAAATGGCACGTAAAATCTACGAAATCACCAATGAGCTTTACAACGACAGTATCTGTATGATAGGACAGCATGTAGTCGGACTAGACATTGAAGACATCGTGGACATATTAAACCATCCTGGAGTCATTAAAGCCAAGACGGATTATGAACATGGTCGTATCGATGTAGAAGAAGCCCATAATACAGTGTTTTCTATTGTAGCTGACACTGAAGGAGACCTTAAAGGAAACGTTGTATCCAATGGCATGGCTTCAGATAACTTAAACCGCCGTCAAGCTACCCAGGTGATTGGTCCTCGTGCCTATGTCCCTGACATTAACGGTGAGTCCTGTAAGACACCTATCTATGTCGGTTATGCAGATGGCTTACATACGCTCTATGACCGCTTCCGTGAGTCACGTGCCGCAGCTATCTCACTGTATATGGCATCAGGTCCACTGGAGCAATCCGAATACAACAACCGCATGTGTCAGTTCCTATGTGGTGTAATTACGGGCGTGTACTATGGTGACTGCGGTGGTAGTGTTACGTTACCATGGAAGGTCGCCCCTGATGATTTAAAATACCTTCAGGGTAAAGTGCATATGGTAGAAGGTAAACAGAAAGTTATTTTCGGCCACGAGACGGACCTTATTGGTAAAACAATTAACTTACGGTCAATCACGACATGTACCCATCATGACCCGTCTAAACCGTGTTCGGTCTGTCTAGGCCTCAATGCATTAACCGTACCGCCCGGTACCAACTTAGGCCACCATCTATCGACGGAACCACTTGCTCGTATTTCGCAGACCATCTTATCCACCAAACACGTATTGGCTTCTACAAAGTCTGTCTATTTGGAGATTAACGAAGGGAATGCAAGATACCTAAGACTGGACCCGAACGATAACTTTAAAGTACTCTTTACTAAAGATGTGGTGGAGGGCAACATCTCTTTAAGAATACCTTTAGAGCAAGCCGCCTTTGTTAATGACATTTTAGCTGAGGTGGATATTGATGAGTTATCCCCAGAACGCATATCCGCCTTAGAAACCATTCAGTTTATTGAATACGATAAACACGGCGGTATTCGTAGCACGATGGATGTCAGTGTGGATATTGGTGGTAAAGGCTCCCCGTTAACATTAGCGTTCCTAAGTTACATGCGGGATGTAAAGTGGGACTATGTCGGACAATCACTGGAGGTGAAACTGAACGAATGGGATTATACCCAACCCTTCATTAAGACACCGCGTCGTGGTGAAGACATCATGTCAATCCTTAAAATCACAACGCAGTTCTTACATTCACCAAACGACTCTGGGTCGGTTCGAGCAGTAGACTTTACTAAGCCAGGTCCTGCTCTACGTGGGTTACTGGATGGCATGTCATCTAAAATCCATGTAAACTTGACACACGTGGAAGTATTTGTACGTGCTTTAATGGCATTGGGGGAAGACTCATATGCGCTTCCTAAAGGCGGGGAACCTTTCCGTTTCATCCGTCTAAAAGAAGCCATTCAGAAACGTGGACTAGGTGCGGCACTGGCGTTTGAAGGTGTCTCTGATTTAATCAAAGACCCATCGACATACATGCGACATATGGATGACATTCCGTCACATCCACTAGAACATCTCGTTATGTAGCTACATTCCTCCTACTCTTAACCGGGTAGGAGGAATAGCTTCTTTTCTTTGTAAAACATTAATAGGAGTGCGAATCTAATAAGGATAAGGTTTTATGCCGCCATACGGCATAAACGACGATAAATGGAGCCTACCTTTGTGATTAACATTACTGTCGGTAATCATGGTTGTAAGATAGTGCCAGAAAACAGGTCGGAGTTATTAGCCGTGCTCGGCTATATCCGTCAACATCTTGTGCAATCTGAACAAACCTTTAATCCGCGTACTCGCCAATACGAAGTTGAGCAGAAAGCCATCTTTGCATCTGCAACTTCAGACAAAAGCGAGTTAAGAATATTACGTTCCGACTTAGAGCCCCTATTGTCCCATCTTGACTTCATGGGGTATGACTCAAGTCGCTATACCCTACAGGAGAATCTATCTACCGATGTTTATGAAACCATTGACATCGAAATGCACCCTAACTTTACCCCTAGAAACAGCCAGCAACAACAAGCCGTAGACTTTGCTCTAGTCCCTAACAAAATCACAAGGGTACTGCAAGCCGCTACTGGTTTTGGTAAAACGTTCTGTGGGTATTGGACAGCCTGTCAGCTTAAGCGCCGTACAGGCTTTATCATGGAACCTTCTCATATAAAGACCTGGTTAAAAGACGCTAAGGCCTATTGTACTATACGAGACAAAGAAATCCTTGTAATCCAGGGCTCAGAGTCTTTACGTGCAGTAATGGAACTTAAAGCACTAGGGCAGTTAACCCATAAGTTTATCTTTTTCTCCGCCGTGACTTTACGTAACTACATTACGGACTATGAGAATAAAGACGAGCCCTTTCCATTCGATGTTAAACCTGAAGACCTAATGTCCTATTTAGGCATTGGGTATCTCATACGTGACGAAGCACATGAGGCTATCCACGCCCTCTGTAAGCAGACTATGTACTTTAACGTCCCTAAGATACTGTTTCTATCTGCGACACTTGTTAGTGACAATCGCTTTATTAATACTATCTATGACAGAGTCTATCCAAAAGAAGACATGTGGGTATCAGAGCCTAATAAGCACATCCATGTAAGGAGCTGCTTCTATCATGCCTCTTCTAAAATTGGATTAACTGGTAAAGGACCTCGTGGTTATAGTCATGCTAACTATGAGAAGACCATTCTTAAGAAAGCGTCTTTGAAGAAAGAGTATTGGGAACTCATCCGTCAATGTGTCACCGTCTCTTACATAAAGAGCCATAAGCCTAAACTTAAATGCCTCGTCATTGTAGCTACCATTAAAATGGCAGAATATCTGTCTAAGATGGCACGGGAACAGTGGCCACAGTTTACAGTAGGCTGTTATGTCGCTGGAGCTAAGTCAGAAGAACTCTATGAAAGAGACATTGTCTTCTCAACTCCTAAAGGAGCAGGTACTGGCGTAGATATTCCAAACCTTTATGTAGGTTGGAATACGGTGGCTATTGGCTCTACTCAGCTACAGAGACAAATCATGGGTCGATTAAGGGAAGTAAAAGCTTACCCTGATATGTCGCCTTACTTCTTCATGTTGTTTAATGAAGACGTACCACAGCACCGTGCCTATGAAAAGAAACGTCAGATTGACAACGTCGGTCGATGTAAGTCTTATCAGAAGGTACCGCTAGGAGTTACACTAGGATTAAAATAAGATGATTGAGGTACCTTAACCGGTACCTCAATGCTTTGTCTATTTTTTTTTTTGTCAAATCTTGTAGCTTTACCTAACCTTTATTTACCACAACAAGGAAATGCATTATGTATCGTCAACATGTACTTTGTGACGGGACATCATTAATGGCCTTTTTTCTAGAACTAGAAAAAGATAATGAGTCCAGACTGGAAAAAGGGAAAGAACCTTTAATTCCGTGTTTACTTCTAACGGGTCCTATTAGTAGTCCTTGGGCTATGTTAGGCATCTACGACATCATTCGCCAGAATGCACATCTAAATCCCGTGCTACGCATTATGGCAAATATGTTTATTCATAACCTTATCTTTGCACTGGCCGTAGGCAAAGACAATACCTATGTGACCGAATCTATAATCGTACTTCCGTTCGAGTTGACTTACTTTGACTACGCTACCTTAACGGACATGGAAATCGCTACAGAAGCAAACGTTCGCCTTATTGAACGTATCTATGGCATTTTGGGTGAAGGCTATTCATGGGAAACCGAAAAGCTTATCGATTTTAATATCGAGAAAGACGTGCTGCTTTATAAAGAGCTTTCAGCAATGGGCTATAAACTCTTCCCAGGTAACCCAGTTGGCATTGAGAACGAAGTTATTGATGAAGATGACGCGTTAGATGATGATGCTGACGTGCCACAGCCAGCGATTTAAGGAGCGACCATGAAACGAACACTAGTTTTAAGTGGTAATGTTGAGATGGACCATATCCTATTCATTATTTCTGAAATGGAACGAATGGACGCCGAGTCTAACGATGACATATTCCTCATTGTAGATAGCTTTGGTGGCTGTGTAGCATCAGCTCTAGCCCTGTATGAAGCATCACGTAATATCAAGTCTGACATCGTTACGATTGGTGTCGGTAAGGTAATGTCTGCGGGCTTGTTCATCGTTGCGACGATTGGAACCGAAGCAAAACGTCTAGCTATGCCAAACACACAGTTTATGTATCATGAAGTGCGTGGGTTTGGTATGATGGATGTTTCATCCGTAAGAGTACGTCGCATTTACAACCAGCGCCTACTGGAACTGTTTTCTAAACATACAGGCAGCCCAGTAGAGACCTTACGTGAACTGGGTAAGCGTGACACTTATAAGTTCCCTGAAGAAATCATCAATGAAGGCTTAGGCTGGATTGATGCCATTGTGCAGCCACAGACAGCATAATAAGACCTCCTATGCCCTAGGGCATAGGAGTGTCCTTTTTACCGTGTTGGGTGGCATTGATGGCTGCTTGCACGTCTTTATCATGGCCTTGCATCGCATTAGCGGCGAGTTCGTTTTCACGTCTTAGTACTCGCTCACACTTATCCATGATGTCTTCAAAATCCTGTACACAGGTTTCATACAGTAAAGTGTGTATCGACATCCCTGTCTTTTCCGTAATCCCTGCGTCTATGATACGGTCAATCATCGCTTTCTTAGCCCAGTCTCTGGCACGCTTCTTTTTAATGGTTACCAAAGGAAAAGGGTCAGTCGCATTGACGACATTGTGATTATGAATGTTAAAAGACGTTTCAAATATTTCCCTAGCCAGCAGTTGCCGTAAGACGGCATCGGTGGTACCTATCTCTAGGAACTTTATCCAATGCCGCTCACGTTCTTCTAGGGTAGGGACGAAGTCTAAGGCACTTAACGTGTCCCTTAGCGCCTCTGGCCTGAACTCAATACCATTATAACGAAAAAATAGTGCACCACTGGGATAGGGATGATCCCCGGACGCTTATCCGACTTACGAGACTGACCTCGCCCACAGGCAGGGCATTTATAGTTAGGAATCCCCACAAAGGCATGAGTGTACTTCGCCTTAAAATCTTCGACTGCGTCAATCAGCGCATCGCTGACTTCGTCAGACGCCGATAGGTCGCCTAGACGGTCCATGACTTCTTCACGGGTTTTCCAGCCCATCTCACCTACGTTTTCGCCGCCACATGTCCATGTTGTCCCAGTAGACTCTTCAATAATTTCACGAATCCAACTACTGTGACGCTGTGCAGTCAATCGTGAAATTAACATGCGTATTGCGTTCTGACGACGTTCGGTAGACGCTTTAAGACCTAAGTCAGGAGCGGTTTCTAAAGCACGGTCTACTGACATCACGACGTCCGATAACCAGCGTTTACATTCTAGTCGGTAGTCTTTGTACATAGGCGCACGGATAACAACTTTATAAATCGCTTTACCTTGTTCGTTTAAAGGACCCGATGTAATAGCAAGGTCTTTAAAGTCATTGCGGTAATCTTCGATGTCCTTTAACGTAACAGACTGCATCGGCATATTAATGAGGCGGGCTTGTTTGGCAGTAAATCTGTCTGTGTCAATATGTGTCACCATACGAAAATCTAGACGCACGAGTTCGTCTACATTCTTAACGGCTTTTAAGGTACTCCAGTCACAGCTCCCTTCGCTATCGAACTTATAGGTACAGTCACGCACAAAAGGATATCCACGTGGATACATCGCGGCTAAGCCACCCACTAGTAGCGTATAGAGGTCACGCACATCAAGATGTTCTTCGATAATGGCCTTAGTCCATCCCTTAATCGTAGTATCTGTTACGTGGTCTAGTACAAAGTCCGTCATGTGACACAATAAGTGAGCGTCATCGGCTGAAATGATTTGCCCATTGGTTTTCATACCTACATCTTCAACCATCGTAAGCAGTTGAGTCTGGAAGGTAAAGATTTCACCAGGAGTAAAACCTCCCAATTGCACGGTAAAGCCGCTGTGCCATAAACGCCATACTACGTTTTCACCCGTACCCAGCATTGCTTGAATGCGACGCCGCGCAGCATCACCAGAAAGTCTATCAGTGCCTTCGGCTACCGCACTACTTAAGAAGGTGTTGGTTACGCGCTTAGCATCGGACATCAGATACTGAGCAAGCTTCTTATCGCCAACCATATCATCGTAGCGTTCAGTAAGTGTCATATGGCTTAAACGCAAAAGGTAGTCACCTATCTCTTTACGTCGAGCTGGACTGAGGGTATCGTCTTTAGCGATTTCTTCAATCAGCCCTTTAATCGTTACGATGTCTGCTTGACCAGACGGAAGAGGTAATACTTCATCAGGGTCGAGTTTATCGTCCACTTCTAAAGGGTTATGGTAACTATAGCCCTCGGGCATATCCCATTCGTCAATAATAGGGGATGTTGCTTCCTCCACCTTGGCAGTATCGTCTTCCGATATTAATGGGGTAATATCTTCAGGTTGATATTCAAATTCATCACTCATGTGGGTGCTCCTTAAGAAATCAGTTTAGACAGTTCATTTCCGAGGTCTTCAACCTCAGTCATAATTGAGCAAAGTTCGCTATAGGTATTGTAATAGCGCATCATGTCTGCTTCACCTACTAACATCTTAGCCGTAGGCAATGCATTAATTCTTAGCAGTGCATGCCTCTGACAGCACTGATTCAATCGCTTCATTAGGTTATGGATGCTTGCCTTTTTCTCAGTAGTATTGGCAATGGTATCTAATGCGGTAATGCCGGTTAAGACATGCTGACATCCAGCGAGTACATTGCCCGACTGAGAGTGGACATCTGCCCACGTTACCGGCTTACGTTTCTTTTGTTTCATTGGTTAAATCCTTTTCGTGATTAAATTAAAGTTATTCTCTATATGGGATGGTACTCCTATGTAAAGAAAGAACAAATTCTCTAGAATCTAGGAGTATAGACGATGCTTAATACCTTATATGTCTACACAGGGTTACTCAAACCCTCTGTATTAGAATCCTTAGTAAAACTGGAAGGTTTATTCGAAACCCTTAACTATACCGACCATGAAATTGAAACCAGTGAAATTGAAATGTTAGAAGGCATGTCGGACGAAGACAAAGCCCATCGAGTTACCAACGCCTATGAAAAACACATCGATGTTTTGTTGTTATTGTTAGGGGTTTTCTTAGTCCCCGATGATGACCGAATTACGTTACCTTTTAAAGTGTCTCTGCTAGAAGGGGTATTCTCACTGGAAGATACCGATAACCTAGATATCGTAACCTCTACACTGCTAGAGATGGACGATGCTGATGCACTGATGGTCTTTGTAGAGTTACTGGTACAAGTCACCGCATTCCAGCCTGCTTTCTTACTAGCGCGCATTGAAGATGTTGAGACAAAGCTGATTCAGCGCTTAAAGAAAAAGACTGCGTTACCCGACCTACAAGCTTCTGTAGAACACGTACGTCATGATATCCGTGACCGTATCTTAGCGGTCGATGGGGCTAAAGAAGGTATCATTTACCGTACCATAGCTCGTACGTCACAGCTTCCTTTAAGTTGGTCTGTTGCAAGTGCTGCTATCCTAAGACACGCTGAAGATACAGCCCCCGACGTACTAGGAAGAGAAGTCTATTTAGCCACCTTAGCTGCCGATATTGACCCCATTGCCCAAAGGCAAGAAGCCATTACTTTACTGGACGATGTCTACGGAGATAACCCTTCATACTCATTCGCCCTAGACAGCCTACTGAGCTATCTAAAGGAATCTACCCATGTTAAAGAGTGATTATTTTAAAATGGCCTTAAAGGAAGGTTGGTATCGTGACCGCCAGTGGATACTGCGCGTCAATACCATCCAGAAGGCCGATAGAGCCCCTACGGATACCCTTCCTGGTTTTAAAGAGGGACAGTTCTACATCCTCTTAGAGGGCGCAGAAGAACCCATTACGGATACTGTACCAGACCAACCTCTCTTCCCTATTAAAGAAGTCCTCAGTCTAACCCCAGATGACTTAAAGTGCGTAAAAGAACCTATTACGACCAACTATGGCGAAGCCACGATTAACGCCATTATCTTTGAGTACGGCAGTGCAGGTAAACTCCCTTTTATCCGGGGAGAAATCACCGGTAAACTTCTTTCTAAAGTGGTTGCTCGTGCTTTAGAAACGGATGTGATTACCGTCGATGACTACTTACGCATTATTGAAGGCATGAATTTCATTACGATGTTTGCAGACATCCATGTTGTCGCCTATACTCCTCGGTCTCTACAGGCATCTCCAGAAGCTTTACGTATACGAGATGAACTCTTAGCTAAGTTTAAAGACCAGCTCCATGACCCTGCGATTGTGGCGATGATAGACGAGGCCATTGTAGCTGCAGATAAAGAGTTTATGGAAGGTGACCCAGCCGCTAAGTTCTACTTAGCCGATAAAGCCTACGCTGTCGTTCGTAAGAAACTCTTCCATGTTCAAGGCGGGTTAACTCGACTGGATGACCCTTCTAAGATGGACTATATTCCACGAAGCTTAGATGAAGGGTATGCACCAGAAGACTTACCGGCTATCATTAACTCTCTGCGTAGTGGCTCTTATGACCGTGGTGCGTCTACCGCACTGGGTGGTGAAGCCGCTAAGTTCTCTAACCGTGTGTTCCAGAACTTAAAGATTGCTGAAGAGGACTGCGGGACTAAAGTAGGTAAACCAGAAACGGTCTCAGCAGAACGTAACTTAGTCGGACGGTATATTGTCGGACGTGACACGCCAATTACCGAAGCGGAGTTTGAGACACTGATAGGTAAGCGCATTATCCTACGAGACCCTACGGGGTGTAAAACGGCAAACCGTGCGTACTGTGGCAAGTGCATGGGGGATAAAGAAGTGGAGTCTGAATTAGGACTAGGCCCCCGTCTGTCCGAGGTCTGTTCGGTATTCTTGTCTGTTAGTCTTGCCGCATTCCACTCGGTTGCCTCTAAACTGGTAGTCTTCGACCCCAGTAAAGATATACATTAGTCATTGTTTAATAGATTTTTTGTATAGAAAGATATTGCCTAACTAATCATATAATAATTACGATTAATGGGACTATCTTATGACTATTCGTTATCCGGAAAAAACCGCAGCCTTTATTGAAAGAGCAAGGAAAAAGCACGGTGATAAATATGATTACAGTAAGACGGATTTTATCTCTTGTAGAAAGAAGGTAATTATAACCTGCCACGTTCATGGGGACTTCGAACAAGTCCCCATTTACCACCAGTCTAAAAATGGTTGTCCTAAGTGCGCTATAGATAGCATGAAGAAGTCTAAGTTTCACGGCATCGAGCGATTCATTGAAAAGGCCCGGAAAGTGCACGGTACTAAGTATGACTATTCCAGGTCTAAGTATATTGGTGCTCTTAAAAAGCTCACGGTAACTTGCCCTGAACACGGAGACTTCTCCGTACAGGCTTCTAACCACCTAGAGGGACTAGGCTGTGCGAAATGCAGCTACGATGCTCAGCGTGAGCGCTATCGACGAGAGTTCTTTGAGAAGGCTAAACGCGTGCATGGTAATCGTTATGACTACTCTAAAACGGAGTTCGTTAACCGTAGCACATTAGCAACCATTACTTGCCCTGTCCACGGTAATTTCCAGATGCGCCCAGGTAACCACCTAATGGGGCAGGGCTGTCCCAAGTGTGGAATTACTAAAAATACAGAGAGGATGACCGGCAATACAAAAGACTTTATCTGTAAAGCCAAGGAAGTCCATGGCCCGTGGTATGATTATGGCAAGGTCAAATACACTAAAGCCCTGGAACCAGTGACTATCACTTGTCCTTTGCATGGGGACTTCGAGCAAACTGCTAGTCGTCATCTTTCAGGCCATAACTGTCCGAGATGTGAAACTGACCCAGATTCTGGCATTAGACGGTATGTGTATATTCTAGAATTGGGTAAGATAAATGGTTTGACGGTGTACAAAATCGGTAAAGCCATTGCGCCTAAGGTTCGCCAGCGTACTCTAACCAAAAGGTTGAAACTAGATAATGGCGTGGAGGATGTTAAGCAGGTGTGGCTTTATACAACAACCTCGAAGCAAACACAAACGACTGTAGAAAACATGCTACTTGAAAGTATCAATTATCCTAAGCTTCAGAAACATGAGTTGCCTGATGGCTATTTTGAATCACGGATTACTAACTTAACCAATAGTGAGATATGTGGCTTTGCCGATAAGTTGGTGGAGAACATCAAGAAAACGATTGCCGGATTTAAAATTGGACAGGCTTCATGATGGCATTTCTAAGACCGTTATTTTTAATCCTACACAGGACATACGTTAATCCATAAAAGACATAGCATGCTTTAGAGTACACACGCTATAATAAAGAGGTAGTTTCATTACTGCCTTTTTAATAAACCTTAGTAAACAATCCTATGGCTATAGATAGGACGCATGCACCCTAACTATATTCTCTATTTTTAAACCATTAACGATCGTAAGGTAATATAATCATGGCTAAAAGACAAGTACGTACTAAAACTGAAACGCCAGTTGCAGATAAGCAAACGGCAGAAACTAAAAACGAAACAGTAGTTGTAAAAGAGACCCCTGTGGCCGAAGGTACAGACGCTGGCACTGAAACTGTTACGCCAACAGGTGATAGTGCCGGTACTGATAGCGATACTGACGGTGGTGACACCACGAGTACTGAAGGTACAACTGCTACTACAGAAGGTTCGGAATCTACAGGCGACTCAGGTCCCGTAGATACTGATTCTAAAGAAGACCCTGCGGATAACACCCCAGATGTCGTTCCTCCAGTTGACCCTACGCCAGCCGCTAATCCAGCTCCGGATGCAGCAGCAACACCGGCAGAAACACAAGAAGCTCGTCATGCCCGTATTCGCGCGGAAGCAAAAGAAAAAGCACGTTTAGTCCCGTGGTCACATGTGGAAGAGTACTTGGATAAAATGCATCCATCTCGACCTAATAATCGCGATACTATTGTGGGCCATCAGTCTCGTCTATCTCAAGCGTTCATATTGCTACTGGCAGAAGAGAGCGATGATACCGTGGCAATCGAGTCTATTAAGAAACTCGTAGCGATTATTCGTGAGCGCCGTAAGCCAGGCTCGGTGTTCCATGACAGCATGTGCATGCGCTTTGTCAATGATCTAGGTGCGGCTGGCATGACCACGGTTCGTATTACTGAGTTCCAAAACATCCTTTTTGCATTGCTGGAAATTGCAGATAAAGGAAGTAAGGTAGTACTAGACTGGGAAGTCTTTGCTCAGCGCTGCATTAAAGGACGCGGTGAAATCATCGCTTCTCGTCTACAGCGTGCATGTAACGTTAAAATCGACTAAACCAGGTTCCTCTCTCCTTATGGGGGAGAGGATACCTTTTTTATACTATTAAGGAGCCTGCTTTATGTTAAAATTACTAAAGGCGAAAGTTACCCCTTACATGACCTATATTGTCCTTGCTGTCATTATAGCCATGGCGGTGGCGTTATTCGCGCTTACGAATTTATACAGCGACGCTTTAACTGAAAATGGAAAGTTAAATACTCAGCTAGAAGCCAGCAAAGCACAAGTCGTTACCTTGACCGACCAACTCGCCCGTGAAAGGGACAGTCGGGCATCTATACGTGAATCCGAAGAAGTCTTAGATACTAAATATGAGGGTATCCGAAATGAAGCACAACATATCCCTACTGTGGAAACTACCCCTGGTTTGGACACTGACGCTGTTGCTCAGCTCCTGTGCGCTAATGGACTGGCTACAGCCGAAGCCTGCAGTCGTGCCAATAGACCCAGAAACGATTCGTCCAGTCACTAAACCTTTAGCAAAGGGATTTACTCCAGACCTATTGTTTGATTGGGCATTAGAAAGTGCAGAAGCCATTGATAAAGCGAATTGCCGGTTGTTTGAAGCCCGTAAGCTAAACACGAACCTAGCGGGTTTAACCTTCAGTGAGGAAAAGCCTGTCTACTGTTTAAAGCCTACGAATCCAGTGGATTCTAAATAAACCTTTTTCTTTTTAGGGAGTCACCATGACTTTATTAACTCGCTTCGTTAAAGGCGAAGCCGACATCGAAGCCCTGTACCGTGAACTCGATATGTTGAGTACGGCTAGGGATATGGCGACGTCATTACAAACCGCCGTTCAGGCACTGGATACACCTCAGGCGCAACACGACACGCTACAGCTAGGCTTTACCCTCATTAGTCAGCGCTTAGGGTTTGAAAGTGCCGACATGATGTTTAACGAGTTTGATGTCGAGCGTCTAGAGATAGGCATGGAGAGTATCCGTGAGCTACCAGGTCGCATCTATCGAACGATTGCAGATTTAATCAATGAACTGATTAAAAAGGCAAAAGCCCTATACCGTTTGATTGTAGATAAACTCACAGACAATACGGTTAAGGTTTCTAGCGGAATGGATAAGCTAGAAGCTCGTATTGCAGAGAACGAAAGCACTATTGCGATGTTCTCATTAGAACCAGGTGCGAAACTCAGTGATGCTGACCGCGAGAAAATTGAGCAGGCAGGTCGAGAAATCATTCTTGATACGCAAGGACGTATCCTTAATAAAGTCATGATTGAAAGTGACCTAACCCTTCTTATCCCATCGGAATACCGAGGTGGTACTGAGATGCTTCGTGCACTAGTAATGGGTAATAAGTGGGGCGATGTTACCGTGGGCATTAAAGGAGCACTAGAGTGGTCTACATTGCTATTGTCTAAAATAGACCGTACGCCGTATACTGACCTGATTGATGCGTTGATGACTATCTCTAGCGAGAAAGACATTACAGACATTCTAGAGGTAAAACTGCCAGCGATTGAAGCACTGGATAAAAGCCAAATAGAAAGTCTACCAGTACGTGGTAAAGACTTTAAGTCAGCTCGTCCATTAATCGGGGATATCTATCCTACGTTCCTAGTCGAGCGTGCTGGCGGTGTACGTATGAGCACATTGGTGTACTCGTATACTGAACAGCGCTTAACCATGCAGCCGACTCAGAAGCTACCTAAAGGGCTTCCCGAAATGTCACTGTCTCGCGCTAATGAAGTTAGAGAACTGATTGCCCGCTTAAGTACCGTTCGTACCCAGTACAGTAATGCATTAACCACGCATTTAGACCAGCTTGAAAAACTGGGCGCTAATGACCATCGTAAGCTAGCAACGGCAGGTGAGCTCGTATTGCAGTATGAAACACCACGTAATGGAAATGAAATTAAGGAAGTTCAAGCACTACAGAAATCCTTACCTAAACTCCATCGCATGGCGACTACCTACTTAGATGCTACTGAGCGTTATTTACGTACATTGATTGCGACACTAAACGCTTACCTCGTTCTTATTGCAGGTAAAAGCTAAAAGACATATCTCCTATCCCTCAGCGAGGGATAGGAGATAGTATTATGCTGCTTCTTTTTCTAGCATCTGTTTAATAAAGGTCTTTTCACCGCGTTCTTCTAAGTACACATCAATGACTTGTTTGGCTGTAGGTAAACCTAGTAGAGTATGACCTAGGTCAATTGCGTTAGCGGGCACACATGTAATGTTAACCGCGCAACGACGTAACTCTATTTCCAGTAATCCTACAATGCCACATATCTCGGCCAATGTCGTTTCAGGTGACACATTTAGTGCCCACTGTCCAGATGGGTACCCAGAGGTGATATCAATGTCGTATACGTGTGTCGCAATACGACTTAATAGGTCTCCTCTATGTTCTGGCTTCCATATGTCTGCCCCTATCTCTCTAGTAAGCTCATTGGCTAAGGTAACAATCCAATCCCGCTTACCTAATACCTCTTTGTCAAATTCATGAGTCATGTCTGAAGACGTAGACGCAATGACTTTATCTTCAGCATCTAGATAGAAGTGTAGGGCGTTAGCTAACCGCTTAGGGTTAGACTTAAGAGTTGAGAACTCAGAGCCATCGGCATATAAAGAGATTTTCTTTGATAAATCCCCTGTCTTATCGTCCAGTAGCTCTACCGAGATACAGTCAAACAAGTTATACACTAAATAGATGAGTTTATGATAGCGCTGCATCGCCCGGTGCCAACTCACGTTGTGATTACCAGAGGCTTCTTCTGCTTCATACTCCAGTTTTCTAAACCCTAGCTCTTCTTCTAGAATAGCATCTAGAGAGTAAGAGCGTCGCATCCCTTCTACCACCCGCAACATCTTAAATACGGACATTGCATCAATGACATAGAACGAAGCGGGAGCTTCCACGATATGCCATAGGTCGGCATTATGAAAGTTCATCTTCTTGCCAGAAGCTGTAATCTTGTTTGCTTTACCTTCACGAAAGTTAAACTTTCGAAACTCCGGTGGGATAGAAGGGTCACAGAAAATGTTAGCTGGGTCTACGCCTTTACGTTCACAAGCAAGCAATATCTTTTTAATATCAAAGCTCATGTTCCAGAAAACCAAAAAGTCAGGTTTTAGGATATGAGCCGTTTGCATTAAGCGAGCAGCGACTTCAAAGTCATCTTTACAGACGACGACTTTTAAACGAATATTCCGTGTCGTCATATCGCGCTCTAGGTAGTGCATAGCCAGCTTGTTGATTTCGGCCTCTATAGTCTCCTTAGTCGCAGCGCCTTTTATAAAGTCTTCCGTGACTGCAATTACGGCTTTGTCTTTGAATGTAATCGCCCCAGAGATAATCTGCTCGGTCCCGTTTAACATGTCTGTTTCAAAGTCCATTACCGCAATGGACATATCAGGGTTCCATGTTGCATTCTGTTTAGCAGAGGCTTGGTCAGCCTCGTACTTATACAGAACTGGAGATGTAATGTCGGCTCCGTAAACATAAGGACTTGCGCATAAGTCACTTAAACGAAAGAATCGCCCGTGTTTACCTAAAACCTTAGCAATGCGAAATGGAAGTTCCGCGGTTGTACATTCATAGAAGTCTAAGTTCTCTTTAAATTCCCAACTTCGTTTTTGCGCGTGATTACGCAGGCCTTTCTTAGTGACGGCAAATTTACGTTTGTAGTTACGAACTAGCTTTAAAGAAGGGCGCTCTTTTCCAGTATCAGGGTCGCGCAGTCTCTCCTTTACAACTAATAAATCATCAGTCTTAGACTGGGTGCTCGTCGCATAGAGTGCAAACATGCACTTGCGTTCAAGTTCTTTATTCATAGGGTAGGCTCTGTCAAATCTAGTGACTAACTAATCAATTAGACTCTAAGGTTTTTAACCACTTTTAAGGACACAACATTATGTTCAACCATCTCCTAAATCAGTCTATGGTACAGGTTTCCATGGAAGCCATTGACCACCAGTTCAATCGTGATGACATTGAAGACCTTATTAAAGCAGTGGCCATGGCACGTGAGACTCGCTTTACTCAAAGCGCAGTAGACCAGTCAGGTATGGCTGAGCTTATTAAGAAAATCACAAATCTAAACGTCGTTATTAATGTTACCGATGATGTTAATGCCGCGGTAGTATTTCCAAAAGCGTTAAAAGATCATCCTTTCTACACCGAGTGGATGCGCGTATTTGACCAAACCAGCGCCGTAGACCCACATAAGCAAAAGCTCTATATGGAAAAACACGGGGCTTTCCCGTTCCGTGTAGACTTACGTACCGGGTACGTAGAGGGAGCCCCTACTGAATACAAACACAGCTTAATTCTAGGCTCAGGGCTGTTTGGAAAAAGCTCAGCATTCCAGTTAACCAATGAAGAACTAGCGGCTATTATCCTACACGAGTTAGGACATTTAGTTACGTTCTATGAATGGGGCTATCGCCAGTCCTGCACTAACTTCCTATTAGCAGGTGTCTGTGAAGCCATCTTCGCGGAAAAGGATAAAGATGCTCGTCTAAACTTTATCTATAAGGTCCAAGCTGAAACTGGGCATCTAAAGGGACTAGAAAAGTCACTGGTGGATTTAGACGACGTCGAGAAAATGCGTGCGATTGTTTATGCTGACGAACAGCAACGTGCCCGCAGTGACTTAGGCGAAAACATCTATGACATCCGTTCATGGGAAGCTCTCGCTGACCAGTACGTTACACGTATGGGTAAAGGTAGAGCGCTAGCAAGTGGACTGTCTCGTTTAGACGCCGCCTGGAGTGCCGACCGTCAAAGTCGTTGGCTAGCTGCCATGAGTGGTGCATTCACTGTCGTACTTTACCTAGCAACGACTTTTTACACAGCGGTAATTGCTATGACAGCAATGGCGTTTGCTCCAGTCTTAGCCCCAGTCATGGTGGTGATGTTTATATGGTGTCAGTACGAGTGGGTCAGTGGGATGTTTGGTGCGAACCCAAATGCTATCAAATATGATACTGACATGAAGCGTATTCAGGTCATCCGTAAAGAACTGGTGTCACGTTTAAAAGCCGCTCCTGACAAAGCGTCTAAGAAAGTGGTGATGGATGAAATCCAAACATTAGACCTCATCCTTAGCGATTACCGTCCTGCTTTGGCTCTAGGGGCAGCCATGTTAAGTGTTGTTTCACCGAATGGACGTAAGCAGTACCGACACAAGAAAACTCAACAACTCCTAGAGGAACTTGCAAACAGTGAGCTCCTTGTTGCCGCAGAACTATTAGAGGCGTAAACTCCATGAATGCATCAATTGAACATATCCAGAGACTTGCCCGTAAGTTTGGCAATGTCTTTTTCCCTAACATGAGTGTTGCAACACTGCTAGCGGCTATCGAGATTCAGAAAGACCTACCGATTCATCGTTATACATATGACTATGAGTTCTCACCACTGTGGGCAAATGAAGTTTTACCGTTAGTAGAAGCCCATGCTGCACGCATGGCACGGGTATTGATGATTGATAAAGAACACTTAATCGAAGCATCACGCCGTATCTATCAAAAACGTGGCAGAGTATGGCAAGACCCATCACATATCCTGTTTAACGAAATCGAGTACTGGGATATTACGCATCGTTTTGACGATATGCCAGAAGGTGACTCCACTGCAGCGTTTATGGCAGTCTGTGATATTATCCGTAAACATGTGGAAATCTTTGCAGGTCTGACAGTGCCAGGCGATGGCATTAGTGCCTCTAAAAAGACCGTGATTGATGAAGTCTTTGATATCATGGAAGGGGATAACCCTAACATCCCAGCGCGTCGCCATAACAATATGAAAGAAATGGTTCGTTTAATCATAGAACGAATTGTGACCTTTATGTATCAGGTCCGCAGTGGAGCAATGATAGGTGACCGTTTAGCGACAGATTACTTCGGTGCATGTCTGGATGCGTTAAACTTCACAGGTGAAAACCGCACGGTAGCATTAAACCTATTAACCGGTGTAAAATCAGACGTAGGCAGTCATGATGTCATTAAGGCGTTACTGGATGGCTATAAGTTGAAAAATATGTACACTGGAGAAGCCGAGGTGGTACATGAGTAGTTTAACTGAAAAGGCTCTACATCTGGAAGTGGAGTATCAGACTCTGCGTAAAGAGGTCGAGTATTACTTATCCACTGCCTTGTCGTTTCGCTACAATGGCGTTTCTCGCCATGAAGTCGAAGGACTGGTACGTGACTTTGGCATGGAGTCCATTACGGAGATTGCCCCACTAGGGGCATTCAGTAGTCAGCCTAGCCAGATGTACGTGGAAGTTGCTCTAGAAGGTATTTATGCGGCAGTACTGAAGAAAATGACCGCGGTTAAAGAGTTACTAAGTGAACATGTCCTAGAAGCCCTGGAATCGCTTTCTAAGCAGTTAAGTGATATCGATGAGGCAGATAGTGCCCTTATCGAAGAAAGGCCTTCTATGGAGGATACAGAAGCTTTTAACGCGTGGCTCACAAAAACATTCTCTACGTCTCTAGATTACGCCATCCTAAATCATCCTGCAATGATTGATGTGTTTGACTACCTTTTCTCAGGAACGTCCTATTTCAAAGAAGTAAATGAATCTTTGTTCTCAATGATTCAAAAGCATCTATCCGAACTAGAGACCTTACTAGAAAAGCCCGATGCGACTAATGCAGATATTGAGTCGTTTAAACAGATGGTACTAGAAGACACACTGGGGTACTTAGAAAGCCGATATACCTTTAAAAAGGGACTGGGCAGTCTATTGTTCCATAACTTACCTGGCATAGAAGGTATCGATGCTATCGCGTCAATGCCTAAGCTTAAATCCTTTACTGAGCTAGAATCACTGCATTTCGATACGGGTACCGATACTCTACGCGAAATCATCGATGGTCTCGTCACTGGTAAGCTCAAGGATAACGTTAGTGTTGACTTTAGTCAGCTTCCCCAGTTACCGGAAGTAGAAGTCATCGATGTCTTAACGACCGCTATTACATCACGTGAAGCGTTAGGCGGTGACTCTGTCAGTGAGTTTTTAAAAGGTACGATTGCCGACCTAGATAAACGCTATGAACAGCTAATTAAGAAAGACGATGTATTCATGGCGCTAGCGGCTGATGTAATCCTCACTTACCGTCAGTTAACAATGAAACTCATTTTTGATAATGTGTTTTGTTATGCCATCCTTGGCGAGTTTGCCTATGCATGGCTATCACGTACCAAAGCTATCCGCTTAGCACATCAGCAATAATAAGCATTCCCTCCTACTGCTAAAAACAGTAGGAGGGAAATCGCTTTTTTATCGTGTAAAGGTAATGTCTACATCATCGTCGATGGTTAGGCGTCCATTGGCTTCCAGTCTCATTACTTTCTTAATAGAGAATGAACTTAACGGTTCTTCTATTACGGCAACGCCGGTATCCCCAATTGGGTTACTGACCGTAATAGACGTCACTTTGTTAGGGGCAAGTTTTTCAAGTTCAGAAATTAGCTTACTGATAGAGAAACTGTTACTGCCGATAACTTTAGCAATGGTTGCTATTGTCGACGTACGCAGTACTTTACGGAAGTCATTGTCATCATAGGCCGATACGGTAAGTTGATAGTTTACTGCAAAGCTTAACGCCGTACGCATGTTTACCGCACGAGAGGACGAGATATTTACTTCCGCCGACTGCTGAGTAGCCAGTGGTTCGAAATAGAGCTTAGTCGAACTAATAACCTTACGCTGCAGTGTGGCGATGTCACGTGTTAATATATCGACAACGTTTGCAGGAATGGTCTGTCTGTAAGCAACAATGTTTTCATTGGTTGCCAATAGCGCTTTTGCATCGAACAACGGGAAACGTACTTCACGTGAGAGAGACGCTGGCTTAGTTTGCACAAAGTCATTAGTCGCTGGGTCGCGTACAGGGTCACCTGCTCGGTGCAAGTAGATAACATCACCGTTCTCATCCAGCTTAGGGTCACCGATAGCATGGAGTAAGTTAAAGGAGATGGTATCCGTTGCCTCATCATAGTATACCTTAGTACCGGCTACGTCTTGCTCATACACGTTCTCTAAATAGACATCCGGAACATCGCTCAGATAACGCTGATAGCTCGGTGCCTGTAGTAGAGGTCGGGATTGCATTGAGTAACCTTCTAAGTATTGACCAAAGGTTACCTTCATGTTTTCCAAAGTGATGGCAGTCAGTATTTCACTGTAAGCATCACGGAAGTACTGGTCATCAAAACTGGACACTTGTTCAGTGTCGGTTTCAACTAGGTAGATGCATCGGAATACCTGACTTAATGACATTACAGTTTCTTCCAGTACATGACTACTGTTGTAAGCCATAACTGAAATACTGCCATTTACATCAATTTCAAACGTACTGCCTAAATCAAACACAAACTCCATCGTGTCAGTTAACACGTTAGACTCGTTTGCTGTTAAGTAGTGCGTGGACCCTTCTACGTTCTCGAACACTAACTGTAGCTTAAACCCACTAACGGCTTTAGGTCGTGCGGCAACAACCTTTAGCTGATAACCACTATCGCTATAGCTGACGGTAACATCATTACTGTAGGTTGTAAAGCCTAAGACATTGTTGGTCGCTAATAGGTTACGAAAAGCTACCGTAGGGGAGGTCATGCGATATGACCGCGCGGTAAAGATAGGGGTGCTGTAGTCAAGTACCATATGGAACGGAGTATAGAAATACAGGTTAGCATTTAACTCATCTACCAGAGCTGCCTTAGACAGAGCTTGAAGCTCCGCATACTCAGTGTCCGACAACGGTGCAATGCTACCTGCCTTTTCCCGATAGAGCATATTAGGGAAAATCGTAGCGCGTTTCTCATGCACCGACATGGCATAGGTTAAGTCATCTCTACCCGTATAGAACACCACTGGTTCATTTACAATACCTATACCCGATGATAGTCCCGTTAATGCCAAGGAAGCCGATGTATCAACACTGCGCGAGGCGATATAAACACGGTCGGTTAACGTGTCCTTACGTAGGCTGCCCTGGTAGCCGTATTTAGCCAATGCGGATACCAACTCTTCGTCGGTATAGGCCCCACGTTTACCATAGTCACTATAGATAACTGACTCGCGTACTTCTTCAAAGCTTTGACCATTGGTTCCACCATTACTGATTTGAGTTGAATAAATTAAACGACTGGTGACTTCCTGTAAAGGGGCTAAGTAGCCTACGGATAAACCGCTAAAGTCATTCCAGGTCACTTCCCATTCAGACATTTCTAAACCACTTAGGTCAATACTGGTCTCTCCCTTAGTCGTATAGATATCCACACGGGCGAGTGCTCCTACTTGTCCACGTTCAATGAAGACGTCAGGTATACTGCAGCGCACTATGGAGTCTTCAACTTCAATAACCATCGTTGGGGTAACCGGGTCGTAGGAGTCCGTATCATGAGTAATCTGCATCTCTACCCAAGGCCCATTAGCTTCTTTATAGTAACCCCTCGCATAGAAAAAGTAGTCTTCAATTTCCGCCGTTACGTTCCAACTACGCGTTGCGGTTACTGGTTCGTTCGCTGAGATAATGTTGAGTTGGTCACATGGAATGTCTATCAGTAGAAACTTCGTGTTTTCAAAGTAACCAATGCGTGTATCGACTAGGTTAGTTTCGCGCTCCAGTATCGGAGAGCTGACAGTACTGTCAAAGTTAACACGTATATCTCCGTTTGGAAACACCGAGATAATCAAAGGTTGATGAATGGTAAAGGAATATCCATTACCGGTGAACACTGTATCACGTGGAATGACAATTTCATTGAGTCCTGTTACGGGGTTATAAACCGCATACTGACCAACTTGAACATAGCCTAGGCCTAGGGTGATAATGTGGTTACGTATAGGACTACCCCATATCCCGCTGAACTCTTCAGAGGTCATATGAGGATATAGGTCACTTAACGTCTGTGCCAATCTAGGGTATCGCTTACGTGTAACGACATCCGTTTTCTGCATAAGCCCGGCTACCTGAATGGCACTGATTTCCATTAAGTTAATCAGTGGGTTATTCGGGTCTTGGAAATCGTACCCATTCGCGGTAATTTCGTCCAGTACACGTGTTCCGTGTGTAAAGAACGTAGCGGGTGATATCGCCGCATGTTCTGCAATTTCCTCGATAAACGTAAATTTAGACATCTCCGTCATCCTCTAAGAACGATAGTTTTTCATTATAAGAAGCAAAGTCTAACCACCACTCCAATTCCATATTTTCTGGATTGATACGTGGGTAGCCATAATTGTTGATAACAATCTTTTCTCGTGGCGATAACTTCTGCATCTTACTTTCACGCACAGAATCGTCCATGTCACCGTTAAAGTTAATTACAGTGCGATTAAATGCATCAATAATAATGGGGTCATTATAAATGGCACCGTGACACTTGAACGGAATGTCGATGTTAAAGTTATCTTCGGCAAAGACCTTTTCCGTGGTATAGTTAAAGCTAGCGGCGGTAGGGACGGCTTTAGGATAAGCCCCCCCGCAACAAGCAAGCTTCTGTACGATTCTTCGGTCTGGTCCTAGAATAATGACATAGATGCGAGTCATGTAATCAATTTCATCTAAGGCAATCATTTCTGGGAAGGGTACCATGGAACCATTTGCTACGCGAGTCATGTACTCACGCCATGCGGTAAAGAGAACCAAATGAGGGTCACCTTCTTTTGCCACAAACGTAGCGGTTAAGTCAAAGGTACCGTAGTTGTTAGGCTGGTCATCAACATGGCTGTGGACTTGTTTTAACCACCCTTCTTTACTCTCCATGCTTTCGACGACTTCGTCTTCCCATCCTGATAAAGAAAGCAAGGTATTTGAAAGCAACGGAATGAAGGCTTGTTTGTCATCGATGACGTTTGACCGGACATGCCCCTTCTCATATCGGTTACCTTCTAAATACGGCATAAGGGTTGCCTTAATCGCCGCAGCACTACTATTTGGGTCATTTGTGGTCAAATAATGTAGTTTACGAACACGTCGGATATTTTCCGTGACGAGGTTTAAAACAGGTTTAGTGAAGAAAACATAACCGTGATTATCTAGGTTGGTTGGCGTTAAATCACTGTTCCCCATATGGTTAATGCCATGGAACAGCGTGAACGCATTGGACAACGGCGAACCGAAGCCAAACTGTCGACGTACGGTTTCGATGGTGTTATTGCTCATAGGACCTACTTGTTAATGACGTATCTAACTGCGCAGTTAAAAACAGGTATATAAAAATGACTGGATTAGAAACCACTCTCTTATTAATTGCGGCTCAGCTCGCAAGTAAAGCCGTATCGGCAGGTATTAATGCCGTAGACAGTCGTCGCGCTCTATCGGAGTTTTCCTCCTTCGCAAGACTGAATCCTCCTTGTCTAATGGAGCAAGAAATCGCTCGTATGGACCCTGAGGTCTCTCAATCGATTAGCCATACGTTGCTTAACATCTATATCGGTCATTACCTAGCAGTCGTTAACCGTACTGCTCGCGTAGACGATACTGAAGTGGTTCGTATGTTAGACCCTGTGTCTGACCCTAAAGCGTTTAACGTGTTCGATGCCGCGAAAGGCATGAATGGCGTTTCTATTGCTTTAGAAAGCATCGATATCACTAAAGAACTGACTCAGATTGACCGTACATGGGACGAGTCTAACCTAAACCTACTAGGGGATTTTGAACCGGTACAGAATACAGAAATCTCCATGGAAGCGGCGATTGATTTGTCTAAGCCTTCTACCCTCGCTTGCGGTAAGCAACTAGAAGTCACATTGGGTTCTGGTGACCAGTCTATTAAGGTACCTGTAACTGCAACGTTGCTACCACGTACATTGAACAAAGATGTACTACTACGTACACTGGAAGCTTTCCTAGGTCGCGACAATAGCTATATGGGCAGATGGCACCGCTATCATGCCGGTGAATACCGTTCTTTCTTTGACTATGCCCTAGGCATTGATATGATTGAACAGGACTTAAACCTATTGATTACTGATAAAGATGGCCAGTATGAATTTGCTAAGGCTCGTCAACAGCGTGGTCTTTTAAGTTCATTCGTCAGTGGTAAGAAGCAGATGAACGTGGTCTCGGCAATGATTGTGATGACCAAACGCACTGCCCGTGATGTCGAAGCTATTATGCGTGCACCTCTAGCCAATGCCCGTGCCCGTAAAAAGTATTTTGAAACTACAGGTTCAATGATACTTTGTGTGGTTGACATGGATAAAGAGCTCGTGCGTATTTATCAGCGTGGAATTGATGAGTATGGCGATTACAGCTATGACCAAATCAAACCAGCGGCATCGAATCCAAATGCAATGGACATCAATGCAATCATGCGTGCCTATAAAGCCGGCGAACAATTCTCGATGTAACGGAGTCTAAAGACCATGTTTAATACAATTTCTAAAGTAGTGGCCCATCTTTTTGAAAAGACGGATAAAGCCATTATTCTTAACCGTGTCGAAGAGGTCTTTAAAAATATCTCCAATCACACGGTGCCAATGGCACAGATAGACGACAGCATCGGTGAGAACACCAAAGTAATGAAGTTGCTGGACGCGCGTTTACGCTCACGTCGTCTACCGGTCGATGGCTATCAGCAAAACCCAACTCGTTTTATTCGTGAGACCTTTACTAAGGCAGCGGACGATGAAGCAGAATACGTAAAGCTGTTTAAGAACTCTTTTTCACGCGATGTGTTTAAAGAATCATTGACGTATGACCAGAGCCAGTTAATGACCTTCTTGCTCGTTCTAGAAGAAGCATCGGACTATGCACGTCAGCTATTCTTTATTCTACCACGACTAGAAATGGACATTCCGTTAAAGTCTAAAGAGCAGCATATCTATGACACCGTCATGGATGAAAATAATCTTGAACTCTTTGCGATTGTACTGTCGGCCTTACGTAAAGGTCCAAAAGAGATTCAGCAGCTATTGGCAAAGATTAAAGAGATTAACTACAACCCTGACGACGAAGCCATCATTGCTCGTGTAAAAGGGAAAGCGGCTGACCCTCTTTCAATGAACCTCATTCCGGTTATCGGTAACCTTTACGTGTTCTTCGGGGAGCTTTCTAATAAGCGCACAAAACGAAAATACGAAGAAGGTAAAGAAGAGCTTGCGCGTCTAGAGACCACTATCTTCTATCTAGAGCAGCGTAAAGAAGGGGCTTCTGACGAAGAGCTAGCTCGCATTCAAAAGCAAATCGATTACTACACTGACCGAATCAACAAACTCGAAGCGATGATTGAAGACATCGAAGAAGGGGCCAAAGGTTATGAGTATAACTAATAAGGTTGTTGAATTGTATACCAACGTCACTGCGCCTGGGTATGTCGTCTCCATGAAGGACGTTATCTATCTGGCTCAGTTACGTAAGAGCTTCTTTAAGACGGTAGAGCTAACCCGCCCATCACAGGTCGGTATGTTTAAGCAGCTACTTAAAGAAGCAAAGGGGGGCTTTCGCCTTTCTCCTTTACATTTCTTAACCATGGACAACAAGCTGCTTCAGCCACTGGAGAAGCAACGCGCGACAGAACAGATTCAAAGTGAGTTTAAAGCCCTAATGGGTAGAAGCATTAATGACCCACATGAGGCATTAGAGCGTTTATTGCCGCTTTGCTCTATTAGTGACTTTACTCGCACATTGCACTACATGTTCTGCTTTATCTCTGCGCAAGAGAAACTCCATGTTGTGAAGCATGATCCACCACCACCGGTTTAATACTGGAATATAGTAGGGCTTAAATGCCCTACTCGAGTAAACTTTTTAAATTGCCATTAGGCATACTCTAATTTAACCTTTGCAAAGGAATACACCAATGAGTAATCTACGTAAACACATTCTAGCATCGGCAGCGATGGCTAGCGCAGCCGTAACTGCTTTTGACATTAAAGAAGGCGGTGAAGTCGATGGTGCAACACTATTGGCCGATTTTGAACTCCCTTCAATGGAAGGCTATACTGAAGCTGAATTTGAATTGGCAGAAGTCGAGTCAGTGCGTGAAGAATTCGATACTACCCGTGTAGGCTTAGAGTCTATTCAAAACTACTTGACGTCTGCAGTAGCAACGGGTGGCTTAACACCAGCCGCAGGTGGTTTCGTAACGGATATGTATTTGGCACTGACCGAACGCGTATCTGACCTACGTGCATCTATCGTAATGCCATCTATGGAGTCATACGAAGCAGACGGTGCGGCATTGGGTCAAACTGAAATCTCAATGGAAGCCGTTACACAAACGCTAAAACAGGTTATTGAAGCGATTAAGCGCGTTGTAACAATGGCGATTGAAGCTGCAATCAAGTTCTACAAACAGCACACTGACAAAGTGATGGGTCTTAAAGCGGGCCTAGAGAAACTTCAAGCTTCTGTACGTACTGGTGTAGCCGGTGTTCCAGAGAAAGACACAGTCAATGTTTCTTCTATCGAATATCTATACGTCGACGGTAAGATCGATACTTCAGACATTTCTAGCTTTGTTAAGCCGGTAGTCTCTAACGGTAAAGAAATCAAGAAACTGATTGCTGAATACGCTAAAGGCCTAGAAAGCGTTAAAGAAGGCGAGCTAGATGCTGCAACTGCACTAACTGAAGGCGTGAAAGTAAAACTGCAAGAAGCGTTTGTGAAATCTTTCAATGCTAAGATCAAAATTGATGACAAACAAGCGAAAGAACTAGGTTTAGGTGAAAGCTTTGGTGAACACCTATACAGCGGTATTCTAGCAGGTAACCGTGGCGTGTACGTATCTATTCCAGATGCAGACTCAGACCTAACCACTAACGTTAAGGTTGAAGCGGCACCTAAAGCTAAAGAAGCACCAGAAACGGCACCAGCAGGCAAAGCATCAGACGCCGCAACGCATATCAAAATCGCTATGGCTAACATTGCACAATACGAAGAACTTAATGCATTAGGTTCTGACCTGATTGAAGAATGTAAGAAAATGGTTAAAGCGGTTGATAAAGCTGGTAAAGTACTGGATAAAGCAGCCGCCGGCGCAGATGGCGCACCAGCATTCCTAAGTGCTATCAAAGACGTGAAAGAGCTAAGCAACACTATCCGTACGGCGTATACCGATCTAGTGAAGTGGGCTGCTCAAGTGGCTAGTGCGCATGGTTCATACACTCAAGCTATCGTGAAGAACTTGAAAGTAGAGAAAAAGGCTGACTAATCCCATCCTACAAATCTACTAACCTTTAACTAAAGCGATAACTGACCCATTCGTGGTGTCAGTTATCGACTTTTATTGTCATAGCGAGAAAACGAAATGTTAGCCAACTGGATACGCAATGACTTAAGTGCAGCGAAAGTTGACACACTGAGTCAGTTAATGAACACCCTACAGGTCGACGAGGACAGGGTTGCCTCGGCTGAAATCGATGCACTGCATGATAGCATGGAAATGGTCGAATTGTCCATGACTCAAGCCCAAACTCTCTTTACTAGCCTAGCGACTGTGCCTAAATGTAATGCTCAGTTAGCAGAAGCTATTGTAGCCTCTACCAATGCGGTACTCTATCCGACTACGGTAACAGTAAGCCTAGAAAACCTATTTACATTAGAAGACGATGGTGACTACGCTGTTTCTATGGAAGGAGTCACGTTTACATGGAAAGAAATTTATCGGTTTGTTGCATCAGCAACCCGTGTAATTGCTGACGCCGTAATGAAGTTTTTTGGTCGCCGTCTGACACTGATGGGTCAGCTCCATACCAAAGCTGTTCATCTAGAGCGTGAACTTAAAGACGTCAAGTTAGTAAACATGGATAAGTTAATGAGCATGACGCTGGTGTCAGAGGGCGCTGCTTTAGATATGTACCCTACGGTACGCGGTAAGTCTGCCGCTGGTATCCATGAAATAACCACGGTATTGAATGAACTCGTAAAAACGCTAGACCCTAAAGGCTACCGCATACACATCGAGTCATATGTTTCCCTGTTAGCCAGTGCGAAGTCAACCCCTACCGATGAACTTATTAGCGCCCTCACGAATATTCGTAGAGAGCTGTATCGCGAGCTACGCACATATCTAAATGCGTCTCAGGGTAAAGAACCCGGTGCCGAAGTTAACAAGTTAAATTACAGTGAACTATTACCAGGCTTCCGTCGTTTTCGTTTGGAAATGACCAGCATGGATTATAAAGCACCGATGGTAAGTCTGGATACTGACCCTAACTACAAAGAGAAGCAATTCCGCTTTACCCCAGAAACACCACATTCATCGGAAATACTGTCTTCCCACATTGCAAAGTCGCTAGATGCAGCAATGCAGTTACGCCAGGATTACTTAGCCGTGCGTAAGTTTAAAGAACGCGCAGATGATGCGGTTAAGACACTGCAAGATCGTAGGCTTGAAGACGGGGGTGATTTAGGTTTGGTTGCTCTATACCGCGCTCTACCTTCGTACGTGCGCTGTTATACTGCACCATTAAAGATTAAGAGTGAACTAGTCTATATTTACTGCTTAGGCTTGCTTGACCTAATCCGCCTTTCTTATAAGGAATGGGAAGTAAAAATGTAATCCATTAAGGAACAGTGCTCTAACCGGCACTGTTCCTTATTTTATGCTCTATAGTGGAGTCGAATCCTGTAGACATAGGAGATTTTACCATGCCACGCATTTTACGCTCTATACCTCAGGAACTGACCGGTACTACCCGTCGAATTGTAGGTCAGATAACCAAGGACTTCTTAAAGCAAACAGCCTTTCCTGAAGAAGTCGATTTAGTCTATGAGGGAGAAATCTCAGGCAGCACTAAAAGCCTAATTAACTTCTTCGATGCGGCTAAGAAAGACCCTATCCGTACCCGCTTTCACAACTACGCGTTTCTTTCCTATCGAGAAACCTTTCTTGAAGACCACATTAACCTATCACGGTGGCAGAACGCGTATATCTCAGATGTATTTGCGGATGCAGAACACGGAATTCGGTTACGTCCTCAGTATGCTACAGCGCTAGTAGAACTTGAGATTAAACTCCGTACGAAGAACTTATCGACTTTACACAGTTGGATATCCAACCTAAGACTTACCCATGGTCAAGGTAATCTAAACTGGAACCATGACGTAGACTATGAGTATGATATCCCCTACGACTTTATTGAGTTTATCGGTGAAGCATATACCCTAAAAGAATCCGTAATGCCAGATGGAGAGAGTTTATCAGTCTATCTAGGACGTACGTTTAGAAAAGGGGTTAATAAGCGTTCTTCTTTAAATGGAGTAAACGTAGACCTCATCTGCGTCGAAAAACAAAGGGACGTCTTAGGGCTCGCTACCAATGAATTTTTCTACAATGAGAAAGAAGTCGCTGATAGCATTTACGAGATAACCATTCCGTATCGGTATGAATATAAGAAACCGATTGGGCTTACGATGACAGTACCCTGTAGTATCCGTAACCAGCTCATCCCACAGCGTTTTATCGACGCATGGGTACCTAAAGTCGACCGTAAAACCGATGAAGTCGAGTTACCTCTTTATTACGCCTCGTTTTATGACCCAGTAATAAACCCTTTGTTTCATATTGCCGATGGTGGTAGTCGTGTAAGGGAATGGGATGATTGGTTTCCAATTAACTATCAGACCCTGGTACAGACCGTGACAATCGTCCCTGTACGTGTCAATGTTAAATCCCCTAAAGAGGTCTTTAATATAAGGGACATCGAGGACCGTTATCTTCCTAGTGCCGTAAAAGACTACCTCTCTAACTTTTCGACCAGTCAAGGATATTTTCCAGAAAGTCTAGTCACGATAGAGTTATTTGAAGTGGGTAGCGAAGAGCGTGTCTTACCACATCTGTTATCGCCATCCTTAGACTTAAGTAGCTATACTGATCTAGACCCACGGAAACGTTACTACGTCCGTATTGGGTTACTGAAAGACTTAGCGCGATATAATGCTAGAGAGACAGAAAAGCTGCTAAAGCAGCCGGATATGGCAATTGATATCTTTAAGCTTTATGACCCTGAAGTCTACATTACCGAAGACGAGAAGGAAGCCCGTCGCCTTTTACCTGACACGGTTATTCAGACCAACTATAAAAATATCCCTTCGGTTCTATTTAGTCCGAATGGCACAGCGATTACCCCGCGTTCATTTACCATATGGCTAAGAAAGCTAAAGAGTACAAACTTACTCTTTAAGAACTTGGCAATTCATGGTGGACGTCAGGTCACTAACTTTACTATTTCAGCGAACCGGAGATAACCATGGGTATTTGGAATGAACCACCTGCGGAAGCAGAATCTACCGAAACCGTAGTTGAGATTCCACCGACCAGTTCCGTCTATGAAGGCGAGACTAAACAGCTCATAGAAGGTATCCAGTACAACGGAGACCCATGGAAGGGCACGTGGTATAGTCAACTACTGGACGAAGACGATATTCCCCAGAGACTGGATTTAAAGCTCAGTCCTACTATCCAGCAATATGTTAAGATAGTAGACTTTGTAGTACTGCAAAGCAGTGAGCTAAGTCCTTCTACCGATGAGAATATCATTACTGAGTTAACAGCAGAAGCTGTCCTCTATCCGAGCGTTACACCTAATAGAGGTGACCATTTCGTTGCTCCCATGAGTGATGGACGGATAGGTCTCTTTGTTGTCACGGCACTCGAGCGTACAGGCTACTATGCGCAGCGTACTCACCAGGTCACATTAGAGCTGGTCGACTACATGAACGAGACTTACCAAGCCAACTTAGACCTAAAGACCGTACAGACTCTGTACTTTGACCCAGCTAATCCACTTAGTCCAGGTACTTCTTCACAGGCAACGCTACAGCGCTATGACACGGCCTCTAAGCTAATGGAGCTTGTGCATTGGTGGTGGGATGAGTTCTACGACCTAACCACGCGTACAGGTATTCATCCTGGCTATGAAGACTCAGGGCGTACTTACGATGCCGAGGTTATCGAGTTCTTAACTAAGATACTACCTTATGACATCTATAAGCAGCTCCCTAAACTCTTTAATTACCCTATCCCTTCTCAAACCTACAAAAAACAGTTTAGTAGTGTATGGGATATTTTAGTGGACGGGGAAGTCACGCACCTAAAACGCATTGACCGGTATGTAAGAACAACACCCATTGCGGAGTTTAGAGCCCAGTATGTCTATTCGGCTGTAGGCTTTAGTCACGTTGACCGTGTTATCATACCGTCTAAGCAATCGACATTGGTTGGCTATAACGCAGTCATTGCCGAAGAAACGGTACTCAGCGATACATACGTGATGTCCTCTGGCTTTTTCGAAGAAAAGGTACAGGAGATGACTCCGCTAGAGTTAATTGTCTACAAAGCCATTACGCAGCAGTCATTTACACTGGAAGAGGTAGTTCAGGAGATTGATTATCTCTATGAAGCCCCGTTAGAAAAACAGTTCTATCGCATTCCGGTAATGATATGGCTATTGCTGAGGCTCATTTAAACCGCCATAAAAGAGGAATCCCGTCATGTCCGATTATACTTTATATGGACTTGCAAAAAAGATATTTGATACCCCGTTTCAAATGAAACTTACCGCTACAGAAAAAGATACGTTAATTGAGTCTCAAAAAGAAATTGAGGTCATTAACGCACAGCCTGTGGGCGGGTATGATATTAATGGGGTTTTATGGAATGTCAGCAGTCCCATGGAAGCGTACATAAAAAGCGCTATGCAACATAAAACTGCCTTAACCGGTGATGATGAGTATGATAAGGTACTGATGGGGATTCCTCAGGCGGTTAATCTTTCGATTAACCAAATGGTGGAGTTATGGGACACCATGGCGACCTTACGGTTTGTTTCTGCCAGTGACGTAGTCGACGTGTTTGAAACGATAGACCTTTATTTAGAGAAGATAGAGGATGCATCATGGCTTTCGCCTAACTACCGTAAGCCTCCAGAGGAAGACATGCGTAAGTTAAGGGCGTTACTGGAAGCCATCCGTGACCGTGCAGATACGATTATGGTAGCCTCTGAAGACCATACTGGATGGAATAGCCTGATGGACTGGTTTGCTCCTACGGCGTTTATTCCAGGAGAGGCAAAGGTCACCAGTACCGTTCCTCAGAAGCGCAGTCTACGCGACGTCGCCCATGTCAATAAAGACGACCCTTTCGCTTTCTTACTTTAAAGGATAGTCTGTTATGTTAGACAACCCACTCATCCGGATTGAGTACGATAAAATCATCAATACTCCGTTGTCCGACGTACTGTGGAAACTCGAAGCCATCGTCGTCGCCAATGGAATCCGATTAAAACTCCCGAATGTCTTTACCCGTGAAACTATCCGTGACTATGAAACTCAGTTTGGGGATGAAGTCTATTTAACGGCACAGGTAGGACTGACCACTTACCAAGACTACATTTTACCTTATAAGGATAATTTAAAGGTCGATGTCGTCCGTACGTTGCTCGACGGCAAGGGTAATGAGATTCCTTCTGCTCTACAAGAGAAGGATACGTATACGGCGTTCTTGCTAGCCCCCCCTAACTTAGACCTCATGGCCCCATCGCGGGGTTATGACAATAAGCAGATTAATGAGCTGTCTCAGCTCGTGGATATCAACTTCCAGCTTATCGACCCATTGCTGAACGAAATGCGCATGGTCGACGTTTCTGGCGTATATCGTGGAAACAATGGATTATCAATGGAAGGGGTGCTTAAAACACTCTATAGCTACAATGCCAACGCCAATGCCACAGAGTCGACATTAAACAGTAAACGGTACACGGGCGTACGTGGAGTTGACGTAACACCGGTACACAATACCAAAGTTTACGGGAATCTCGTTATCCCTACCGGCACCCGTTTAACGCAGATAGCAGGATATCTCCAGAAAACCTATGGGGTTTACCAAAATGGGATTAATCGCTACTATCAGGACAGTAGATGGTTCATATACCCTCTGTATGACCATCTAAGGTATAAGAAGTCTAAAAAGCGACTAACTATACTTAATATCCCTAACGACGAACTGGTGGCTCCTGAGCGCTCTTTTAACGTACGTGAAGATAACGTCACTATTCTTGCTACTGGCAATACCCTAGTCTTAGACCAGACGGAAAACATTGCCGCTAATCAAGGTACGGGCTTACGCTTTACCAAAGCCTCCACCTTAATAGACGGAATGCAAACAACAAAAGGGAATAAGGCTACGGCTAACACAGAGAACACCAATCAAGGATTGGCCATTCAGCAAAAGCCAAATGGACTCACCAATGCTCGGTATTCTAGTCGAGGAATGACGGATAACCCTTACGTCGAAATCTCTGAGTTAGCAAAAGGGTTAGGGATTATTACCACGGTAAATTGGGCAAACGCCAAACCAAAATATCTTTACCCCGGTATGCCAGTAAAGATGTTTTACAGTAAAGAAGGTGGCGTTAAAGAGATATACGGTACGTTACTGGGTGTTCGCATCAGCGAGGCGCCGTCTACCAGTCGGCTTACGGATAACACGTACCTTACTAACTGTACGCTAGTGCTACATTTACAAAAAACATAATTCTTATACTCTACGTCCTTTAGCGGGACGTAGAGTATAAAGGGAGTTTCCCCTATTCATTTCATTTTAAGCTTCTGGTTTTTACCAACCGTCTTCAATATCATCTTCTACAATGTAACCGCCCGTAGTAATGGCTTCTGCCCCACCATCAAAGCCTGCAAAGCTGTATAACGCATTGCCTTCTGGTGCTTCGACATCTAAGTCATCTACGATTCCATACGGGGTGAACTCGTAGTAGAATGTCTTATGTTTAATCGGCGTAGAGTCACTGGTACCACGGCGTTTACCCAATGAAGCGGTTAAGAACTTCTTATCACCGATTTCGTGGATATGCAGTAGCATCTCCCCATCCAGTTTTTGACTCAACCCCATTGCGTTATAGTAGTAGCTACCTTCAGCAAACTTCTTCGCAATGTTTGATGTACCTTCACGGGCTAACTTACGGGCATCACTGGATAGCTGATGGGCAGTAAGCTGGGTAATACCACGAGGGAAACAGTGGTTACGCAATACTTCAAAAGTATAGGTAATGATTTCATCCGTACGTTTACCGCTCTTGCCTGTGTACTTTTTAGTAATCAGTTCAGGATAGTCGACAATAACCGCGTGTATCTCATACCCTTTTGCTTCATAATAACTGAGTACATCAATAAGGTCCCATACATCAAACTGGTTAGGGTCATAGCAGCGCATTTCAAACTCATAACCGTTCACGCGTAAGCGGTCGATGACATAACGTGCTGCTTCGTCCGCATCCACAGAGGCTAAGTCTAACTTTTGTTTGTGTTCTTGTTCCCACAACGAGCGATAAATAAGCGGTAAGTCCTGCTCGATTTTGTTTTCGAACGACAAACGCAGAATAAGGGGCTTTTTATTCTTATCAAGCATGTGTGGGACATTGTAAAGCGGGAACCATCGGCAATAGTCGAGTAGAATACCCGTTTTATAGTTGTGCGTAAGCGCGCCGTAGTTAAACTGTTCGCCACGGAAATGTCCTAAGCCGCCTAATGCGCGGTTAAGGCCTTTAAGCCCAGTACGCAATACCCCTTCCACGGAGTTAAGCTCTTGAGTCCGTCTCATCGCTTCTACAACCGAATCTATGTCCGAAGTAGAGAGTGACCCACTAAACCCTTTCTTTTCTTCTTCGCCGGTGTTTTCAAACTCACGGATGCGCTCTAGCATCTCTTTAGCGTGGGCTAGGATGTCAATGCTGCCATCACCAAAGTTTATGTCTTTATTGGCTTTCCTATAAAGTAAGGCGTATTCATGATTACGGATAGAGTGTTGGAGTTCACTGATGATAGTCTTTACGCGTTCAGCGTTTTGGTACATGTCATCGTACAACGTACATTGACGCTCTAGTGAGGCGATATAGTCACTTGCAAATGCACAGTTCAAACGAATGCGTTCGATAAGGTCTATCTTGTCAACCTTAATATCTGAGGGTAGTGTGCGCAGCCAATCTAAGGTGGCTCTTAATGCATGGGCAATTTCCCCATCACTGCCTTCGCCCATGACATCGGCAGGCATCTTAATTAAAGCAATGGCTCGGTCTACTACCGATTCCAATTTACCATTAGGCTCAGCTAAATGACGATTGATATACCAGCCTACGACGGACTTCACAAGAACTAGGTTTGGGTTTTCGTTAATCATTCTTTAGGTTTCCAATACTTTTAATATTCTTTATGCTACGGTATTTTATCTGTGGATAATTTAACACTTGAACTAAACAATGACCACAGTGTATATATAGACTAATACTGTAGGGATATGACCTATTTTCTTCTTCTATAAGGAAGCCTTTTATGAAAGCCGTCTTTCTCAATGCCGGTTTAACCCGCGCTCTTAAGTCGCACGGCCTTAAGCTGGATGGAACAGAAGGCCTCACGAACTTTAAAGATTTCTTCACCTACAGTGACTTAGCCACCATGGAGTACGAAACAGCTTGTCTGTTAAAGGCTCCGGTTATCAATGAGATAGGACTGGTTTCTTACTTCAATGATGATGAGACAAGCCTGAGTGATGATTCTGATATCAGTTACGCGGGTCTTTTTGGTGACACTGTAAGTCCACAAGACGCACAGTCACGCATTCGTACTCTTAATTGTGTAGTAACACAAGAGGGCTGTTTGGTATTGTTTGAAGACACTGCCAATACAGTCAATGTTCTAGAAAACCTTTTGTTAGCTCTAGAACGCATACATCCTATAGACGACATCTTAAAGATGCCGCTATGGTCTGTATATTTAAAAAATTCTTAAACCTGTCTTTTAAAGACGATTACATGTAATGAAACCTCTAGCTGGAGAATATTTAAAATGGCTAAATTTAACAAAGATAAGGCGGTATCGCCATGGGCAGCGCTAGCGACTGCCGTTGATACTGCACTTGCAACAAACCAATTCGCAATGGGCGGCCAAACGGTGCAAACCATGGTTAGCTTTGAAAGCATTGATGCCGAAAGCCCTAAAGCTCTTGAGCTAGAAGGCACAGAGAAAAGTGTTTTAGCGCACCTATCTCAAATCGGCTTCGATAAGCAGCTAATGAAACACATCGGTGTTGAAAGCGTAGACCACCCATGTGTAGCAGCAGGTATGGACGCAGCAGCGATGACCATTCTTGCACAACAAGACCCAGCAGGCTACATGGCGGCGGTGACTAACGTTAAGAAAGCACCTGAAGGCGTAACGGTATTCCGTGAACCTGGTGCAGTAGACGTGTCTCTAGAAGGCTACGACGATTTCAAATTTGAAGGTTTCGTAGGTACTGCGGTAGTCGCTAACGCACTAGCAGCAGCATCTAGCCCATTCTCTGAATTGTTCTTCCGTACTGTAGTACTAGCGCCTTCACAATCAGGCGTTGACGTAACTATCACTAACCCACTTGTGTACACACGTCAACCACGTAACGCAAATGGCTCAGCATACGATCTAGTAAAACAATCTGCAGTGCGCGCTCTGATTGATGCATCTATCCTAGCGGGTCATGCAACTAAGATTCTACCGATTGCAACTACAGCTAAAGCTGGCATCCTAGTATCTGCTTCAGACGTGGCTAACCGTGATGCGGTTATCGCAGGTAAAACTGTTCAAGTTCGTCCTTTGGTTTATGGTAAAGACATCGACCTAATCGCAGCTTCTACAACTGAAGAGTTGCTAGTGGCTGGTGCACAAGACGAAACTGATACACTAGACCCAGCAGTGTCTCTAGGTACACATTACCTAAAACTGACCAATGCCCTAGACTCTGCAGTTGTTGCAGTTAACCTAGATGGTATGGCAGGTGCACTGTTCGCGTTGACTCAAGAAGGTGGTACTAAAGACCAACTTGTGTACTTCAAAGGCAAAGTGGTTCTAACTTCTGACATGCTAACTGTAGCAGGTGCTTCACTAGAGTCTGCATTGAATCTAGCAACTGTTATCGGCGGCACAGCGTCTGATTCATGGCGCGTAGAAGTGGACCTAGACATTTCTGGTACACTAGCATACGTACGTGGCAACATCCGCGTTAACTTTAACGGTGCGGCGGTTGCTGCAGGTTACCTAAACGGTGTAGCACTAACTGCTTCTCCACAAGCAGCATTGGTTTCAGCACTAGCAGTTGCAGGTATCGGTTACGAGCCAACAGCAACTCGTTCTAACAGCAACATGCGTGACCTAGGCACTATCATTGACGTGAACGATTCAATCAATGGCCGTATCCCTGCACGTATGCAGTCTCCACTGTCTGTTATTGCACCGAACTCAGTTCAAGGTGGCACAGCAACAATGGAAGCTGTGAACATGATTCGTCGTGTTCGTGCATCTAACCAAGCAATCGATAAATTGATGGCATTTGAGAAACAGCTTCTTACTTCAACAGGTATTGAAGGTGCATCTCCATCAATCGGTGCTATGGCTGGCGTGAAACCTACGCTAATCACGCGTACTCTAAATGTGAACACTAAAGTAGTACAGTTTGGTTCTAACCAATCAATGCTAGACCTACAAGGTGCTATCGCAGCAGCAGTAAACACAACGACTAACCAGCTACTTCTAGATTCTGGCTACCTAGCTTCAATCGAAATGTTCACTGGCTCTCAGTCTAACTTCGAAGTGATTGTCGGTACTGACCCACAAATCGAGTCGTTGCTAATGACTAGTGGTGACAACCGCGTTCTAGGTAATGGCCGTAACTACAAAGTTGCATCAAGCCTAGACTCACGTCTACGTGGTAAGATTTACGTTTCTGTACGCCGTACAGACGTAGATGGCGCAAGTGCACACTGTTTCGGTGTTCACCCAATCATGCCTTCACTAATCCACAAAGCAACAGTATCACGCGGCGGCAGTTCTTCAACTGAAACTATCGTGATTCCACGTGAAGACTTCGCGGTAACATGTCCAGTGCTAGCAGTAATTAACGTAGTTGGCCTAGACAGCATCTTTACTGGTGCATAATCGAGTCCGTTCTCTTTAGAGAAAGCGTTACCGAGTTTCCTCCTACAGGGTAGTCCTGTAGGAGGATTTCTCTTTTTACTGTCATTTTCTAGAAAAAGTAAAACCTATATTACGTTAATAGTAACGGATATCAATGGCCTTCTTTAACCTTCGGGTTAAAGAAGGTTTTATTGCTATCTCTCCTCTTTTTTCGTGACTGTCTGACATGCCATTCCCCGCGGTAGACAGTGTCTTATAGGAAATTACAAAATGAAACACGATGAAATATCGCGCAAGGCCATTCCAGCGATTTTTGGAAGAACCGTGTCAGCAGTGCCTATTTTTGAATGGCCTGTAGGTGATTGGGCTGCCCCTATGGTAGGTGGCCGTCTAATCATTAATACAACTAACCGTCCGATTTATGTCTGTCAGACTGATGGTATTGTCATACGGATAGACCCGATGACAAAGTCTTATCGAGAAGGGCTGCTGTGTCAGCTCTATCACTCTCTAGGGATTACTAAAGCAGTACATGGCTATAGTACTACGGCAGTATGGCGAGATGCCGTAGAATCCGCCCCTATTGAGCCTATTGCATCACCTAGACCTAAGAACCCGAAACACTTTAAACACATCTACGAAATCACTAGCGTAGAAAACCCAGTTGTGTCCTATTACGCGACACATCGCTGGGCACGCCATGGTCATGCTGAGAACTTACCGCGCTTTACCGATACTATCGATTGCCCGACGACTCATGGAGACGGATTACAGGAGAGGATAAACTTCGCGTATCTAAAAGAAGCGGCGGCAATAGATGCAGGTAACAGTTTAACCCGTGCTCTACGCCGTAGTGAGGAAGGTGTCTTTGTAGTAGACTTCATGCATACGCGTACATTACGCTATGGAGATGACTATGAAGGTGGCACATTAGACGGTACTATAGAAGTCCCTTCTTCTATCGATTCTACTCAGGCAGAGATTATGTCTGAACGCGTAGAAATCACAGGAGAAAGTCAAGGGGTGAGCAGCATGCAGCAAATCCTCAAGCAGTGTACGCCCACTATGCTGTGGTCTTGCCATAACCCGAAGCTTATAGTCAATGCACGTCAAGGACATTATCTGCCTGAATATGGTCTTACTGTAGGGTTTACTTCAGACGTCTTAAATAAGGCTTTGTCATTTACCATGCCTGATACAGACGTCTACATGGGTAGAACCGGCATCCGCATAGTAATTCCTAAACGTGTCAGTCGTACAGGAGCACTCTATGCTCGCATCGGTAAGCACACGGTAGAAATTCACGATAGTGGTAGTTCTGCCAGTGAAAGCAATTACGCACGTGCCTATCTGTATGATGTTCGAGGGGAAGAATATCTTGCAGGTGAAGCCTCTGTCGAGACTTTACTTAAAGATGGCATGTCAGTACGCGATAAAACCGGAGCCGTATGGGTAATCCCATTCTTTACCAGTCTACATGAAGCCAATACGTATTTGGACATTGAAGACGAAGCGCGTGTGCAAGCACGCATGAACGAAGTAGAACGTGACCTAAAAGCCTCAGAGAAAGAGAATCAAGCTCTTAAGCAGGCTTTAGTGAAGTTTAAGAAAATGGAAGAGGAACAAGAAAAAGCAAAAACCAGAACCATTGCTAACGTCATGTCCGCTTTCTTTACCAACCCAGTGGTACAGAAGACGATTATTGGCATTCTGCTAACCGTAGGCACAGCCCTTATTGCACACTTTACTAAGGGAGCGAATGGCCCAGTCGCTACGGCATAATGTCATAAATAATATTCGACAGTAATCGTTTAACCAAGGAACATCCAAACCCAGAACGGAGACGTATAATGCAACACGTGGACCCCGACTTATTAGCATTAATAGAAGCCACTACTCCTAAGTTTAATGAAAAGGTGATTCAGGGCTATGCACAAGGTGAGTCTGAACAATTCATTCCGTATGTTGATGGACTGTTGTCGCTGTGGAGTAAATCCTTACTAGCGGCAGGAACAGGCATCTCATATGCCGGATGGCAACATGTGACTCCCTATGAACGACTGCAAGAAGAAACGCGTCCTATGAGTAGTAAGCGAACCTACGAAATAGCCCGCAGCGACTATTCCATGATTCGCATCAACTTAACATTACATGGACAGAGACTTAAGCCCCGTTATCTAAAGATTCCATTTTTTGGTAATGGTGGTACCTTTATGTTACGTGGCTCTAAGTATCAAGCAGTGCCTACATTAGTAGACCATCTGTTTTCCATTGAAGACGGCAGTATATTCATGCCCGTTACTCGTGCACGTCCTACCTTCAACCGTGAAGCGTATTTCTATATTGCCGATGGGGCAATGGAGAGTGCCGATTATTACTGGGCTAAACTACACCACAGTCGACGTAATGAAGCACCTAAGTCACGACACCCTCAAATCATCAACTACATCTTTGCCCAGTATGGCCTTACAGAGACGTTTAAACGTTACTTTAACGCGGAAGTTCATTACGGAGATATTGACACTATCAATGATGTTGACTTTCCTGAAGACCAATGGGTAATCTGCAGTTCTTCTGGTAACCGCCCACGCGGACGTATTACGGCAGGCCCTTATGAACCACCTACCTTACGTCTAGCTGTGGCACGTGATGCTTATGATAACCGAGTATTGAAAAGCGCCATTGCATCGGTCTTTTACATTACCGACTTGTGCGCGCAACAGCCTTTCTTTGACTATAACGATTTCGACGACCCTTTCCTATGGCGACGTACACTGAGTCGCTTTATCTGGAAGAGTATCGATGAACGGGATGCTATTGCCCACGTTGATGAACATTTGGATTCTATCTCCGAATACATCGATGACTTCGTGGTACGTAAGCTACGTCATCAAAACATTGAAGTTCGTGAAATTAATGAACTGTTCTTCTTTATCATGGCAAACTTTTCTGACATGACCATTAAGAACGACGTATCATCTACCCGTACAAAGAAACTCTCGGTGGTAGAAGAAGTGATGTTTCCAGTAAGGTCAATGATATTCAACCTAATGTTCTCGCTCATGCGCGTTCCTAAAGAACGTCTAAAGCCAGACAATGTGGATAGAATGTTAGACCGGGAATGGAAAGCATTAGTGATGATGTCTATTGCTTCCGGTAAACACCCGGAAATTCAGGTACTCGAAACTACGACTGACCAGAAAGCTTATAAAATCGGGCGTGTCGTGCATATCCCGTCTAAGAATGGCAGTAAGTCTAAGTCAGCAGAAATGTATGACCCAGCCTTTAAGCTAAACCCAGACATGATAGAGACCTGTAGCTGGCTATTCATTACGAAGTCTTCTCCATCCGGTAGAGGGAGTTTATCACCCTTTACGGAAATTGATGGGCAAGGCTGCTTTGTATTCCGCCCGGAATTCCAAAAGTATCACAAAAACCTACAAGACTTATCTTAATCGGAGCTGGAGGGGTAATCCCTCCAGATTTTACCTATGGTTGAATTAAACAGCGCGGTCAAATACGGCCAAGCCATTAACAATGGGTATCCCGGCCCAATGTTGCGCTTGACGCCAAATCGACATGCTGATAAAGAGTTACTGTGGTTTGCGATACAGGGCATTAATATGGCCAGAGACATGCTGTATGAAGTCTCATCGGTCTTATTAGAACCCTTTATTGAAATCTCCGCACCTGAACTGGACTCTCCCTTTATGGGTGAAGAAGGGGCTAACTTTGCTAAAGCACTGATTGAGACGGTGGCGTATGAGAACGCCATGTTAGGTGCAACTCCAGAAAATCCTTTACCTATATTACAACATGGAATAGGAATAGCTGGAGAAATCGTCATACGGTTACTAAGTGACATTCTTTGTCGTAAACCAAATGGTTTAAATGGCGTCAATAATCCAGAAAGCTATCAGGCAAAAGCAAGGCTAGCAGTCGAGCAGGCTGTTAAAGCTTCACAGTTCTTTACTTTGTCTAAAGAAAGGCGGAATCAAACCTATCAAGACTTCCATTCTAGGATAGCTGAAAGGCCCTCAGCTACGGTTCAGGGAACGACGCAGGTACTTAGTAGCCTAAATCATGAACAGCCCTTACAGTCCATTACAGGGCGTTTAACGATACCGGAGGAAACAGTGGCGATTGATGACTATGAACGCGGGTTATTTCCGGATGTAGTAACCACTCTTGCGGCGAACGACTCTGCTGTACTGCAAGCGGCAGATAACCATCATCGTGCTTCACGCATAGTCGAGAAAAAGAAAATACAAACAGGGGACGATAATGCGATAGTCCCTAAATTAAAACCCTTAACTTTAACAAACGGCATTATGGATTTACTGGCTAAATCCAAACCCGAAGAAATTATAGATACGGCTGCTTTAGAAGAGCAAGCCATTTATGAAACAACAACACTTGATAACACCCACTCTATAGAAAAGGAAACTGATATGTACCAAGGTAACCAAAATGCGATTCAAGTCATGGATGTCCTTTACAATCGCCCAATCCTAACCCAGAACAACCAGCCTCTGGTCATGAACGCTAACGAGGCCCCTAAGGTTCCCGTCACACATGCCATGAATGGTCAGAATATGCCGGAGTTCATGATTAATGGATTACCTGTATTGATGTTCAATGACAGCTACAATGGTCAGTCGTCATGGACGGAATGGACGCCACAGGTAGAAGCACAGTGGATTGATTACGGTATCCGTAATGGGTTCTTAAATAACCCAGCCCCACAGCCACAGGCTGCTCGACCAATGGGTTACCGTGAGCAACAAATGGCACAGGCTCGCCCTGCTGCTGGTCCTGTGTATCAACCTGTAGCCGCGACTCGTCCTACGGGCGCATACCAGTCACTCAGTCAACATACAGAAGTTTCAACCGAGGTACCAGCCTCAGCCGCTATGCGTCAGTCTATTCCAGCACAGCAGCCGGCAACTGCGCCTGTCGCTAGACCTGCGGCACACAACATGGCATCGGCTATTACAACACAACCAGTGGTTGTGACCACCCCGTCACCGAGAGATGTGCTACCAGGCTCATACCCAGTAGAACTACATGACGGTACGGTCATTTACGCCGTGGATGCTGCGCAAGCCCCTTTCCGTGCAGTAGGCAATAAAGGGTTTCCTGTACAGCTAGGTAAAATGGGTCAAGAACTCTGTGTCATTGTGGGCATGGATGAAGACTTTAATGTATATGAAGTATTAATCGATAAGGAGAAGTGGATGGACAGAGAAGACCACTTAGGTCAGTTTGAACGCGCAATTCGCCTAGAGTCTCACGAAGGGACAGTGGCAGAAATTGCGGTAGCAGAAGAAGAAGGTACACCAAAGAGCTTTTCTGTGGTACTCAATGACAGCATCGGTACTGCTGACGGCTATAAGTCAATGGCGGCAATGGAACTTGCTAGTGCCGAAAACGACACAGAGCTTAAACTGACTAAGTTTGAGATTACTCGTCCGATTCCAGCCATTGCTATCCCATACGGAGTATTAAAGCGCTTTGTTGACACGTTAGCTACGGTAGAAGAAACCAAAGACAGTGATACGCCGCTCTATTACTCTACGGTATGCGTTGGGTTAATGGATGAGCTTAGAGAGCTAGGCAACACATCTATGTTTACATTCTTAGATGAAGTCATTACTCATATCGCTCTAACGGCTATCCGTTACCGTGTTAGTGCACCAGCACCGACTGCAACTCTAACCTCTTTCTTTGAATCTAAAGACGACATCGTTTCGTGGGCTGTAGAGCGGGACATTAATGTTGAGCTCTTTAATATCCTAGAAGAAGAGTTACCAAAGTACTTCAGCTTCCTAAATGAAACTGAAGCCGAAGATGAAGAAGGGGCAATTGAAGGCGCTGTAACAGTACAGTGTTTACAGCCATGGGTAATGGCCGTAGACGAAGACGAAGTCGTTCCTCTAGGTCGCATTACTTATGGTAGCTTCCCATCACTGTATCGTGCGATAGACGGTGCGTTTGCTAAACTCACAGGTAATGACACTTCGTCAACGATTACCGTGGTTACACAGAAAGGAGAAATCCTAGAAATGTTACGCGTGGGCGACCGCATCCCATGTTACTACTGTACTAGCAAGCTATAAAACGTAAAGGTTCTCTCCTCTCCTGTCATTAGACAGGAGAGGAGATATTACCTTATTTTTTCTTTTTCTTTGAATCCCAGTTGATGAGTTCATCAATGTCTTCTAAAGCCGCTTTCTTCAGTTTACGATTTAAGATACCATTACTGATGTCATAGAACCCGCGGCCTATGATGAATATCAGCGTAAATACCCCAACCATGACTGAGATAATATGCGCCACGGATACCCCTTGATAATAAAAGGCACCTTCGTGGATAGTCAGTTGACCTGCTGCTACTGCTTCTGGGAACATGCGGAATAGGAAGTTACTGGAAGATTCAATTGCATTACCGGCGGCTGCCGTAATCTCTTGAACTTTATCTGTTGTTTTTGCAACAGAGTCCGCTACCCCTAATCCTAAACCATAGGTTGCATAACTAAACGCTGCACGTCTTAGGTTTGTATCCATAGATTCAATCTCTCGGCGTGATGTATGGCGACACAGACAGAGTCTATCGCGTGTTCGTCCAGTTTCTCCAAAGAAATACCGTTACCATAGGATACGTCCGTTCTTTTCGCTAAAGCTCGACGCATGTCTTCTTTATCTTTAGAGCCCCCTTTAACACCCATGGCCTTTTTTACAACCGATGGCTCATAGAGGTTAAAGGTTTGCGCTCGATCCCATTGATACGCCCCTGCTCTAAAGACCGTAACTTGTTCAGTTAAGGCTTTAAACGCCGCAGCGAAACGTCCCATGTAAGGCGCCTCACTGCATATAGTCGCCGGTGACCATTGAGTGAGATATTGAAAGTAACAATTGGCGTAGCCTAGGTTACGTAAGAAGCGTTCTTCGTGAATATCTTTAAGGTCCCCAAACTCACGTAACATGTCATTACCGCGTACGGTTACCGCATCAACCACGTGATAATGACGAGTTACTAAATCGACATCAATACAAGAAAACCCGGCAGTTTGAGTGCCGGGGTCAATCGATACAATTCTGAGTATGGGAGAGTCTGAAATGCTATAAAGCATCTTACGTTAGGTAAGGTAGAGAAGTACCAATGCGGAAATTCATGGTAACTCCATCTTGCTGTTGTAGCAATGGTATGTTGGTAGCAATATGCGTATGAATTTGAGCCGCTTTAGCTTCCGTATAGGTTACCGATACACTACCTGCCGTAGATGTTACCGTATCGTCAATGCCTGAAACAATACCCAGCTCAGAAATCACAGCATAACGGGAATCACTGTAGATAATGTTTGCCGCTTCAAGAATGTTGGCAATATCAGAAGCCGTGAGTTCAATTGGGAAGGGTGTAGTCACAGCAATATGCTGACCTGTAGCTTGGTTAACAACGCCATTTACCATCGATACCGGAGTCGGTGACAACTGAGACGCCGTCGGTACATATTCTGTACGTGTGGTTTCACCCGCTTCAATCGTAATCATCTCTGCGGTTGCGTCTGCGCTGCCGGTACTAATCTTTAATAGATAGTAAGCAAAGTATTGTTGGCCATCGTAGGTTTCTAAACGACGGATGCGGTATTTTGCTCGCTCCGCTGCACTAAGGTCAGCATTTACTGGACGCAGTACAAACGGTAAGTGTTCAAACAAACGCGCATTGTTGATACGATGTTGAAGGATATCCGTTAAGGAATCCCCATTCCCGCCAATGACATTCTGGTGACCGCCACGACCGATGGCTAAGTACTGTACTTCGGGTTGTTCTCCAGCAGGTAACGCAGTGCCGTGTTCCACAGCAAAGTACTCATTGAGCGTACTGTATGCCATAGGTATGAATGTCGCCCCTGGACGACGCGACGCTTCTAGGGCAGCCGCAAAGATGGTTTTGACGGCGGTATATGCTTGTGACATGGTTATGTCCCTTTTTCGTTTTTAAGTAATAGATTCGAGTGTTACATTAGACGTAGAGATATCAACGAAGAGATAATGTTCTTGGTCAATCTCAGGAATGACCACTTCACCACTATCAATCAGTGCAGTAAGAGGCTCGTCCTTCGGTAAATTCACAAGACTGCCTTGTTCAATGGTTGTAGACAGTTCTACATGTCCCATGGTTACCGACCAACTCTGAACACTTTGCCCTTGTTCGATAAACTCGTTAAATGCAGTTTGTGTCGTGATACCATAGATAAGCAAAGATGGAAAATACAGCTCTCTCTTACGCTCACTGGCATCGCCGCCCAATATCATCACGTCGTAGGTGGTTAACGCATCCAGTATTTCAATCATTGCCCGTTGGCGTGCTCCAACTGTCGTACTGTTGTCACTGTAGTCAACGACCTCGGCTAATATACGGTTAGCTAAATCCCACCAGTCTTGAGTAGTTAATGCAGTAGCATCAATCCCTTTAGTGAATAACCAATCGTCATACCGTGTTCCTTCAGGTTCCGTTCTTAAACGAACGTTAGTCTGTAATCCATTAGCCACGTCACGCATCATTGACCTAGACAAAGGCTCTCTATAGAACCCTTCTTCTAATAAAAGACGTAGGTCTTGATTTTGAAGCTGGTTAATAAAGATGACAAACTCGTCCATATTAAAGACGCTACGAAGGTTAACCAGATAGGTTAGTGTGTCACTGATGGTACTTAAAGTGATAGCGTCACTGTCTGTTAAAGCATGCAGTTCATGGGCAGACGGGTAGTTTAGCGGAATAACGGATTTAACTTCAATCTCCGGCACAACAGAAGGTTGATTCTCTACACTGCGGCTAGCCGCATACATAAAGAGAGTAAAGGCATCTTTCGCCGTTAAGAACACATCTGCGCCATTAGGCACAACGATATTAAAGTCGGCTTGATATAAACCTAGATACGCCATGTATGCCCAGTAGTTCACCTTCATCGGTAAATTCACAATGGCTTGAGACACTAAAGTTCCGTCTTCATCGGCTTGATAAAGTTTCGTCGGAAGCTGATTGTAGACAAGGGACGTGCCTTTGACTTCAGCACTCTCCGAGTCCGTATCCGCATCGTTAGTGTTATAGGGTGCATACCCCTTAGTTATCTCAAACACATCTGCGGTGCGCATAGTGTCACCAGATGCAAGGCTCGGTACAGGCTCCCAGTAATTTGTCTTAGAGTAAAGTGGCGTACGCACATAGTTGCTTAATAGCGTATCGTCGAGTTGTAGAAAGTCAATGCGGGAAACTTTTAATCCGGCAGGCTTAGTGACGTTTAGCATAAGCCGTTCGAACTCTGCGGTAGTACCTGCATTTTTACGAATACCCGCAATGTTTCGATATAGCCATAGGGATTGGTTTAAACTTAAAAACCCTTTATAGTTATCCAGATTGTAGTGCCCAGATAAATATGACCATATCTCATACTGAGAGGCTTCATTTGTGTGCGCTTTGTCGTCACGTAGTCCCATGATTACTGGAACCAAGAACATAGACATCTGTCCGATGAATGCCGCTGGATACAGTGGGTCTGACGTCGCATAGTCAGGGTTCCAGTGTCGCTCATAGTGGGTTCTTACCCATTCCTGAACACGGGCAATTAAAGTGGTTTCGTTACTGGCAACTAATGAGCTGTTATAATCCAGTAACTGAAAGTCATCGGCTGCAATGGCCACTGCTTTATCAATAGGCTTAGTGATGCCATTGATTAACAATTCTTGCTTAGGGTAACGGTTTACTAAATTCTGGTATTCATCGCCACCACGTGCATGTAGCAGTGCCGTTCTAGGATGATACAGTAATGTGTCACGGGTAAAAGGAATCTCTTCCTGAGTATCGGAAGAAAGAACCGTCATAGGAACATCAGTCGGGTAATATTCTCCGGCTAAGTTCATGTAATATTTCCAGTTAACGGGGTCATCGTCCACCGTTAACCCGTTGGCTTTTAAATAGTCATTAATGAGTGTATTCTGCAACTCGTATTTAAAGACCATAGAGCGCACCAACTCAACGGTGCTGTTGTAATAGAGTCTAAAGGTTTCAGATAGCATAATGGTCCTGTCTCCGGGTGTGGAACCCCTATTAAATTAGGGATTCACGATTTTGATTAATCGGGTGCTTAAATCGTCTAGTTCTGAAATCTTATAGATTCAATAAGGAGTTTATCACATGTCCGACACCACCAACGATGGGTTTCTTGTTCCCATTGATTCCATTTTAGCGGAGCGTAAGTCCGCCCAGAACGCAGCAGCCAATCAAACGGCAAACAAAGACCAGATTCGTGCGGTATTGGAAGAAACCACAAACCAGTTAAATAACGTCAGTGGGATACTCGAACTGCATCCTGACTTGCGTCTATGTATGGAAATCCGTACAGCAATGATCCTTTCTCCTAAGGACATGGTCACACCTAAACTTCGGTTTAAACTCGACCCTGATGTCTATCAGCCTGACGAGAAAGCGACAGAGTTATTGACGGAACTTACCGCCCACTTTAGAACCAGAACGCCATTAGAGCGGGACATGTCAACCTTTATTGATGAAGCGCTCTTTTTATACGGCGCGCATATATGGTTGATGATTCCACCTAATACACTGGATACGGCTATCCAGGGTAATGAGTTCGGCATGGAGTCTATCACTGACTTAGACACATATTGTAAAACACACGGTATTATAGCGCCAGAGCCAGAGGTAGAAGCGACCTTTAAGCGCCTAGGGATTTCGGGTATTAGTGACAACTTAAATATCTTACGCCGTCCTGCTATTGAACAGGTACTAAAAGACCACCGCAATGCTGAAGTCAGTATGGAAAGTTACGGCAGTGCCCCTGTCTTCCGTAACCGTAAACGCGAGCTAATGAAGCTAAGTGCGCCTATTGGCGATAAAGCCAAAGGCGGCGACCCACTCATCTTTAAAATCCCGCCAGATTGTATCTTACCCATACATGACCCGGCTGACCCATCACGTCATGTGGCCTACATCATCCAAGTCGACCAACACGGAAGTATTACTTCTGAAATGGAAGAAGCGAATTACTTTGAGAAGCTGCAGAAGCGTCTCTTAGCGGCTACGCAGAGTAATACGACTCAAGACTACATGACACTGAAAAACATGGGATTTGAAGGGAAGATGCGTGAAGAAGACCCCGCGGGGCTACTGCGTATGTATCGCAAGGAGATGGAAAAGACCATTGAGCAAGCAGTGCGTACTACGGGTGAAGATGGGTACTTTAAACTGAAAGACCACGAACCTTTCTATCGCATGATGTTCTCACGCGCTCTAGAAGCACAGGAAACCCGATTGCTCTATGTGCCACACTACATGGTCGACTACATGGCGTTTGAGTACAACAGTATGGGCCATGGCGTATCTCTCTTAGAGAAAACACAGCTCTATTCATCTTTACGTGCCGTAGTGATGTTCTCTGACCTAATCCGTCAGATGTCTAACTCTATCCCACAGAGAGATTTAAACATTACCCTCGATGCTAAAGACCGAGATGGTCCACGTACCGTACGTAACCTCGTTCATGAGTATGGGCGTATCATCGACCGAAGTATTCCACTAGGGACATTCTCACCAACCTCTATGATTGATGAGTTACGTCGCTCTGGAATTCGTGTAAACGTAGATGGGGGCGAACGCTACCCTAATACGAAGTTAGAAGTTGAAGACCGTCAACGTCAAATTGCCCGTGTAGATGACGAGTTAGCTGAACAGTTAAAACGTGCTCAATACGCGGGGCTATCTGTACCACCTGAAGTCATTGACCAGTCACTGCAAGGCGAGTTTGCTATTAACACGATTACATCAAACCAACTCTTTGCTAAACGTTCCATGGTTGACCAAGATACCTTTATTACACTGATGCGTAACCGCATCCGTAAATACATTTATCTATCCGACCATCTATGGAAAATGATTAGTGATATAGTGGGTGAAGCAAACGTAGACCGATTCATTGATGCCTTAGCTCCAGCACTGCCACGAGCTGATGAAGTCAGAATCGAACAGCAAATCGAAGCATTTAATCGATATGCTGGGTTTATCGACGACGTAATGGAAGTGCACATTTCCGATACGATGTTACGCGGCTTAATCACCACCGATGTCTCGGGTGACGCCTTAGAGGAAATTCGAGCTATATTTGCTGCGCACTTTAAACGAGAGTACCTCATCTCTGAAAACATACTCCCTGAGTTACAACGCCTGTATGACCTAGAAGATGCGGAAAACATTGCTGACCGTATTAATAGTTACCATAAAGACCTGTTCAAAACAGTAGGGCGTATTGTGAAAGGACTTATCATGACCAGCTCTAAACTTCAGAAAGAAGAAGATAAAGCAAATGATAAAGCCGGAGGAACGGCAGATGCACCTGCAGAAAGTCCATCTAGTGACCCATGGAGTACACCTGCACCGTCATGGGACTTTGGCACTACTGACGAAGAGGAAGAAACTCCCACTGAACCTGTAGAGGAAGACCTACCTGCTCCAGAAGAGGAAGAGGAAGAAATGCCACCTACGGAAGAAGAGGAAGAAACCCCTCCAACGCCATAAAGATACACTCGTAAACGTAAGACTTAAAATAGGTAAGAGCCTTTGTGCTCTTACCTATTTTTCTATGTCGTTTAAAACCTATATTACTATTTGAATAAGCCCTTTTAACGGAGATACCTTTATGTATGTAGCATTGACTGACGACTGGTTAATGAAACCAGAACACCCACTATTATCTGCACTGCTCAGTAGACCTATATTAGCTCTCTATGAGGCAGAAGGTTTTAATGATGACGTGTGGACTTGCATCTGTGCTGTTACAGGCTTCTACAATGAAGACGTCGAAGTCTGTAACCAAGAAAGAGCTAAGGCTGCTCAAATCTTACTCGCCATTGCTAATTACTGTGCACTCTATAATGGTACCATTATAGACTTGCTGGAAGAACCAGAGTGGACACATGCCTGGGGACAGTTACCGACTGTGATGGCTAATCAGTTTCAAGTCCCGCCTGCCGATAGAATCTATGACTTCTACGCGGCACAAAATGTCAGCCGTGAGGATTTCTTTAAGTACATCAAACGCATTGAAACCGACACGTCTATCTTACCATCATTTATAACAAACTTACTTTACCTGGAAGCCCATCCGGTATTAGCGTCATTTAAAGCAATGATTGACACGCATCTCATTACACCTACTGGTGGACTAAACTACACCGTCATTAATCAGCTAGAACGTCTAGGCTACCGCCATCGCGTGATAGAGCGAGACTTATGTGACCCACTGCGTTGTGGTATAAAACTAAAGAAAGGGGAATTTTATTATGGGTAACTGTGTGTATTTGAGCCGCAATTGGTATGCGGCTCTTTTAGTCTTAATCAGTGTTTCATTAACCGTAAACGTATATTCGATACTGGAGGTCAGTGACCTAAAAGGACAGAAAGCAGAGCTTCTGGTAAAAAAGGAAAACTTACACGACTACATCGATGAGCTCGAGTATACTAATGAAGACCTGTTAGTTCAAATAGGCAGTCTAAAAGACGAGATGGATGAAACGGCGGATATGCTCGATACGTTGCCCTATGCTAAGCTTTGGTCACCCAAACAAAACCTTGCACAATGGCAAGAAGAGCTCTGTCTATCTATCTTACTGTTTGGTGAAGAAAGAGCCGGTTCACGTAAAGACATGGTCTTTATTGCTAACAGTGTCTATGAACGGGTAGGGCTATCGTGGTATGAAGGCAATGCCTGTCTAGTAGCAGCCGAAGGCTATGGGACGCAGTTTACATCTATGAAGCCCTACGCTAAAATCTTAAAGGAGATTGTTTGGGGTAAGGTAAAAGACTTTACACCAGTAGAAGCCCGTAGTAATGCAATCGAAGCCCGTAAATGGGAACAGATACGCAAACTGGCTAAAGATATCCTTTCGGGTAAAGAACGTAAATACATTCAGGCGACTCACTTTATCGCATTAGATAAATTAAAAGTAGTTCCTGGATGGGCAAAGGCCATGCGGCCAGTAGCCGTTTCGTCAGGCCATGTCTTTTTTACCGAGTATGATATTATCGATGGGAAAATCGTTCGCTATACAGAAGACAATCCGTTTAACCAAGCACAATACAATCTTGCAGGTTGGGAAAACCCACAGTACGACACTGCACCAATATACCTAGGGCGCTATTAACGCCCTAGGTTTTATTACACCGACTTTTAAATTGGAGACCATAATGGCTAAGTCACGCAAAAAGAAATATAACCCGAATAAAACCGCCGGTAGTGTCCGTCAGCGCTTTTTTGAAAATATCTGGATTTCGGATAGCTCCGTTGTTTATCAGGCCACCGTGCACAATGCCGACGGTAAAGGGATAACGCCATTAGGGATTCCATCCGATATGCGGGCAACATGGATACGTGAGCTTAATACCAGTAAGTTTCCGTGGACGTTTGTTTTCTTTGCCTTTGACTCGACCGCAAAAGACTTTAGTTATGCCGAGGTACCTGCCTCACGTCCATGCAGTTCTATAGAGCTGATTGACGACATTAACGTGGCTCTACAAGACTATTTAAATGGTTTCGAGCACGGAGTGGATGCCTGGGGTTGGGTTGCTGTTCCTTCTCATACTGTCGACATTGAGGCTAACGCTCTCGCATGGGGTCAGTACTTCGAATCTATAGGTATCTATGACCTAGATAAAATCGAACGTTTTAAAACCATCCGCATTTTAGGAGAAAATCAAAATGGCTTATCAACGAGTAATGTTGACGCTGGACATTAAGCGCCATACAGTGCATGCGTCTATTCTAGAAACATTAAAGCATTTTGCTTACTTATTGGGAGTTGAGCGCTACAAGGAAGCACAGAACCGTTTTGACGGAGAAAAGGCCTCGCCTCGTATTAGAAAGCTTTTCCATGAACTGATGACCTCTACCTTAGATGACCCTACGTGGAAACACAGCAGTATCCAAGAAGGGCCGGGTTATTTTCGACTAGAAGCTTCCTTTATTAGCACCTTAAGCTACGAAGGTGCCTTTGAGCTTTTGCATCTTTTAAGGCACCACTTTAGATGCGAAGCCAACCGCCCCATCATCATTGTACACGTCGAAGGTAGGAATACTTACTTTGTGCATATGGTAAACGCTAAGCGTGAGCTATATCACTGTATCGTACCTTTTACTGACAGCATTAATTTACAAACCCCGCATGATGTACTGGCAGAACGCGTAGCTGAGTACATTGCGGCAAACCATAAAGAAGAGGCGATTTAAAAATGAACACTTATTATATCAAAGTCCGCATTAATACGGAAACCGCAAGTGAGTTAGCATGTAATACCCTAAAGCGTTTAATGGCAGAATGTGGA